AAAGGTTTTGACAAAAAATTTGCGGAGGATTTTGTTAATGAATGTATTGATTTATTTAGTAAAATACAGTTAACAAAAAAATCAATATCACAAATTAATGAATGGACAAAAAATATTACTTGTGAAAATCAATATAAACAAATTGATGTCGTTATAGGTAAAAATACTTTAATTATTGAAAATTTAATTAATTCTAAAAATTCAATAATTAATAATTTAACAAAAAAAGAATTCAAATCTAATATAATTAATTTACCAATAGAAAAAATTGTTGAGGTTGCAAACAGTAATTTAAAAAATTATTTATCTGAATTAAATGAATCTGAGTTATCTCAAGTTAAAAAATATCTAACTTTACCTCAAAGTGAGGTTAATAAAAGATTTGAAGTATTAAGTGAAATGGTTATTGAAAAATTAGAAACAATGTTAGTTGAATCAGATGATGAAACTAAAACTAAAATTAATCAGACAATTGATAAAATTAAATCTGAAAAAGTTGATTCAATAACTTTAATTAAGTTAAAAACTCTTAACGAGAATTTGTAAGTTTTTGTTTGTAAATCGCCTTTTTCTTTTGGGTTCTTAATACTACTGATTTTTTAGTGTATTCTTTTCTTTCTCTTAAAATATCATTTTGCTTGGTTTTAATAACCTTATTTTTTAACATTTTAAGTGCTTTTTCTATTGGAGTTTTTTGGTCTATGTTTACTATAATCATATATTACAAATATCTTCAAAACTATTAAAATTCTTTGACATACCAAAATTTATTGTGTATTTTTTTATAAAAATAAACTACACACAATGAAAAAGTATGAAGAAAGGAAAAAGTACGAAACTTGCGGGATATCGTTCTTATAAAGTAAATTACGGAACTGTAGATTCAAAATCATTAAAATCCATTTATTTAAACATCCAAACATGGGTTGAACCAAAAGTAGAAATTGATTACCCAACAAGGTCAGTAAGTAATTTATCAAGACAAATTAAACACACTATTTTAGATTATCTTAATCCATTAATTTTTAATGACAAATTTATTGTTGACCTAGACTTAAGGTCTAGCGGTATTCAACTAAATAAAAAATCATTTTTAAATTTAGAATGTTTTTTTTATTTAAAAAACGAAAATTTAGATTTTAAATCAAATATCATTAAAACCGAAATTAAAAAAATAACAGATGGAATTATTAATAAAAATTTTAAAAAAAGTGAAAATTACAAGTTTTATCTAACTAAAAAAGAAACAATTTCTATCAAATAATGAAATATACCTTAAACAATATATTTATTATAAAATAAAAATATGAAAATATTGGCACCAAATGAGATTGGTAAAGGTATATTGGTAGAATATGATGCGGGTTATATATCACCAACCGATAAACATAATGCTCAAATAATTAAAGAATCTAAAAATATGTTAGATTATTCTAAACCATTTGAGTTTTATGCGGTTTTACAAAAATACAATACTCCAAATAGAAACGGAAGAATTTATCCTGAAAAAATATTAAAAAGAGAAGCGGAGAACTATAAGAAAGCGATTTCTAAAGGGACTGCATTGTCTGAACTAAACCATCCAGAATCATCATTGATTGATTTGGATAGAGTTTCTCATATGATAACTGAAGTATGGTGGGAAGGTAACATTCTAATGGGTAAGTTAAAATTATTAACATCTCCAGGATTTCATGAGAGAGGTATTATTTCTTGTAAAGGAGATACCGCCGCAAACTATTTAAGACAAGGTGTTACATTAGGTATATCTTCAAGAGGAGTTGGGTCATTGGCAAAAAAAGGAGAACAAAATGAAGTACAAGATGATTTCGAATTAATTTGTTTTGATTTGGTATCGTCCCCATCAACACCAGGTGCTTACTTATTTTTAAATCCTGAAGATAGAAATAACTACGAAGAGAATCTTGATGAGGAAAACAAAATGAAAAGAGAAAGAGTTTTAGGTGCTCAACCAGGTGAAGGAAACAAATCGCTTGACTTAATGAGAAAATTATCCGATTATTTAGGAAAATAATAATTATGGATGAAAAGTACTTTGTAGCAAAAATCACTTATGATTTGCCAGACCCTGAGACAGGGAAGATTAAAAAAATTAGAGAAGAGAAATTGGTTCGTGGATATTCGGTAACTGATGTTGAGGCGAAGGTTACAAAACGATACGAGACATTTTCTCAAGATTGGAGAATCACTTCAGTATCTGAAAGTAAAATTGACGAGGTATTGGAAGTGTAAGTAATTCTAAAAATTTAAAATAAAAGGAGACGTTTGTCTCCTTTTTTCGTATACGGTAATATTTATTAATAATCTAATTAAAATAATTGGGTGTGCAACACCCTAAAATAAACTTTTTCTATAATTAGAAATATTTATATAGTAAAAATACTAAAAAATGGCAGAAAAAAAATCACTTGTAGAGGAAACACTACTTCAAATGAAAAGTTTAGAAGATGTGATTTCTGAAAATGCAAAAGGAATACTTCATTCTACTATGAAAGAAGAAATCGGCGAATTAGTAAAAGAGTCTTTATACGAGACTGAAATGGAATCTGAAATGGATGAAGAAGAAGATGTAGATTCTGAAATGACTGAACAAGAAGATGAAGACGAAACTGAAATCGAAGATACCGATGATGTTGAAGATGATTCTGAACTTGATGACATGGAAGATGACATTGAACTTGATGACATGGAAGATGATTCTGATGACATGGAAGAGCCAATGTTTGATGACGAAGAACCTATCGACTTAACAAATGCTTCTGACGAAGAAATTTTAAAAGTTTTTAAAGGTATGGGAGAAGAAGACGGAATTATCGTAAAAAAAGACGGTAACACTGTTGATTTAGAAGATACCAACGAAGACGCTCATTATAAAATCTCATTAGGTGAGCAATATGATGATGAAGAAGAAGAAGATAGTGAACTTGATTCAGAAGGAGGGGATTTTCCACCATTAATGGATGATGAAGACATTCACGTAAGTGAACAGGATTCATTTGACAGTATGGATTCAAACATGACTGAAGACGATGAAGAAGAAGTTATGTTTGAAATTGAAATGTCAGATGACATGGATGACGAAGATGAAGACGAATTCGAGATTGAAGATGACATGGACATGGATGACGATTTTGGAGGTTTTGAAGAAATCGGTAACGATTTTGAAGAAAATGAAGAATGGTCTGAAGGTATGGTAGAAGAGGGATTCAAAGCTAAAGGAGTTGGAATGGGAAAGGCAAAATTCCAATACAAAAAAACCAAAGGTGGTTTCAAAGAAAGTATGAAACAAGGAACCAAAGGTGTTGGAATGGGCAAACCTAAATTTGAATTTAAAGAAAGCATGAAATCTGTTAAACCAAAAGGAATGGGTATGGGTAAAGCTAAGTTTGAATATAAAGAACAAACTACTGGTAGTACAAAACCTATGTCAGGTAAAACAGAAACTAAAGAAGCGTCAAGAACATTGGGTGCGGGTAGAAGATTTGGTAAGCATGGTTTACCAAAACCTAAAGCAGCTCCAAGACACTTAAATGCCGAATCGGTTAATTCTGAATTAAATTTACTTAGAGAAAAGAATGAAGAGTACAGAAAAGCACTTAACGTTTTTAGAAGTAAATTAAATGAAGTTGCGGTTTTCAATTCAAATCTGGCTTATGCAACAAGATTGTTTACTGAACATTCAACTACTAAGCAAGAAAAAATTAATATCTTAAGAAGATTTGATTCCGTTGAATCTTTAAAAGAGTCAAAAACTCTTTATAAAACAGTTAAAGACGAACTTTCATCTCAAAGCGGTAATAAACTTGTGAAAGAATCTATTCAAGAGAAAATTGAAAGAACTCCATCATCAGGTTCAGCTGCTAACTTAATTGAGTCAAAAACTTACGAAAACCCTCAATTTATGAGAATGAAAGATTTGATGTCAAAAATGAACATCATTAAATAAACTAAAAAACAAAACACATTTAAAATGGGAGCATTATTAGAAAGCGGTCTTGTTGGTAACATTGGTCTTAAGCACCTTAAAGTTATTAAAGAAGACACTATTAACAAATGGGACAAATTAGGGTTCCTTGAAGGTCTTAAAGGCCACCTAAAAGAGAACGTTGCACAGTTATATGAAAACCAAGCATCATTCTTAATCAACGAAGCATCTTCTACAGATTCTTCAGGTTCTTTTGAAACAGTTGTATTTCCAATCGTAAGAAGAGTATTCTCTAAACTTTTGGCAAATGATATTGTTTCTGTACAAGCTATGAACTTACCAATTGGTAAATTGTTCTACTTTGTACCTAAAATCCAAGGGTATACAGGTGGTACAGGTACTGGAAATCAGTCTACTACTCACTATGCACCTATTGGTTCTCCAGGTAACTACCCAGGTAGTCAAACTGCAGGTTATACAACAGGAAGTGCATATGCTAAAAATCTTTATGATTTATTCTATGAAGGTTCTGAACCAACTTTAAACCCAGCTGGTTTGTTTGATTATTCTAAAGGTCAGTGGACTGCAATTACTGCATCAACAACTGCTCAAGTATGGTCTAACGGAAGTTTAGTTGATGCAACAACTGATTTTAACGGTAAAAACGTTAGAAAAGTTATCATCAAAATGTGTGGATTCAATAATCTTGGTAATGGTAAAATGATGGGACCTGATGGTTCTGAAATGGATACCGAATCATTCTTATCTGATTTACACATTATCGCAGGTACAGGTTTAACTGTTTCTTCAGCATCTACAGGATGTACTGATACTACTGCAAGTGCATTACCATTCAGAGTTGTAACTCAACAATATGGTAGAGGTATTGTTAATCCTAACTACAATGTAACAACAACTTCATTCCCTAGTGGTAACGGAGGTAGTTATGATAGTGTTTGTTCAGTTAATGGTTGTATCATTTTGGAAGTTGACCTTCAATGTCCTGTATGTGCAACATGTGGAGCCGACTCTTTAGATGGTTACACAGGTACTTCAATCACAACTTTAGTTGCTGATACAGCGTTTAAAGCGGTATTTAGAAGATACGAAGAATTAGAATTCGAAGATAAAATTGGTGAAGTTTCTTTTGACCTTGAATCAGTAACAGTTTCTGTAACTGAAAGAAAATTAAGAGCTCAATGGTCACCTGAATTGGCTCAAGACGTTGCGGCTTTCCACAACATCGATGCTGAAGCTGAATTGACAGCTTTATTGTCTGAGCAAGTTGCCGCTGAAATTGACCGTGAAATCTTAAGAGACCTTCGTAAAGGAGCCGCTTGGTCATTACGTTGGGATTACAATGGTTGGAAGAGATTATCTCAAACAACTTCTTATACTCAGAAAGATTGGAATCAAACTTTGATTACAGCAATTAACCAAGTTTCTGCTCAAATTCACAAATCTACTTTGAGAGGTGGAGCAAACTGGATTATTGTTTCTTCTGAAATCAGTGCAATTTTTGATGATTTGGAATATTTCCACGTATCAAACGCAGCTCCTGAACAAGACCAATACAACATGGGTATTGAAAGAGTAGGTACTTTAGCAGGTCGTTACCAAGTATATCGTGACCCTTACTTCCCAGCAAACACTGTTTTGATAGGACACAAAGGAACATCATTGTTAGATACTGGTTACATCTACGCACCATATGTACCTCTACAATTAACTCCAACTATGTACAATCCGTTCAACTTTACTCCAATTAAGGGTATTATGACGAGATACGCTAAGAAAATGGTTAATAACCGTTTCTATGGTAAAATTACAGTTGATGGTGTTAGAACGTTTGATTTACAAGAATTGAGATAATCAATCTTTAAATAAAAACTCAAAGGAGACAAGTAATTGTCTCCTTTTTTTATTTTCAATATATTTATTATAAAACTATTACTATGATAAGAAGAGATATTTTTGAAGTTTCAGAAGATGAAAAAAGAAGAATTTTGAGACTTCATGAGAGTGCAACTAAAAGACAATATTTGTTTGAAGATATTGGTGATTTAGAAGTATTAAAAAAATTGAATGATTTTTGTAATAGTCTTTATGAGAATTATCAGGACTCAATATTAGATACTTTGATGATGAAAGTAAATGTTGCTGGAGAGCCAAACGAAAGGACTGTCACAGTAACTATAGGAGATAAAATATTACAACCTGTAGGAAGATTAGAGAATGGTCGTTATTTAGTTTCGACTCCAGGTACATCTGCAGAAACTTTCTATAATTCTACTATTACAATTGGTAGTATGATGTCAGAAATTGAAAAAAATAAAGATTTTGTAACATTAATTAATAAGTTTCCACAACTTAAAGAATATATAAATAACCAACCAATACCTGTTCGTTTCGCTGTTATGTTTTCGATATATGTTGACGAAAATCCTGACAGAAAAGAATTAAAATATTGCGTTAACAATTGTCCTAATAATGATGATTATCAAATCAGTTATGGTCAATTTTATCAACTATTAAAACAAAAAGGTCAATACCAAACTATAACTAATTTTTATTTTGGTAATGTAGGTGGTCAAGATTTAATAGGTAACATGCAGTTTCATTTAGGAGGAAGTCCTTTAGCCTCTCCTATGGGATTAAGTGCAAACTTAATTGGTGGGGGTAATAAGGATATTGTTGTAAGACCAATAACTATTAAACCGCCAGCAGGGGAACCTTTTAAATTCAATGAAACTAATTTAACCGATATTGGTCAACAATCTATAGATGCTTTTAAAGATGAGGTACTTAGTTACATGGAAAAATATCCAAAATATAAAGATTTCTTGGTAAACCAACAAGAAATTCCAGTATTGGCTTATTCGTCAGGAGATGGTAGCCCTGATGAAACTGTACCCGCAAAAAATGGATGTCCTTCAAGTTCTAGACAAGAATATGACCTGTGTTTATCACAAAAAAGAGCTGAGACCATCGCCAATGAATTAAATCAAGCATTAGGATTATCAATATTCAAAGGATATGGAAAAGGGTATGAAAATCCTAAAGTTGCTAATTGGACTAAAGATAAACCTACTAAGTTCGCAGATACACAACCTAATAGAAGATTTGAAGTTAATCTTCCTGAATACAGTCAGTTAACACAATAAAAAAAAAGGGAATTAAATTTCCCTTTTTTTACATCTTGATATATAAACAAAATTAATTCCAACATACACTTTTTTTTGATTTGGTATCACCCCAACTGAACAAGACACAAATCCTGGTTTATCACTCGTGCTATAGGAACCTCTTTGATTTTCTCTGTGACCGTAAGAATTATCCCATTTATTGATAATTAAATCAACTAACTCATTATATGTCATATCTAAATTAGTTGATGAAAATAAATTTTCAGAAATCATCATTCTTGGTCCGTTAAAACTTGATTGTACTGTTTTAACGCCAAACATCTTTTCAGATTCGTTAGATATTAAATTTCTAACTCTTGTTGAATCGTTCCACATTTTTACCATATCGGGATGGTAACATCTATTTTCTTTTGTAATCTTTTCTACTTGTTTTGTACTAACTTCTTTATAAAGAACATTAGACCAACAAAGAGTATCGACACCGATTGATTTTCTGAATTTATTTATTTTTTCAAACAAAAGAGTTTCAAATAATTTTTTATCAAAATTGTTATAATCAATTTTTTGTGATTTACAAACAAAGAAAGAAAACAATAAAGACAAAGTAATTACGTATTTCATTTTGGTCGTTTTTAGAGTACAAAGATATGGTTTTATTTTGAAACTAAAAAAATAATTTTACTATGGTCTATTAATACGTTTTACCATACCACTCCAACTTTCGCGACCACGACAACCGTACCCTGTACGACATGAACTGAATGAAATTACTACTAAAGAAATAACGATAATTGATACTACTATTTTTTTCATGGTTTATTTATTTATGATGTAAAACTAATACTTTTATTTTAATTAACCAATAAAAATATTTTTTTTAGATTAAATTGTATTTATAATAAAAGTGATATATGAAAAGAAGAAATATTCTTGAAATGTCTAATGATGAAAAAATAAGAATTTTATCACTTCATGAGACCGAGAGAAGAAAAAGTAATTTAATTTTTGAACAATCCCCAACAGGAGATACTAAAGATAATAAATTTGGACCTATACCTTTAGGTAGTCAATTTGAATTTGGTAAATATCAATCGGATGCGGTTAAAAATAGTATTACAAATTTAAAACAAAAAATTGAATCTTTTATTAGTGCAAATACTCAATACTCAACATTTGAAGTTAGAATCACTGCAGGGGAGTCCAAAGTTACTAATCCTAAAGGATTTGAAACAAAAGGTAGTTTGGCGTTGGCTAGAGCAAACGAAGTAAAAAAATATTTTGAAGAAATATTTCCTGATTTAATAAAAAATAAAAAATTAGTTATAAAATCACCTGAAAGTGTTAGTGACGTTGTAATTGGTGAAACACCTTACGGTGGAGCAGGAAGTGGTGATAATACAGATGCTGAATTAGTAAAAAAATATAAAAAAGAACAGTATGTTAATTTTGAAATAAATGGTGTTGGTTCATCGGTAACTACGACAACTACAACGACAGGTAGTACAACTACAGTTTATGGTTGTGATAAGGCGTTTTCAAGCTCAGGGATACAAGGATTTGGCGATATAAATAAAGATTTTAGTAATAATGTTCCATTTGGTGTTAGTGCAACTAAGGGTACATTCAGTATATGGATTAATTGTTTTACTATGCCTGATGTACTTTATTTTGAGATTGACGGTAAAACAGACTTTAAAAATAACTCTTCTTTATTTAGAGGTGAGGATGCAAATTGGACTAGACTTTTTCTTGGAACTGCTTTAATGGCAAAATACGGTGGTTCACTACCGTCATTTTTAAGTTCTAACTATAGTGTTAGTGTTCCTAAATTATCATTAGTTAGAGATGAAATTGATAAAATGAGTGAATGGGGATTAAGTACTTTTGATAATATTTTTGGTAATGTTTCTCCATTAAAAAATGATTCATGGATGAATGCATTGTTAGAATACGATAGGTCAGAAAAAAACAGAAGTGATAAAAATAAATTATTTTCTATTTTAGGAGGAACGTTTCCTTGGGGTTATTTAAATGGTGATATTATAGAAACTACAACAATAATAGGTCCTTACACAGTAACTGATTTAAAAGCACCAGCAAAAGTTAAATTAATTAATGTTTCTCCTAATGGAAAAACTAATTTTGAGGTACAAATTAGGTGTGAAAATTAATTGTAATAAATTTTATTGAAACGTGACCTTTTATCACAATTAATTTTTATTTTTTTACCCATTATATTGTATGGAATAGTAAAGGGGAATTTTACATTATTTTTTTCAAAAAGATTATCCAAAGATTCATTACAATATGTTTTATACTTTCTATTTTTTTTATCATAAGACATAATAATAGAAATTTCGTATCTCAATGAATCTTTAATATTAGTGTGGTACCCATCCAATGTGTAAAATGTTACATTAGTATTTAAAATCTTACTAAGATAATTAATTATAGTATCATTGTCGTTATAATTTTTATTTTGACCATAACTTTGGTAAGAAATAAAAAAAATTGACAAAAATAAAATATATTTTTTCATATTTTTAATATTATAAATCAAAGATACTAATTTATTTTTAATTACAAAAATTAATTTACGATGGAATATTTGGTGTTGATATTTTTCTAATTGCTTTAGATAACAGTTCAGATTCAATAATATTATACGAATTTCTTTTAAACGCCGCCTGACAAGCCTGAACGATACAATACAATGCTTGGTCATGATTTAATTCTGATATGAATTTTTCTAAATCTTCTAATTTATAATAATTTATAGTATCAAACAAAATACCTAATGGTTGTCCTAAATCTTCATTTGTAATATCTTGGTCCATAATTTTTATTTTTTTTATAGTATTTATAGTATAATAAAAATTTTTATAAATGTCAATTAAAATATTAGATGCTCAACTTGTTGAATGGTTAAAGGAAAAAAAAGTAATTAAAGAAGCTACGGGTACTAGTGGGTCGGGGTCTTTTAAGGTTCCATTAAGTATGGGAACAAGATTATGGGATAAAACAAGTTTAGACCCATTTAATATTCAAGTTTCAAAGTATGATGATTCCAAGTTGGCTTATGATAGTTATGACGGTTCTTTAGATGTGTCAAAAAAAACGGCAAAAAAATTGGAGTCAAAATCCCGTAAAATAGAAAAAAAACTAAAAAAAAATCCAAATATTAGTGATGATGATGGTGATAACTTAAATGGGGGTAATGGTCCTGGAAAACCTGTTGGTCCATTCAACAAAATAGTTAAAGAAGATTTAGCGGTTTGGTTTGGAACAAAAAAGAAACCAAAAGGTAGTAAACAACCAAAAGGACCTTGGGTTAATATTTGTCGTCATAAAGAAGGTGGTGGTCATCCTCCATGTGGTAGACCCGATGCTTCAGATAAAGGATATCCTAAATGTAGAGCGGCGGGAGTTGCGTCAAAGATGACAGATTCACAAAAGAAAAGTGCTTGCCAACAAAAAAGAAAGGCTGAAAAATCACATAATAAATCAGGAACAGGGAATAGTCCTAAAATGACTCATTACAAACCAAAAAAAGAATCGATAAGAGATATTATTCAGGACGTTTTAAATGAAAAGTTTAAATAGATACCTTATCTAAAATACTTTTTAATGAGTGTTTTATATTTGTTTTGATTTCTTCTTCAAGTATCTCTCTCCTACGTTCTAATTCTTCATCAAATTTTTTAATAACATTATCATAATGGTTACCAGTTTCAATATATACATTATAACTATAAACATGGTTAATTATGTTTATTGTTAAATTTTCTAAAACAACAAACATATCATTACTTTCATTTCTAATGAATCTTTTATGTGATAAGGGAGAATAATATAATTTAGAATCCTCCATTAATATTAGTTTCTCACAAATACTAATACAATACATTTCCTCTTCTTTTGGTGGTTTAGGAGGGTCAAATCTATTTTTAAGATACGTATAAAGTTTGAATAATAATTTTGGTATGTAACCAACAACTTCTGTATTTCTCATGTCACAAATGTAAACTTTTTTTTGATAAAAAAAATAAATTATTGATTAATAAATATTATTCAACTATCATTAGTAAAAATATAATCATGGAAAAAATTAAAAACGGGAATACCGTAAGTGTAAACTACACTGGAAAATTAGAAGATGGTACTGTATTTGATTCTTCATTACTTGAGGGAAGAACACCTTTAACAGTTACTATTGGTCAAGGACAATTAATTAAAGGATTTGAAAGTGCTTTAATTGATATGATAAAAGGTGAGAAAAAAACAGTAGAAATTGAGCCTACTGAGGCATATGGTCCATCAAATCCTCAAATGATTGTTGAGATACCAAAAACAAACGTACCCGAAGATGTACAAGTAGGTCAAATGTTACAAGGTAATTCACCTCAAGGTCCCGTAAATGTTAAAGTAGTTGAAATTAATGAAGAAACTGTTACTTTGGATGGTAATCATCCTTTAGCAGGAAAAAAATTAATTTTTGAGATTGAGGTTGTTGGAATTGACTAAATGTGATAATTTATTATATTTGCATATGTTAACAATAGTGTTAACTAATAAACTATTAATAAAAAAACATGAAAAAAGTATTATTAATTTTGGGTTTAGCAATTTCAACCATGTCATTTGGACAAAAAAAGAGCGATAAATTTGTAAGTGGTACAGTATCATACACAAAAACAACAGATGTTGATGGTATTTACACAATCAATCCAACAATTGGATATTATGTAACTGATAAAGTTTCAGTTGGTATTCTTGGGGAAGTTGGTAAAACAGGTACTGAAAAAACACTTAATGTGGGCGTTTTTGGAAGATGTGATTTTATGAAGATTGGAAAATGTCTTACTGCTTTCTCACAATTAGATGTAACAAATAACACAACTAAGGTTAGTGATGTTAAAACCACTTCTTTAGGAGTAAACTTAGGTTTAGGTTTGAACTGTTCAGTTAGTAACAGATTGTCTTTGACCGTAGGTTTAACAGATTTAATTAGTTATAAGAAAACAGGAGATGTATCAACAACTACAATCGGTTTCACAGGGATTAATAATCCATTTGCAACAGGTAAAGTTGGATTACTTTACAGATTCTAATATTTAATTAGAATAAAAAATTAACCCCTCTTTTGAGGGGTTTTTAATTTAACAATACGGTGGAGAACAATGTTTTTTTCCGTCTGTCCCTGGCATATCTCCTTTACAAACTTGTACTGCATAACCATTAGCATATGCTGAAGGATAAACTTTAAATTTTGATTTAGCTGCGGATTTACCACGAGCACATAATTTAGTTCCAGTTTTTTTACGACCTTCTGCCATCATTCCCATATCAGGTTGATTACCATCTTCACCTTTGGTTTCATTCATTAAAAAATCAAATACTTGGTCCATATTATTTTTGGCCTCCGCAATGTGGTCTTGAGCCCAATCGTGACCATTGGATAAAATTTCTTCAATTTTATTTTTATCCATGTCTAATAACATTTCACATTGTCTTTTCATTTGTTCTAAATTACTAAAGAACATATATCTTTCATTTTCTTGTTCAGACAAAACTTTTTTAATTAAAGTTTGAATATCTTTTTCGGTTAATCTAACTATTTTCATATTATTTTTTATTTACGATTTGGAATTTTATAGTTCTTTTATAAGTATCTCGTTCTCCACTAGTGTTAACTTTAATGTCTATAAAATATTCATTAGGAATTTTATCGACAGTGTCAAACATAAAATAATACTCATTTGAACTTCTATTTATTTTAGTCCAATCCTGAACTTGTACTTCAGTATTACCTTCTCTAACATATACTCTATAAAATGCACTTATGTTTTCTAAAAGATGTTTTGTAGTATATGCTTTTTTTATAACCACACCAACTTTTCTCATGTCAGTATTCAATATTTTTTCATCTTGTTTGATTCCGTAAAAATCAAACCCAAAAATCTCAGGTTCTTTAGATTGTGTACCAATAACTAATCTGTTATTATATGGTCGTAATGTGAACTCATTTTCAATATCAGATAGTGTTGTTCCATTTAATTTAATATTAGACCATACATCGTTAAACTGACAAGGTGTTTTATATCCGCTAATAGGGGGTATTTCAACCTCGTAAACTCCTTTACTCTTCGCACATGTAGGTAGATTAGTTAAAGTAGGTATCGGGTCACCATTAGGGTCGTAAATCGTCACAGTAGGATTGTTATCAAGATTAACATAATCACCATCAATATAAACGAATAAGTATAGTTTATTTCTTACTTTTTCAACAAATAAATTTCTATCATCTTCAACTAAGTCATTATATGTTGTTTGTAAAAATGGTTCGTAAAATGTTTGAGTATGTCTTGTAAAAAATGACACTGAATAATTAGAAGTCAACCCAGTTACTAATTCAAATTCAGGTCTATAAGCAATTCCCCATCCTGTTAAATCGGTTATAACTCCATTTAACATATCATTAATTTCGTTTGTCATGTTAAAATTAATATCTTCATTTCCATTTTCAAAATGTTGAATATCAACAATTAATCCGTAATTAACTAAATCATCATAATTTATAAAACCATTATTTAAATTATCATAAATCCCTTCCTGACTCCAATAATCCAAATTGGTACTTGAAAACCAATTTGAGGGTCTTTCTGAATATGTATTATCGGTGAATGGTTGACTATACACTAAATTACCGTTAAAGGCATTCAAAGCACCTGATGTGTAATCATACCCGACTCCCTCGTCCCAATTTTGAGAATCTCCCTCGTCTATATCCTTTTTAGGAATCCTAAATAAAATTAAGTCAAAAGAACTAGCTCTTTTTCTTTCATCTGAATTGTAACTATTTAACAAATCTTCATCAAAACGAATTGTATTTGTCATAGTTAAATTATGGGTTATATTATCACTACAGTTTGTTGGTATAACATTATTATTAATCTTATCCATAAGCGTAGTTAAATCTAAATCAAATATAAATCTACTATATCCACTTTTAGATATTGAAGTTCTATCAGAACCATAAAATATATCGGTTACGGGATTTTTACCAGTATTAACTGAATTATTAGATACTATTGTATTGTTTTTACTAAAATATGACCTATGTATCGACATTAATTGTGTTTAACAATAAATATCTATATTTTAGTTAATTCTAAGATTTTGATTAAGAATTGTGTTTGAGGCGTTTTGTAAATCGACTAATATTTGTGCCGCAGATGTACCATCACTTGAAACAGGAACTGGTGGTAAACCTGGAAAAGCATGTACGTGAGTGGTTAAAAATCTAACAACTAAATTTAAAAATTTCATTAATTCATCTCCTCTAACCATTGGGTCTGTATTAGATAAAACATTTTGAACTAAATAATCTTGTCCAATACCTGATATGGTATCAGTATTTAAAACTATCTGACCTTTACTTGGTATTTTAGATTCGTGAGATAATAACAATAATTTATCACCACCTAATATATTATAAGTTGTTGGTGTTGATTGGTAGTCGTATTCTTTTAATATTTCTTTTTTAACTGCCAATTGTTGTCCCACAATATTTCTAGAAAAAATTAAACCAAATCCATGTTTTTCTCCTTTAAAAAATATCTGATTTGCAATATTTGAAACATTAAGATATTGTTGTGAGGATGTTCCTCCGCTCGAATCTTTAATCCATCTGTAAGTTAAAGAAGATGGTTTAAATACACAAGGAAATTGATTACTAATTGGAGTTATTGGGAATGGAGACATATTAATTTCACCATCATTAACTTGTCTAATAAATGTATTAACATAATTAACTACGTCATTAGAGGATGATGCAGAAAAAGAAACGTAAGTAACTAATGTTTTATCCGAATTATCAACAACAGTGTCTTTTTGTAAATTAGTTGTTGTATATTCTTTTTTTTGTGGTAATCTATATAAAAATATTTCTAACCAAAATTTATCAAATTGATTTTCAGGATTAATTATGTTCCATTCAATTAAAGTTTTAACATATTGAACATTTTGTTCAACCCTATTTACATCTCTTGTTCCTAAGTCAATAACTCTATTATTAAAATCAGATAACTGAATAAAACTTCTATTTTTTTTGGCGGATATATTAACATTTCTATTATTAGGATTTTTAGTACTTCTTCCTGCTCTTAATAATAAATCATTATTTTTAATAATTATATCACAAGTTCCTCTACCAATGATTGAAATATCGTCAGGTTCTGCAAAAACACCTTTTGTTGGTTTGTAGTAATAATCATAATTGTCAGGATTTCTTAATAGTTTTGAATTTGTTATTCTATCTCTAGTTGCAAACATTCTAGATGATTGAGAGTCCTCATTAAAAACAGTTAAAGGTGATGAGAAAGTTCCTTGTATGTAATATTGTTCTGAAAATTTATTATTTGGATTTGGCCAAAGTATATTTACGTATTCTCCTTTTTTTGGTGTTACCTTTAAAAAAATTGGTAATAACGGTAAAAAACAAAATGGGTCAAATTTAGACCACTTAAATTCAGGTATTAAATCTGTTTTATCGTCAGTTTTAGTATTTTTATTATTAATTCTATCAGGTACAGAATCTAATATAGATTGATTATTTCTTCCATCTATTTGAGTATCAAAATAAACCCTAATTCTATTTAACATTAATGGGTCTTGATTATCTAAAACTCTGGCCGACCAAATATATTTATTGTCTAAATTATTGGTTGTGATAGGAATTGTAGGTTTCATCATATTATCAGCCATTAGTTCTTTTTTTATACTCTTCTAAAATTTTATTATAAACAATCTCAGTATTATCTAAATGTTTTGTGAGATTTATTATTGACGATTTTGTTTGTTCAAAATCATTATTTAAGTATTCTAAAGAAATTAGTAATTCTTTATTTGTACTTTCATTTAAACTTTTTATTGTGTTACGCACTACTTCAATTGGTTCCATATTACATTTTTTTACCGTACATGTCTCCTGATGGAATTGTAATTCCCGCTGGCGTTATTGTTAATGGTTTAATAAATACTTGTACTTTACCATTTTCATCTTCTTCTTTTTGAGCCCCCTTCATTCCTGAAAAAACAGATTGTAACATTAAATTTGGACTTCCATCAGGCATTTGACCTGTTGGTAACCCTAATTTTTGAAACTCCTCAATAGCATTCATAAAACCTCTAGATGCTGACGCACCAGGTAATGCTTCAGATGCGGCAACTAAAAAAGGAGGTAAAGACATCCCAATCATACCACTAATTGATTTTAAAATAGCTAATATCTCATCAAGAACGCTTTTACATTTTCGCCAGTCATCAATAAATCTCGCAATCAATAAGATTAATTCAATTAATCTTAAAATCATATATATTCTTTTTGCAGCCTTCTCTTTCATTATATCAGCAATAATATCTGACATCAATTGTTTAATATCTTTTTTAATTATTTCAAACAATTCTTTAACAAAGATTCCACCAATTTTAGACATTAATGCGATAACATAAGTTTTAAAAACCTTAATAAAATCTAATAATGAATTAATGGTATCACCAACTAATTGACCAATAGCTTTCGCCATTATTAATAACGGTAAAACCACTTTAGGTGATAATAATGCCAACATAATAGCCTTTGGTAAGTTTGTTAAAAAACTCAAATCTCCTGCCAATTTAATATCAACAGAATTAGGGATTTTTAATTTCCACGTAGGATTATCAGTTAATAAATCTATTAAACTGTTTGCAATTTTCTTTTCTGCGTCAATATCTTTAGCATCATTAAATTTCAATAAACCATTAAGAATTGCAGTACTATCAACAGGTAGTTTTACTGTTTGACATTCTTCAAATTCTACAACACCTAATTTAATGTCTGATGTAATTTGGTCAATATATCTTAAATCAATATCTGTAAAATCAAAAAAAGATTCATCAATACCATCTAATTCCGCAACTTTAGAATTACCCGTTACGTCAATTTCTTTTTTACTATCAAAACATAAGCCAAGAATTCTTTGAATTAATAATGCAAATTTATTTTTAATATCAATTTCTCCAGTACCAATGTTAGCCTCAATTGACATTGCTCCACAAATTAAATCCATTAGTTGTTGAAATAAATTACTAATATCAACAATTTTAATTGCTGAATAATAATCAACTAAAAAATCAAAAACTGTGTTAATTCCTGTAATTTTATTTGCCAATACTATTTTGTAAAAGTCGCCAGAAACCCCGTTCCCATCTTGTTGTACATAAGAAATTTCAAATAATTTTTGTGCAGATGCACCATAAAAATCAACAGGAGTGTTTACTTGTTGTAATCTATCCCACATTTCTCTATTCATACTATAAGGTAATGCTCCAGGTGCGGGAGGGGTTTTTTCATATGCCACAGCCGCAACAGGTTCACTCGGATTTCTTTTTAGTAAGTTTTGTAAATCAGTACTTTTTACCTTAATATAAATTGCTTGAGAAGTATCGTATGCTTGTTGTTGAGAACAACCTAAAGCTTTAATACTTTCTTCTAATAAAATTGGCGAAATTTTTGGACCTATTCTAATACCTATTTCAATGAATTTAGATTTTATATAATTCATTGTAGATGGGCCACTACCCATATTAAATTGAATGATAGATAATAAATTATCTATTTGACTTTTAACTTGCCTTTGATATCTTTTTTTTTGGTCTTTTAATTTATTAACAGAGGTAGTTGTTTTATCTTTTGCCTGTTCTAAATTATTTTTTATATCTTGTTGTAATTTCTTAGAGTCTTGTTTTACTTGAACAAAAGTTCTAGATGATTTTATTTTATCATCTATAGAATTGAGAGCATTCGATAAGTCTAAAGCACCTTCAGCCATTTAAATTACATTTTGTAAGTTTGGTCTGTTTTTTCAACATCCCTATTGATTATTGATTGAACTAAATCATCGTCTAAATCACCCAAAGTAAAATCTTCTTTTTCGTTTGAAGTTTTTTCCCAAATTGAGGATTGTAATTTAGAGAGACTTAATTTTTTTTCAACACAATCGTTAATTATTTTTTGTTGTTCTTTAATAACAGGACCTATTGTTTGCATGTCTTCAGGGTCCTTCATCATTGACAACATTTTATTTTGAATTCTAATTGCAGTATTTCTTTGCTCAACAATTTCATTATACACTTCTTGTAATAATGAAAGTATTGAATCTTTTGTAAATTTTATTTCTTTTTTCTTAGGTCTACTCATAATAGTATAAATATTGGTTCTCTAATTATTTTAAGGTATTACCTAATATGAAAGAATATAACTTTTTATATTTTTTCATAGAATTTCTAATTTCTTTGGTACTTAAATTAGTCATTTCTCTTAATGAAAGTAGTATAACATTTTTATTGAATTTATTATTGTCGGCACCCATGAATATGGTTTCATAATTATCAAATAACTCTAATAGTGCAATACCTAATTTTTTTTCATTATCATTTAATTGTTGTTCAGAAATAAATTCTTTTAATTCTTTCTTGAATTTATTTATAATATATTCAGAATCAACAACATCTGTTTCCATCGAATACGAGAATTTTATATTCTCTTCTAATGAACTTGATATATCCTCATATGAAACTTTTCGATTTAATTCTTTTTGGTCTTTAATTATTTGACCCATCAAATAATTTTTACATATGGTACCAAAATAAGAATAAGCCTTCTTTTCTTTAGAAGGTTTAAACTTATCAATTTTTGTCATTAAAAATGAATGAGTATCGACATGAATTTCTCCAAAATCCATATCTTTTCGGTATAGTTTATACCGCCTAATAATAGACGATATCATTTTATCTAGTGGGTCTCGTAAAAATTCGTTATAAATTTTATTTCTTACATCTAAAGAAGTTTCAACTAAAAAAAGTCTGACTGCATTTTCTTCTCGAACATCAAAATAATTTTCTTGTTTTGCTTTTCGACCTCTTTTTTTTAAATCAATAACATTATTTTCAGAAACACCTGAGTTTGAAGATAATAATTCCATTAAATTGATGATTCATATTTTATTGGTCTTTCTTCTTTGAAGAAATATTCTTTTTTGGCTGATTCAATCCAAAATCTAACTTCTCCTTCTGTTAAAATTTCAGAACCATTTTTATAATTCCAAAAGATAGACCCCTCTCTGAGGTTAATGTGTTTATATCCTATTCTAGGAATTGTCATAATTTTTACAGAGTTAAATGTTAGTCTTAATAATAATTCATATACAAATGTCAGTTTAAATCCTGGTTTAAATCCGCCAAATTCTTCTATAGTTTCTTTTTTAACTACCATACCTGAAGTTTGAAAATTTTGAAAATCATGTAAAGTTTCGTTAGTTAAAAATCCCATTTCTTGACTAAAATTAGCGGCGAAGGTAGCTTCATTAGTAAATCCTGCAAACGCTCCTTTATTATCAACATCAATCACTATAGGTAAAAAGGCTTGAACGTCTTTATAAATCTCAGAATATTTTTTAGCGTTATTAAACCAAATGCTTGAATATTCGTCATCAAATTCAAAAATAGAAACCCATTTAGATTTTGCGTTACTAATTCCAAAATTAATCTGAGTACAAAAATTAGGTTCTTCTTTCCAAATTAATTTGACAACATTTAACTGACCAAAATCAAATTCGTTTAAAAAGTTCACTAAAATTTCTTCATCAGTATGGACAATGACTAATTCATTGATTTCTGTTTTTTGAGTTTTTAAAGACTCGATTGCTTTCATAAATAAATCGCTAAAATCTTTAGCGGTTGCGGTTTTAATTGGTAATATTACCGATACATCAAATTTATTTTCCATATTAATATTAATTTTTTAATTTGTTTAGTTGTTCTGTAAATGAAATTTCTCTTGTTGATAAATAATCTGAAAATAATTCATTAACAGTTTTATCAAAATCTTCTTCTGAAGATAGTTCAGAAACTGTTTTATCCATAGTTTCATATAAATCTGGTTTAATATTATCTTCTAACCAATTTTGTATAAAATCTGCCGTAAAATCCGTCATTTTATTTTCTTCGTTAATCCAAATACCATTTTCTTGATTAATCCAATGTGGGAATAACAAAGGTACTCTACCAATAACAGGAACTCCTGACTTCATTGATTCTAAAGGATATGTTCCAAATCCACTTGTTTCGTCAATCCAAATACTTAAAAAACAATCTTTTAAATATGTTGCAAAATCATCTTGTGATAATCCTCTCATATCTCTAAAAGTAATCCATCTATATTGTGGAAATTTTAAATAAAATGTTTTTATGAAATTAAGAGCCTTTCTTTGGTCTCTAGTGTGAACCGCAACAATTGGTTTTGCAGGATATTTTGACTTACTAAAAACTTCAGGAATAAATGGTTTTAGAACATCAATAGATGTATTTCTCATAACTGTTGAGATATAATCTTTTTGAAAATCTGAAGTTGTAATACATTTAAAAAATCCATAATTAGCCCAACCAAATCCAGGTTGTAATGTTTCCATCATGTGGTCATAAGCCTGACACAATACAATTTTTGCACATGGTAAATCTTTAATTTGGTCCATAACGAAGGCAAAAATTTCAGGTATAATAATAATATCTTCAGGAGATACTTCTAAATTTTGACCTTCAATTGATTTGTGAGGTAATTCCTTCATGTAGTCACCACCTAACCACTCTGAAACTCCAGTATAATCTGGTTTTTCATGTAATATGATAGGATTATAACCACTTTTCTTTAAAGACATTGCTAATTGATAAATGTACCTAATACCTGCTTTAGGATTTCCTTTAGTGTCTTGTGCGAATAAATAAATCCTTACATTTTTGGATTTTAAATTCTCAATAGATTTCTCTAATTTTAATACGTTTTCTTGTTCCATAATTTTAGTATGATTTTATTAAATTTTTGCTTACTAATGTGTTAAAAGCTAGTTTAAATGGTATTGATAATTGATTTGTTCCTTTGGAACCCAACGCATCATCAATTTCCTCATTTTCACCCATTAAAACTTCTAACATTAATTTTATTGTTTCATATTTTACAACACTTATACTGTATTCCATTGTTGACCCTGTAGGAGGAATATCAGATTTAATTTGTATATAGTCGTCTATTTTGTCTAAATCGAGAAAATAGTGTTCTCCCATAATTTTTAACATCATTATTACAATATTTGTTTTATTTTATCTTTAAGTTCTTTAATTGAGCTTATTTCATGTTCTGACTTAATATCTTTATTATAATCTGTATTATATTTTATAATAATTTTATTAGTTGGATAATCTAATAATAAGTCAGGATTGGACGTAAGTAAAATGTCTATTTCATTCCACATTGATTTTATTGTCAAATTATTATAAAATTTTATTTTTTCAATTAAACAACCGAATTTTGATAGAAAAAATAATGATGCGGGTTTTGATTTTCCAATTTCATCGGATACTATCAAGATATCTAAATTATCTCTATACTCTAAATAAAAATCATTTAAGTCATTAAATGTTGCATATTCTAATGATTGAGCATGACCAAAAATCTCCATAGGAAATTCTTCATATAGAAAAGAAAAAAAATCTCTTTCTTCAGGAAATGTAAAATGTTCTTTTAGATTTAAACTATCTATAGGTTTTTTTATTTCATATTTAAAAGAATTATCATCCTCAATACCATCCGTCATATCTATCATAAATTTTTGATATGTTTTTTCAACCTTATCTATAGTATTTCTTAATACTCCATTAATTTCAATCCCTATTCTCATTATTTTCGTAATTTTTTAAAAGTTTAGTAATTAGTGGATTCCTAACAATATCCTCATCTTTAAATTGAAAAATCCCAACATCTTCTGTTTTACCATGTTTTTTCATGGCGTCCCAAAGACCTGTTTGAGTTTTATCTTTATGTCTGTCAAATTGTTCTAAGTCACCAGAAATAAAAAACTTACTATTAAAACCAATTCTAGTTAACAATAATTTCATTTGATTTGGTGTTGAGTTTTGAGCCTCCTCAAATAATAATATTGAGTTATCAATATTCATACCTCTCATATAAGCCAACGCAAAAACTTCAATTACATCAATATCTTTAAGTTTTTCTCTAGCTTCTTTTCCTATTATTTTATTCATTAAATAATAAGATGGAAAAATATAAGGGTCTAACTTTTCTTCAACATTTCCTGGTAAAGAACCTAACTTTTCTTCGGCCTCAACAGCGGGTCTCACAATAATAATTTTTTCATAGGTATTACTTGAGTCGGCTAATAAATCTAATGCAGCTTTCATTGCGATATAACTTTTACCAACCCCTGCAGGACCTACACCAATTGTAATTTGGTTATTTGTTAAAGTTTCATAATATATTTTTTGACTTTCAGATAAAAATTTTTCTTTTGGTTTTTTCTTTATTATTTGAAGTATTTGTTCTTTTTTAGTTAAGGTTGGTTTATATTCGCTCTCTTTTTCTTTTTGTGGTTGAGAACTACCTCTTTTTTTTCTTTCTGTCATATTTTTATTTTTTAAGATTTATAATTTTTAATAAAATCTGAACATATACCTATACAATTATCGACATTATCATTAAATAATTCTGGCATCACGGCAATACTATTTTTGACTGGTTGTTTACCAGGAAATACCCAAATGTATTTATGTGATGTTAATGTTAACGTATCTTCCTGATGCCAGAAGTAATTGTAGTTATACGAGTCTGTTGAAAAGAATTCGACAGACTCAATATTTTTACAGTGAATCCAAAGTTTGGTTATCCTGTCCCTAAACCATCTAAAATCAACATCATAGTCTGCCTTATCGTGACCTAACCATAACGTATCGTTCATGTACCAAACATCAATTTCAACATCAAACCCTTCGGATATTGCTTTATCAATGTAGATAGGTTGATTTTCATATAATTCCAAACGACCCTGTGTATTTCCTCTGTGAGATATTAAAATCATTTAAATTTATCTATAATTATGTGGTATATTATTTAATTTGGCATCATTACCAATGACTCGCATATGTTCTTGGTCTTTACCTGCAATAATTCCATCTTCAGATAAATCACATTTTATTATATTTAAAACATAATTTTTTATCCAATTATGAAACAAATGTTTATTATCGTATATTTTAACAGAATCATACAAATATTTAAATTTATTTGAATTTTCATTTGACATGACAAAATGAAAGTCTGCGTTTCTACTCCCATCCCACCCATTTACATAAATGTATTTGTCGGTATTATAGTTATCTAATAACATATCAACCCATAGTAAAACATCATATCGGTAAATTATTACTAAATCGTATTCTATTTTAGATTCTATCTCGTAAATATGTTTTAATTCTATGGATTTTTTTGTCGATAGTCCGCCGCTAACACCCCCAAAATCGTTTGGATTACTGATTATTGAACTAATAACCTCATTATATAATGAATTATCCTCAAACAAAAATTTTTTTGGATTATATAATTCTATTAAATTATCTTTCAAATCAAGATTCCAAGAATGTAGGAAAAAATCAAAGGTATAATCTTTATTCGGTTCTACAATATGTTTATATATTGATTTCGCAACTGCAAGATAATCAATATATTCTCCGATTCTATATAAATCATTTTTATTATAAAATCTATCATGAGTACCACCTATTTTACTTACCGCTCCTTTGAGACATATTGCCACTCTTTTCATACTATTATTTTTTAATATATGCTGTCGGACAAAAATAATTTAAACCCATAATTTTTAAATTATTTTCCTCAATGAATTTATCAACTCCTTTGGATTCACTCCATTTATGGTAACCATATTCATCAAACACCACAATACCTCCTTTACTCATATTACCCCATAAATTATTTAATGTGTCATATGTTGGTTTTTCTAAATCTAAATCCATATATAATAATGAAATTTTTAAACCTGGATTTTCGTCTGAAAAATTTTTACTTGTTTTAGTAATATCACCTTGAACTAATAAAAAATCATCCTTTGAAAACCCGCAAGATAGTATTTTATCTTCTAAAAAAAGTTTATATGATTCGTCATGTTCAAAATTTCTGCCGTTAAATAATGCCGACATTGATTCTTTGTCATTATTTAATTCTAGTGTTTGTAACAATTCTGAAGTATCAAAAAAATCAAATCCAATTACTTTCTTTGAGCTATTAGGATTGAATATGTTTTTTAGTTTTAAAAAAGTAAACATACCTGACCCTTTAAATACCCCACATTCAACAATGTCTCCAGGTATATCTTTTATTTCATTATATAATAAAGTTCTTGCAATAAGTTTATTAAACACTCTTTTATCCGAACTCATTATAAATTCATTAAAATTATCAAATAAACTTTGTTTAATTTCTGTAATTTCTAAATTTTTAATATCCATGGTTATAGTTTTTTAAAAAATTATTTAAATCTTCGGGAGTACCCAATCCAAGCATTTTATCTATTTGGTGTGTTATTATTTTTTTACCATCTTCAATAGCTTGATTAAAAACTGGGCAAACATAAAATTCATTATTAATTCTTATATTTTTTTCAATCATTTTTTCAGCGTATTTTACGTAATCTGACCCTTTTTTCCAAAAATAAATTCCAACAGTTGCAATATCTGATATTGGGTTTTTTTCTGCAACTTCTGTAACAAATCCATTGTCATCTAATTTCACAAAAGACCATTTTGGATGAGTTGAATTAAAAGTAACGATTCCTCCATCACAATTATTTTCATTCATTTTATACATAAACTCATTTGAATCCCACTCAACAAATTGGTCGGAATTTGCCATAATTAATGGACTATCATTATCTATTAAAGTTTTGGCAAGTAAAGTGGTACACGCAGCACCTTCAGTAATCCCATCGACCTCAATAATATAACATCTATTAGATATTAAATTTAATAACGTATCTAAATTATACATTTCCCTGTGTTTTTTTTGAACAATATAAATAAAATTTGCATTCATATTTAAATTTTCAGTTACTAATTTAATCATTGGTTCTCCATTAATATCAATCAATGGTTTAGGAAACGAATACCCCGCCTTTTCAAATCGTGAACCAGCACCCGCCATAGGTATTAATACATTTAAAGACTCGTCAGTCCATTTTGGTTTTTTCATATTATATTTGACTTCATTTATTTTATTTATTCTATTTTTTATTTTAATATATGTAATATCAGAAGGTGAAGTAACTCTCATAACTAAAGAATTACTTCTAAATGCGGATAATAATCCAGTAGGAGAATCTTCAATAATTAGAGTTTCTTCAGGTAAAACCTTCATATTTGATATTGATTTCCAATAAATTTCAGGGTGAGGTTTAGAATTAGTTACGTCTTCATTGGATAATATTAAATCAAAAAATTCAATAATTCCTAACTTAGATAGAACCGTATTTATAGTTTTACGTACACTATTTGAACAACAGGCAATTTTAAATCCGTCTTTTGATAATTGACTGATACATTCTATAAGTTCATCTGATTGGTTTAAATTTTGTAATTTATTTAAAGTTATTATTTGTTTTTTTTCCCAAATATCTCTATGTTTTTCTTTTTCCAAACCCTTGTATTTAGTTAACATATCGAGTTTCTGATTTGTTTTCAACCCATCATACTTACTAATATGTTCATCCCAAGTTATTCTGTATTTTTCTGGAAGAGACTCGTTTAACGCCTCGTAGTGAATATTCTTAGCATCAACTAAAACGCCATCAAGGTCAAAGATTATTAATTTTATCATTTTTTAAATTCTGTTTGCGAATTGTTTATTGAGGTATTTATATCCGTTTGTTTCAAATATTCTATTATTATGATTCCCGTCTAAAAATTCAACTTGAATATCTTTACTTTTAAAAAGTGCTGGCCAACATCTTTCCATTGCACATTGTTCATTTTTATTTGATGGGAAATAATTCAAATCTTGAATTATTTTATTTACATCATTTTTAGTTATTGCAAACATTGGTCCAAAAATACCTAAATCAAAATCTTTGACTCCAAATTTATTACTACAAAAATTAACTTGTTCTTCATTATCATAAAAGTTAGAATCAAAATAAATAATACCAACAACTGTGTTATCCTTCAATTTTTTATCAATATCATCGAAAAAATCTTTGTTTTTTATAGAAATTGAGTCTTGTATAAAATAATATTTATCAGAATTTATATTTTTCATTGCGTAAATATAGGCTCCGCTATCATATCCTTTATATGGTGTTTCTAAAGTTTGTATAGATAATTTAGAAAAAATTTTTTTATTTTTAATTTTATCTAAAAATTTTAAACTTTCTTCGTCAGTGCTACCAGTATCAATTAAACAAATTTCTTTATTAATAAAGAAATTTTCAAAGTCAAATAAAAGTTTTTCAAGGTACAAATGACCGTTATTTGTAGCTATTATAATCATAATTTATTTTATATTATATAACATTTTATCTTTTAATTTATCAAAATTCATATTAATAAATGGAAGTAAATTATTACTATAATCTTCATTTAATTTTTTTATATTATCGGGGTCTTCCTTCCTCGTTAATGATTCATAGTGATATGCCACCGATTTACCCGAAAGGTAATTCTTATATCCTAATATAAGACATTTTAAATTTAATTCAACATCTTCAAAACAATTAGTATAATTTTCATTAAACATATCACATTTAATGAATAAATTTTTACGTATCATAAGTAAAGCACCCGTACTACCAAGAACTTCTTTAGTGTTTGTTGTGTATTTGTAATATGATTGTAAATTATCATGGGTAACGTGTAAAGTATTACCACGGTCTTTAGTTTTTTCTAAAATCATAATGATACTATCATGTTGCACTGTATTATTTTCAAAAAACAATCTAGCCCCTACGGTACCTGTATTTTTATTTTCTTTGAAGATGTTTGTCATTTCGTAAATAACGTTATTTAATAATTTAACATCATTATTACAAAATAATAAAAATTCAAAATCATCCTTTATATAATTTTTTACAACATCATTATTGATTTTTGCAAAATTATAGTAATCATATTCAATTAAATTTATTTTAACTTTATCTGTATTTGAGGAAATGAATTCTTTTATTTGTGTTTTTTCATCGTCAGATGAGCCTGTATCCGCAACAAATATCTCATAAGTGTTGAAGTTACAATTATCAATAAAAGAATTTAAACAGTTGAATAAGATATTTGTTTTTCCTTTTGTTGGTATTATAACCGCAACCTTTTTTATGTTTTTTAATTTAATTTCCTTTATCTGTTCAACAAATATCTCTTTTGGTTTTAAATCTAATGGTAAATGACTTCCCCATTTTTCAATAAATTTATCTTTACTCTCCCAAAATTCTTGATTGGGTTGTCCTACTGATTCGTGGGTAATATCAAAAGAACTGGTAACACCAATCTTAACTCCATCCAAATAATTCGGTAAACAAAATAGATGGTCATAAAAATGAAATCTACCAATTGTTTCGTCAAATGTGTGTTTTATTTTGGTTTTATCAAATGAAATAAACAATCCATCTATTGTTACTACAGGAATTAAAAAAGGTAATTTGGCCGAATATTTGTTTAACCACTTATTTTGACCTATAGGATGATGATAAACTTGACCAACCATTGTTAAATTCATTCTTTCCCAATAAATCCCTGATTCTGGAAAATAACAAGACCCTGCTTTACCAATTATTCCGTAGTCAGGGTTATTTTCAAAATCACGTAGTAATTTTTTACCCCAACCATTTTCTAATTTGATATCATTATGACAACACACAATAACATCAAATATTGATTCTTTAATACCTTTATTATAAACTTCAGCCAAACTATATTGGTTCATATTAACATACTCCAATATTTGGAAATCTTTTATACCAATTGTCTTAGATATTTTATCTTTAAAATTTTTATTGTACTCTTGGTCTTTATGAGTTGAATATATAACTGTTATCATTTATTTAAAATTATTTTCGTAATATTTTTTAGCGTTTTCTTCAGCAATTTTATAAATATCCAGATTTAATTGTGTTGGATATCCCCCATCTAATGGGGACCAATATGAGTGTTTGAAGTTTTCTCGATAGTCTGTAAACTTATAACCTTTTAAGTGTAGACTTTTAAACCAAGGGTCACCTAAATCTAATCCATAAACGCCAAAAAATGGTGTATTATTATTAGGGAATGTTTCTTTATTATTTATTTCTCTGTTAATTAAACACGCCCATTCATTAAGTCTACATTCAGGCATTGGCTTTGGGTTTTCTCTATCAATATTATGTAACCCTGTTCTTATGTGAGGAAGTTTCAAATTTAATACTTCGTCAATTGTTGGGTTCCAATCATAAAATTTTTCACCACTACAGAGTCCTTCTTGTTTAGCAGGGCAATTCCAACATTGTCCTATTTCTCCAATTCCTGCGGAATCTTTAATATTCAGTAACATGTTACCAATAATATCTCCAGTATACAACACATCATTATGTGTGATGAATATGAATTTTTTATCACTTTTTTCAATACCATATTGATATCTAACAGAATGTCTATCAGATTCATCAAAATTATTTGTGTGAAACTTAGTGAATATATAATTGTTTGGTGTGTATATTATTACATTATCAAAATAATCAAAAATCCAATCAATATTTTCATTATAAGGTTGTTCTTTTTCTTTAATAAGAAAAATTTTATCGATTAAATAACCACTATGTTTCATTAAACTTTTTAATGTGCATAAGGTTTGCCATGGTTTACCAAAAACATTTATACAAACATCTATTTTTTCCATACGTTACATCCAATTATTATTAACTATTATATCTAATTTAGATAATTCGTGTTTAAGTTGAGTTGAATTTTTATTAAAAAATCCATCGTGCCATTCAATATAAATCTCATTTATTTTATTTATAGTACCTGATGATAATAAATCACTAACAACATTATATTCCGCACCTTCAATGTCTAATTTAACTATAATATAGTCATCATCTGAAAATTGATTTAAAAAATCAGAAAATCTAATAGTTTTTACTTGTTTAGGGTTATCTAAATCTAATTTTTCTCTTTTTGTTGGGTCTAAAGTACATCCTAAGTCCCCCCATTGGTCAACTGAGATATAAAAATCCATAATATCTTCTTTATCCCACAGAGCTTCTGTTCTAACAAAAAAATTATAATCTTTATTATTTTCTTTTATATCTAATAATGTTTCATGATGAGCCTCATTACATTCGAAAAAATAAACATCACAACCTTTTAAATCTTCTCTATGGTTTAATAGTAGTTCGATAGTTTCACCAACTCTGGCTCCACCGTCAATAAAAATTTTTTTCATAAATTATTTAAGTAAATCAAAAATACCTGTAGAACCAAATCCATTATCACCTCTATCTTTTTCGTCTACAGATTTTACGTTTATTAGTTCAACCCAATCTCCGTTAACAACGGGACATAAAACTGCCTGAGCTACCTTCATACCTTTTGGTATTGTTACAGAATAATTATTAGTATTGAAAACAATAACCTGTACTTCTCCGTTGTATCCTGAATCTACGGTTCCAGGTGTATTTAAAACGGTTAATCCTTGTTTAATTGCTAAACCACTTTTAGGTCTTACTTGAATTTCAGTACCATCAGGTATATCAAATTTTAATCCTGTTGGGACTAAAATTCTACCAAAAGGTCCTATTTCTAAATCTTGAGTTGAGTATAAATCAAACCCTGAATCTGAAGGATAATTGTATTTAGGGTCAACAGCATCCTCAGATATTTTTTCATATCTTAATTCTCTTCTTGGGTGAAAATCTGCGAACTTTCTTTCCATTTCATCCAAATCAACCCCTAAATTTTCCATCATCTCTTTTAATCTTTCGTTACTGATATCGTCTTCCATATCATTTAACAAATAGTCAAAGTCATTTGTATCCATCATATTTCTAAGTTTTTTAATTTTTTAATAATATCAATTAGTACGTGAACATCTTTTTCACAATATTCTGATATCTCTTTTAATTTATTTTCTTCCCAATAAGCTTGATGAACCTTATCTCCAGTTACATCTCCGTCTTTTGGTGTTGGAATATCCATTGTAGTACAAAGTAAATCTAACGAACCAATTGATGTATATGCTCCGTATTGCCAAATTTCTTTAGTATCTATTGCTTTGATTTCCCAAGGCTTTGTATCATAACTTGGAAGTATTGACGGTGGCATAAGTCCATTGATAATCATTCTTTTTGCTAACATTGGGATATCAAAATTTTTCAAATTATGTCCACATAAGAAGAAATCTAATTTTCCACATCTATCTAATAATTTTTGACAATCTTTAAGTAATTGTTTTTCATCGTCACCTGAGAATGTTTGTGTTTTAACTTCTTCTTTATCAGTTACAAATGCAACGCTTACACAAACTATTTTTGCAAACTCAGGAACTAGTGCCGCCCTTCTAACAAAAATCTCATCTAAAGATAATTCCGAGTCTTCAGGAAATCTTTTCTGAAACCAATCAATATATTTAATATACTGGTCAGCAACTTTAGGATTGTTTTTTTTACAATCTTCGTAGTTTTTACAACCACCAACTGTTTCAATATCCAAAAATAAAATTTTTGTTAAGGGTATTTTTATCATAAAATTATTTTATAAGTGATTTGTACCATTCTGCTCTAGCTTTAGTAACGACATTTAAATCGTATCTATCTTTAACTGTTTCATATAATCTTTCACCCAAATCTACGGCAAAATTTCTATTATCGTTTAATTTTTTTATAAATTTATACCAATCACTATGATTTCTATTTTCATCAACCAATAATGCATTACCATCAGTAAAATTACCATTTTTTAATGCATGATTTAAATCAATAGTATATGGACCAATATCTGAAGCAATTATTGCTTTCTTATAGAAACCAGCCTCAATTACTTTTAATTGAGATTTAACTCTGTTAAAGATATGATTTTTAATTGGGGCTAAAGATACATCGAATTTTGAATAATTTTTAGCGTATGATGTAACAGGTCTTGTCCAAACTCTACGATATAATTCGTTTTCTTCGTTATTATATTCTTCTTCTTTATATTTTTTTAAATGTTTTATATAATCATCAGATAATCCATAATAACCATCGGTAACAATTTGTTCATATTTAACCCAAACAGTTTCTTCGGGTTTAATAGCTCTTTGTTTTTGTTCTCCTGTTTCTTGATTAATTTCAGTAATTGTACCTCTAGTATCAAAACCACATAATACAAATTGTAAATCATTTCTTTCATTACTTAATTTTGACATGGATTGTTCCATCAACATCAAATCATGTAAGTGAGAAGAACCTCCTAACCACCCAATTCTTAATTTATCACTTGGTAGTGTTGGTTCTTTAAATTGTGGTTCATTTGGATTTATCGCGTTTGGAAAGATAACAACATTCTTATTTAAATTTTTTATCTCATCCGCAAATATAGATGTAGTTGTGGTTACATATTCCGCGGCTTTTAAATTTGCCGTTATTTTTTCATTTAACTTAGCGGTTCTAATGATTTCGTAGATAGGATGTTCTTTAGTTGGCATCCAATAATCATCAATATCAACAACAGTTATAATACCCATAGATTTTAACCATTGTAATATTTTTGGACAGTTATCATAATCTTGTCCTATATTACGATGAATATGAACTATTTGATATTTTTTCCAATAATTTGGGTCCTGAATGTTAGGAGAGTAATCTATATCCACATGAAAGTCATCGGGATACATGTTTTGAAGAAAGATGTGAGGGTCAACAGAGCGAAATTTACCAACACCTGTTTTATCACTTGGTAATACTAATACATTAATTTTTGACATTATTTAGTTTTTTTAAAAAATACGTAAAAAAACTAAATAAAGAAAGAATTACTTTGTTTTTTTTATTTTTGAGATTTTACCTTCAAATATGTGTTGACCAACTTTAATAGCTATAGATTCATTAGTATTTGAAGATTTTTCCATTAATAACCCATTTTCCCTTAAAACCTCTTCAACCACTTCTTTCATCATTTGTCTTAAATCATCATTGTCTCTTACATTTTGTCTTTGCGGTTGTATTTGTGATTGTTGTTGTGGTTGAGGTCTTTTAGTTCCCATTAATTTTGATGCTTTTTCAACTAATTCGTCAGATAAAACAGAATTAGATGGTGACATTGGATTCACTTGGGTGATTGGATTTTCAATCATTAGTTTTTTAATTTCATCAGGCAGTCTTGAATTTAAAATTCTATCTTTTGATGCTGGTTGTGGATTTGATGGTATTGATTTAGTTTCTGTCATTAATTCTTGCGGAATATTATAATTAGCCGTTGGTGCTTGAAACTCTTGTAGTTCAGGTTGTTGTATATTAAAACTTTGAGAAGGAACTTGTCCTCTGTTAATATTATTATGTTTGTCCATGATGGCTTTTGATATTGCCAATTTTTCCATTAAATTAGTACTCATATTATGCTAAATTTTCTTCTGGTTGATTTTCATCAAATTTTGCGTTTATTATTACGCTCACCATACTCCTATCTCCATTTGAATTATAATTAGGTCTTGGTTCATTGTAAACTTCACCTGTAGGTTTAGAAGATAATATTTTATCAATTCTAAACAATCTCCATCCAGGTAAAGGTTGTTCTCCTTTGTATGCGGTGTGAGAAGACCCCTCTTTGTCCCAAGCTCTTAACACTTTATTATTCGCTTTACTAACACCAATACAAACAGGTTCAATTTCACGCAATCCTCTACCACCTGGCTCGTCGCCATCGTAATAGATGATTAGTTTTTGTCTTTGTTTAATTGCACGAATTAAATCTTCAAGAGTTGCAGCTTCTACTATTAGTTTTTTAAAGGTTCCTAAAAGTTTCATTAAAAATCAGGATAAGTCTTACTTGCGTTATACTTGTTTATTTTAATTTCGTTTTTTCTCTCAACAGTGTCGGTTTTAGTTCCCGCAACTTGATTGTATACATCTAAAAAGTTACCAGTTCCTCTTCCTTTTTCATCACCATCAGCAACTGCGTCAGGGTTTGTAGATGAATACTGATTTGATACTGTGTAATCATTTTTAGTTATTAATTTTTTTCTTTCAGCATCTGCAAATTGTGTTAATAAATTTTTTTCATTTTGTGATGCGTCTACTGGTTCTAATACTGGCATAATTAAATAATTTTTGATATTATTTCGTTTATTCTTTTTAAGGATTCAGTTATTTTAATATCCGAACTAAAATCATGATGATTTTTACTCGGTCTATTTAAAGCGTTTAAATTTTTTGAGTCACTTTTACTATGTGGTTTGTTATATGCGTTAGCAATCCCCGTATCAGATTTTGTTTCTTTAGATGTTTCTAAACTACTTCTATCTGAATTTAATGATTGGTTAATCCAACCTAACATATGGTCACCACCCAAACTATCTTTTTCCCCATTTTCCATTCTATGTTTCATTTTTTTTAATAATGAATATGAAATATTACCTGATGATAATAAGTTACCAATAGTTTCATTAGCTTCATACTTTTTCAAATGTTGTAAAGTATGATTAGGAATTTGATATTGTTTACCGTATAAATCCTTATTCACTTTTTAACATTTTAACTAATTGATTTATTGTGATTCCTTCTTTATCTGCCATCTTTTTTAGTGACTCAACATTTTTCATAATTATTTTAGAAACTTTACCTTCTTTTTCATCAATTTCACCAGTTTTTTTATTCTTATTAACTAAAATATCTTCAACAACTTTAATCATTTTTTGTCTTTCTATTTCCGATAAAGTCATTCTATCTATAAATCCTTTTTTATGTCTAATAGATTTTGGTGCGTTTTTAGTTCTTTTTCCCGTATAATCTTTTCCAAACTGTTCTGTTCTTTCTTTAGCCTCATCTGGAGTCATACCCATATTCTTAACTAAATAATGATAAGTTTCTTTACCATCCATATCTTTAGTTTCTTCATATCCAAATGCTTCAGAATAGTCAACCTCATTTACCACCTCCTCATCTCCTTCTGTAGATTCACCATAATATCTTCTATAACCTCTAGTAACAGGATTGTTTGGCATTCTTGACATAACAACTGTTTGGTCTGTTGTTTTACGTGGTGTCATACCCATATCTAAAATAGGAGTGCTTGAATTTTTTAAAGTTCCGTCAGCATCAATAAACTCATCTATTTCTTCTTTTTCTTTATTAATTGGTTCGAAATATTTTTTTATATGGTCTTTTGTTTTTAACTTTTTTGATTTTAATATATTAGAAATTCCGCTTTTAACTTTATTTATATTTTTTTTATCAAAATCTATTTTATCGTCATTTTTTTTAGATTCATTTAAAGTTTCACCAACAGAATAGTATAACGATAGTTTATTAGTTTTTTCTGTTAAAAAAAAGTAATAAGGTTTTAAAAAATATTCTTTGTTTAATTCAATCATGTCGATTATTTATATATAAATACTGCGATACAAGGTATTTATCATTGTAATATGGCATATCAAAATATAAATCAATACAATTTTAATAAATGGTATCTAATTGATAAATCAGATATTCAGGATTTTTCATTGGCATCCGATGAAAGAGATTATAAAGATGAGGTAATTTTTTCAAGATTAATAATAGGTCAAGAAGATGGTAATAAATTACCTTTTAGTTTTGATTTAAATAATCCTGATAGTAATCCTATGTGGAAACTAGAATATGAAGAATATAATCCTGATAATAATCTTATATCATTAAATGTATATAACCCAAATAACGATGATTTATATTGTTATAGTGCTCAGACATCTTGTGATATTGGATTAACAGGTATTGACAATGGTCTTGTCGACCAAATGACTGGAGAAACAATAGTTTTTACACAAGGGTTGTTACCTGATTTAGTTAAATTTGAAAGATTATTTTTTGATAGAAGATTAAAATTACACCAAATTACAGGTTATACATGGACCCCAAACAAACAATTTGAAACATTAACAGATAGAATGTTATTTGATATTGTATCTAAACAAGATGGTAACGTTGGAAATTATCATGAATTATATGGGGGATTTTATCAAGGATTTTATAAATTATTTGGATATGACTATGAATTATTTCCTGATAGAGTAAATAAAGGTTGGTCAGTTGAGATGTTAATAAAACCAAGGTTTAGTGATGAATTTCCATTAAATCCTGGCGAAACACGATTAAATAATTTTTATCCTAATAATAAAGATATTTTCTTTTATTTTGGTACTAGAGCCGAAAATAAATTTTACCATCATTCCGATGGTACACTTCCGATTAATGGGGATTTGGGATTAAATGGTACATGGGAATTTTATGTTCAGGATTTTTATGGTGGAGATAGTGGGTCAATAGACTCTTTAAGTTTAACAATATGTGATTCAAACGGTTGTCATATTTTTTCATCAAATCAAAATAATATAACAATACCAAGTTATGGTCCCGCATCCGTTTTTCCAATAACATTTACGGTTTCAGGTTTAACTAGCACAATAACTAATGTTGGTTTAACTTTAAGTAATTATTATCACACTTATGCGGGTGATGTTGGAATGTTATTAATAAGCCCTAAGGGACAACCAACTATTATTGCTGGGACTAAAGGTGATGGTGAGTTAGTTGACGATATTACGGTGACTTTAGATAGTTCCGCAACAACACTATGGAATGAATATAGTGGTGGTACATTTATAAATGACCCTGTTTGTTATAATGATATGTTATTTTCCTCTCCATGTCCTTATCAATATAATGAAGGAGAATCAACTGATAATTTATCGGGTATTTCACCTAATTGGGGAATACCTAGAGTAACTAGTGGTTTAACTTGTTTAGAAACTTGTGCTTGTTGTAATTATGAAGTTACAAATTCAAGATGTATATATGTTTATCCTCCAAATTCTGAAGGTGGTATACATGACCCACATTTAAATTATGGTTGTACAATTTGTAATGATAGTGGATATATTGGAAAAACAGGTGACACTTGTTCATGTGGTTGTGAACCAATACCAATATGTGGATGGGAATGTAAACCACACTCTTGTCTTGAATCTAATGTGACCACAACCACAACAACTAGTGATTGCACTAGTAATTGTAATACTTGTACTACAACATGTAATACTTGTGATAGTTGCGGTGATGGAACAGGTTCTATTGAAAATACATGTGAAACTGACCCATTATTTGACGCAATGTCGAATGTAATTGCATTTAAACTTTGTGGTGACCCAACGAATCCACAAATTGGTGTTAGAATATTAAGATTTACAGGTGATTGCGTAACAACTGGAAGTTGTCCAACTACAGGAATTACCTACACAACAGGATATACTGTTGATAATTTATGTACTCCAAATAGTATATATGACTTTTGTGTTGAGATTGGAAGTCCTGGATTTTTAAGTTTAGAGCATTGGATTCAATTAGACTTTGTTTGGGAACGATATACTTGGTTTGACAAATGTGAGTTATGGTATAATGGTGGTTTAGGAGATATAACAAAGTTTGAATATTTAGATTCTTTAGCGGGAAATTCGGTTAACCTTGTTATTCCCCCAACAACAAATGGATGTAAAGTACCTGGTCAAATTGAATTAGTTAATTTAAATCAAAAGTGGTTAGATGAAAAAAATTATAGAAGTGGTAAATTAAAAATTTATGTTAATGGTAGAATATTTCACACTTTTGAAAATATTGAAGAAATAATACCAAGAGCTTTAAACACGGATAAAGAAAAACAAGTCGGGGTTCCGTTTAATATCTCTTGGGGTGGGGGTACGCAGGGATTACATAACAACTTAACTTTTACTGGATGTCCAACATCATTAACAGGTTTAACTTATCAACAGGACCCTGAATGTTTACCAAATAATATTTTAAGTGGTAGTTCATATTCTGAATTAAAAACAAATATAATTATTGAACAAAATTTTGGCGGTTCATTTGACGGAGGTATATCTCAATTTAGAATGTACACCGAACCTCTTAGCGCGGATGAAATAAAACATAACTTTTTATTATTAAAAGATAAATTTAATTTATTCAGCTATGACTGTCCTAATTGTTGTTTACCTGATGATTTCACTTACGAAATAATAGACCCGATATATATTGGTCAAACTAAAAATAAATTAGGTAGAAAAATATCTATAGATGAGAGAGATAAAAATTATTTAATTTCCGACCATTACGAACATATTAAATCAAAAATAAATAGAGTACCACCAACACCTACACCAACAAAAACCAAAACACCAACATTAACTAAAAGTTCTTTATCACCAACTCCAACCAAAACTAAAGTAATATTACCAACACCAACCCCAACAAAAACTAAAACACCAACACCAACGCCTACTCCAACTAAGACTCCAACTCCTACACCAACTTTAACAAAACCACAACTACCAACATCAAAATATTGGCAAGATAATATTTGGTGGGGAGACCAAGGTAATAGTCCAAAATGTGTAGGGTACGCTTGGACTCATTGGATTGAAGACGGACCGATTATTCATTCTGGGGTTCATCCTGTCGTTTCTCCTGATTTAATATATAGTGAGGCTCAAAAAATAGATGCTTGGCCTGGAGAATCATATGATGGTACATCAGTTAGAGCGGGTGCTAGATATCTTCAAAATATATCTAAAATATCATCATATTATTGGGCGTTTGATGTAAACACTTTAATAAATACCGTACTAACTTTAGGACCTGTGGTTGTTGGTACCAATTGGTATTATAGTATGTTTTATCCAAATATAAACGGATTAATAAAGATATCAGGATATTTAGCAGGAGGTCATGCGTATGTAATAAATGGTGTTGATACGGTTAATAAACTCTTCAGAATAAAAAATAGTTGGGGACAAAGTTGGGGTGTCGGAGGACATGCATTTATATCATTTGATGACATGTCAAGATTAATATTTGAAAACGGTGAAATTTGTTTAGCAATAGAAAATAATTTTTAATAGAAATGAATCAACAAATAGTAATATCAAGTTATAATTATCTTTTTCAATACGTAAATGTCGTATTTAAACCCGATATTTCAGATTTATTTTATGAATTAGGTGAAGTTGAAATTCCTTATTTCTTTGATAGTAGCACGATTAATCCTGAATTAGAAATATATGGTCAATATGATATACTAGCGGCAAATGATAATTGCCCATATATTGTTTATGTACCTAGACCAACTGCAACCCCAACACCAACCCCAACATTAACTTCAACACCTACACTAACCCCAACTGAGACTCCAACGTTAACTCCGACAAATACACCAACATTAACAAGAACTCAAAGACCTTGTACATTCCCAACACCAACTCCAACAGTTACATCAACAAATACTTTAACTCCAACACCAACACTTACTCCAACAACAACTAAATGTTATTTTGGAACTCCAACAACAACTAAAACTCCAACATTAACACCTACACCTACACCGACAGTAGAACTAATACCAACTGAAACACCTACACCTACACCGACATTAACACCTACACCAACAGTAGAACTAATACCAACTGAAACACCTACACCTACACCGACATTAACACCTACACCAACAGTAGAACTAATACCAACTGAAACACCTACACCGACAGTAGAACTAATACCAACTGAAACACCTACACCGACATCTACAGTAAGTTGTATACAATGTACATTTTCGACAACAAACGTTAATGATTTAATTTTTGATTATACTCTTTGTGATGGAACAGGAGGTGATGATGTAGTTAGTCAGGAAACAGGCCCTAAAACTCTTTGTATACTTATCGGTTCTGAAAGTTATGACCCAGGAATTACTTTTACAGTTGATGGACCTTGTTATGATTTAACCCCAACACCAACACCTACACCAACTGAAACACCAACATTAACACCAACACCTACATTAACATCTACCCCAACTGAAACACCTACACCAACAACAACTATCGGTACTTATGGGTTTAGTTCCTGTTGTACAGGGATTGAATTTATTTTTCAAATTGAAAGTGGGTCACCAATATCAGGTGCAGAACAAGATGCAACTTATTATGTTTCTTCACCTGGTAATTTTGAGGGATGTGCTAGATATACACTTATACCACTTTCGACCACTCTTACTTATCGTGGTAATATTAATGTTAAATTTAACGACTGTACCGATTGTTTTGGTTTATTTCCATGTCAAACCCCAACACCAACATCAACAGAAACTCCGACACCCACACCAACTCCAACAGTAACACCAACAAATTCGCTTATTTGTAATTGTTATAACGCCACAAACATATATATTGATTCGTCATTTGTAACATATGCAAATTGTACAGATGGTTCATCTGTTACAATTGAAATACCCGAATCAAGCTCAACAACGTTCTGTGCTTCAGGTATACTTGATGATGAAGGTGGAATAACTAGTTTAATAGGTACCTGTTCAGATTCAACATGTGTCCCATTCCCAACACCGACACCAACATTAACCGTGTTTTGCTTTGAATATATTTTAAGTACGACTGAAGAATTAGCTCAAGAATATTCATATACTGATTGTAATGGGGTTACTCAATCTAGTTCAATAACATCTTTTGATGGTTTAGTTAGTGTTTGTGCTTTATATGACACAGTTATACCTTTAGGTAATGTAACTATTGAACCTAATGGTCCTTGTTAATTTTTTTTTAAGTAAGTCTCTACTTTTATTTCATATTTTTTATTTTTAGTTTAAATAAAAAATATAATGAATAGAATATTTGTACAAATTGCTAGCTATCGTGACCCACAATTAATCCCCACCATTCAAAGCATGATTGAAAATGCTAAAAACCCAAAAAATTTAAGGTTAGGTATTGCAAGACAATTCCATCCTGAGGATGGGTTTGATAATTTATCTGAATATGAAAAAGATAAAAGATTTAGTATTTTAAATATTCCATATAACGAATCTAACGGGGTATGTTGGGCTAGAAATTTAACACAACAGTTATATAAAGGAGAAGAATATACCTTACAAATTGATTCTCATATGAGATTTGAAAAAGATTGGGATAAGACTTTAATCGATATGATTAAACAACTACAAAAGAAAGGATATAAAAAACCTTTATTAACTGGATATGTTTCTTCTTTTGACCCTGATAATGACCCAATGATGAGAATTAGGGACCCATGGAGAATGTCGTTTGATAGGTTTATTCCCGAGGGAGCGGTGTTCTTTTTACCTGAAACTATACCAGGTTGGCAAGATTTAAAAGAACCAATTCCATCAAGATTTTATTCCGCACATTTTTGTTTTACTGTTGGTCAATTTTCTAAAGAAGTTCAACATGACCCTGAATTTTATTTTCATGGGGAAGAAATATCAATTGCGGCAAGAGCCTACACACATGGATATGATTTATTTCATCCTCACAAAACAGTTATTTGGCACGAATATACTCGTAAGGGTAGAACCAAGCAGTGGGATGATGATAAAACTTGGGGTGAAAAAAATTCAAGAGCACATTCTAAAAATAGAAGATTATTTAGTATGGACGGTGAAACATACGACCCAAAAGAATTTGGAATATATGGGTTTGGTACTGAAAGAACTTTAATGGATTATGAAAAATATTGTGGATTACTTTTTAGTGATAGGTCAGTACAACAATATACATTAGATAAACAATATCCACCAAATCCATATCATTTTGAAAATGAAGATGAATGGAGAAAAAGTTTCGCAAAAATCTTCAAACATTGTATTGATATTGGATATACTCAGGTACCTGAAAAAGATTATGATTTTTGGGTAGTTGCATTCCATGACAGTAATGATGAAACAATATTCAGAAAAGATGCCGATAAAAATGAAATTGAAATGATGATGAGAGACCCTGATGGTTATTGTAAAGTGTGGAGAGAGTTTCAAACGTCTCATAAACCATCATACTGGGTGGTATGGCCACATTCTGAATCTAAAGGGTGGTGTGAAAGAATAACAGGTAATCTATAAAATAACACAACAAATATGAAAATACTTTTTTTGGGGTTTACCTCACACAAATATGATGGGCACGGAATAAGAATTGATAGAGCTGACTTAACTCGTAAAATGTCTTGTATGGAGACTTGGGTGCCAAGAATAGAAAAAATGGGTCATGAAGTTATATTTTTTGACGGTAATAACGATACTCAAAGTTATGATGAAAAAAATAAAATACTCCATTTAATATCTAATGAAAGTTATGATTATCATTCATTAAAAGATGAAGGTATTGGCTCATTAATGTATGAAAGATTAAAAGAGGCGGTAGATTGGTGTCTAAAAAATAAAGAATTTGATTATATTTTTAGAACTGATGATGGTTCTTATATTAACTCATTCGCTCTTGATAAAATGATAGAAGAAATAAATGGATATGATGTCGTACATTCTCATGGAGGAGGTGCTGGTGTCTTCATGTCAAAAAAAGTTTGTGAAGATTTAATTAACGATGTTAATGTCGAAAATATTTTTATTGAAGATGTTACTCTTTGGAAATTTTTTGACAAACATCCGTACAAAAGAAAAACATCTAATTTATTATGTCATCAATATATAGTTAGTGAAGATTATTTTTCTATTCACTATACTAACGGTAAAAGACAATACTTTGTTGATGATATTATCTCTTATTATTATGATAATAATCCTATAAAAAGGAAGGTGATATTAAACTATCCATTAGACTATGGAACTCCATTAATAGTTAATACTTGGGATAGCGATTTTGTGAGAACCCCGATTTTTTATTCTATGGATAAAGATATGTTTAATTGGGAGCATTATGGTACTGTTGCCAGAAATCACTATGCTGTTACGGCTGAATGTCCATTTGCCAAAAATTCAATAAACGAATTAGTTTTTTACAATACAAAATTTGATTTCAATAAAACACATGAAAAAAATGCATTTATCAAATATATCGATAGTGTTAATGATGGTGGGTTTATTTACTTTTTTTATAAAGATAAGAATGAACTCCAATCAGAAATTTTTGATTATTTGACAATAATCAATGAAACAAATTATTTTGATTTACAAAATGAATATGTTAAAACTGAAAATGGGTTTTTTATTAAAACAACAAAAAAAAATAATCAAGAAGTTAAAATAGAAAAAAAACAAATGAATGATAATAAAAAAATAGTGTTATCACAATTTTGGACCGATAATGTTTCATATTCAAAATATACCAAATCAATAAATGAAAAATATTGTAATGAAAAAAACTACATTTATCATGTTGAGAACGATGGTAATAAAATTAGAGAAAAAATAGGTAGAAGGGCATTTACTTGGTATAAACCACATCTTCTTCTTGATGTGTTAAATACCCATTCTCCTGATTATGTATTATTCTTAGATGCCGATGCAATTGTTGTTGATAATTCTTATCATATTGAAGATTTTATTATTGAAGGAAAAGATATTGTTGTGACTGAAGATTATGGTCCAAGTGCAATGAATGCTGGCGTCATACTAATAAAAAACACAGAATGGGTTAGATGGTTTTTACAAAGATGGTATGATGTGTGTGATGAATTAGAAGGAGGTAGTCCATTACAAAAAGGATTTTATGAAAATGGTTTATGGCACGACCAAACTTGTTTTTCTCACTTATTAAAAAATGAAATTGGTGTTAGTGATAAAATAAAAGTAATTGATAATAAAGTTTTAAACGGTAGATATTTTAAAGATACCGTAAATAAAAATTTTATTTTTCACGCCTTTTCTTATGGAAATCTATTAAATAGAACTATCGATATGGCATATTATAATTTATTTAATATTCCAATACCTAAAGGTGAACAATTATTAGATATTGTACAATATTATGCAACGGATAAACACCATGGTCACAGATATTTTGAATTAATATATAACGACCTTTTTAAACCAATTCGCGAAGAATGTAAAATTTTCATGGAAATAGGTATATACGATTGCGAATCAATAAAACTATGGAGAGATTATTTTATAAATGCGGAAATTGTTGGTGTTGAATATAACCTACCCTATAGTTTAGACAAATTAGGAGATACCCCAAGACACCGAATGACGTTTATTGACGGAGACCAATCAAAAGAAGAGGATTTAATTAAATTAAGTAATCAATACCCATCTGTTGATGTCATTATGGATGACGGTTCTCATATAATGAGAGACCAACAAATTACTTTAGCAAAATTATTTAAAAGTGTTAAACCAGGAGGTATATACGTTTTAGAAGACCTTCATACTTCAATAGAGTTGATGAATAAACCAAACCATTGGACTAATTGGGGTGACCGAGAAAAAACAATAACATTAACAATGTTACAAGATTTTATTAAAACAGGTAAAATTTACTCGGACTACATGACCCAAGAAGAGATGGAATACTTAAATGAAAATATTGAAAGCATTCAAATATATCAAAGTAGTCCTGATTGGAGTGTAACCAGTGTTATAAGAAAAAAAAATTAATATTATGATAGTAGTAGTGTATCACGCATATTTAGTAGGTCAATGGAAAGACTTAATTAAAAAACAGTTAGATAGAATGGTTAATTCTGGGTTATATGATAATTCAGATGAGATATGGTTAACAATTAATTTATCAAATGTTGATAGAGAAGAGGTTAAAAATTATTTAAATGATTACTCTAAGATTAGACTAGAATTTCACGAACAAAATCATGCGGAATATCCTGGTATAAAAAAAGTAAAAGAGATTGGTGAAAAATATGATGATGCTAAGATATTTTATTTTCACACAAAAGGTGTTAGTAATAATTGGACAACATTTAACTCAAAAGAACCTTCTCATAAAAAAATAGAAAATGTGACATCTTGGAGAGAATGTATGGAATATTTTTTAATTGATAATTGGAGAGAATGTGTTGAGAAACTTAATGAATATGACAATGTTGGTGTTAGTTGTAATGGTGGATGGTATTGGGGTAATTTTTGGTGGTCTCAATCTAAACACATTAAAAAATGTTCTGATGTAGGAATTTGGGGTAGATGGGATTATGAAGCTTGGTTAAATAGAGATAATCCACAATCTACAAACTACGAATTTTATCATATGGAATTTAATCCTTTCCTAACTAATCTTCATCCTGATTTTTATAAAGGTAAATTTGATATATACAAGGGAAAAAAAATAATAGTAAAAAATGCTGTTTATGGAACTCCCCCTTTCGAAATTGATGAGGGTTACAGTACAACCCCACTAAACGTAGTTTCAGATGTTACCGATATTGTAAGAAAGTTAGTAGACGATAAAAATGGATTGTCTTTATCATTTAATGTTAATAATGAAACCATGGGTGGTGACCCAATATACGGACAAAAAAAATCTTTAATTGTTACACTTCACCCTATTGATGATGAAAATAAAACACTTGAATTGGGTATCACCGAAGGACATACTATAAATTTTAAATTTTAAAATATAATGAAAATTGCATTAATTAACTCTTTGTTTTTTCCCGATAAAAATTTTCAACTAATAAATGATTATTATGATACATCAGAAGCTTTTTTTAAATCGGCTAAGAAAAATTTCTTACCTAATCATGACGTTCATTTTGTTTTAATAACTAATAATGAACGTAAACATGATTTAGATTTTGTGAAACATATTGTTGTGGACCACCATCCAAATGAGTATCAACACTTACTTTTTATGAAAGTATTGTGTCTGAAACATTTAGTAGAAGAATATGATTATATATTTGTTGCAGATGCTGACCAAATAATTGTTAGTGAAATAACGGACAAAGATATTTTAGACTCAGAATATGTGTTTATGAGACATTTTTATAACGCATTATTTAAAGATACATACCCAAGTATGACAAACTTTATTGATGTTAATTATCCTGAAGGCGCAATTTGGACTATGGGTAATTTTTTTGGGGGTAGATATAATCATATTATGAATTTATATAAATTATCACAAGAATATCACGATAAATTATATCCACATACAGTAATGCCTGAATTTGGATTTTATTGTAAATTTCCTGATGAGTTGTTTATTACAAAATATGCTTATGAGAATAATGTTAACTACAAAATTTTATCAAGTAATGAAACATTTACAAATGGTGTTGAATCTTTTTTAGGTGATTTTTCAAAAAATGAAGAGGATTATTTAAATACAAATAATGTAAAAATATTACATAATACAAAAAAAGATATTAATCTATTAAAGAAATTAGTAAAAAAATATGAATAAAAATATTACAATCGTAACTGGTCTTTGGGACATGGGAAGAGGATACCTAAATGGGTGGGCTAAAAGAGACTTTAATTATTATAAAGAACGGTTTTTTGAAATGTTAGAAACCGATGCTCAAATGTGTGTTTGGATACCAAAAGAATTGGAAGAAGATGTTATAAGAATTAGAGAAAATAAACCGACAAAAATTTTTATAAAAGAAGTTACCGATTTTGAAACATGGAATCCTTTTTTTGATAGAATTCAAGAAATCAGAACTGATGAAAAATGGTATTCATTTGCGGATTGGTTAAAAGAATCCCCTCAAGCATCACTAAAATATTATAATCCGATGATGTTTACCAAAATGTTTATGTTAAATGATTCTGCAATTGTAAATCCATTTAATTCTGAATATTTCTTTTGGATTGACGGTGGGTTAACAAATACTGTAAATAAAGGATATTTTCAAAAAGATTTAGTCTTAGATAATTTAAATAATTTTGTAATTAAAAATGAAGGTAAGTTTATTCATTTAGCATATCCATATGATGCAAATGATGAAATTCATGGGTTTGAAAGAACCGCAATGTCTCGTTATTGTAATACCGATTTTGTCAATTACGTTTGTAGAGGAGGATTTTTTGGTGGTTCAAAAAATAAAGTACATGAGTTGAATAATTTATATTATTCAGTAATGGAGACAACATTGAGGGATGGGTATATGGGTGCGGATGAATGTCTTTTTACTATATTAACTCACAGACATCCTAATTTAATACATAAGTTTGATATTAGTGGTAATGGATTAGTTTGGCCATTTTTTGAAGAATTAAAGAACTATGAAACTGAAAAAATAAAAAACGATGATTCTTTTTTAAATCCTGAAAATACCGCACTATATGTTATAACATTTAATAGTCCAAATCAGTTTGAAACATTAATTAAATCAATGTTAGAATATGATTCAGACTTTATTAATAAACCAAAAAAGTTTTTGTTAGATAATTCTTCTGATTTATCAACAACAGAAAAATATTTGGAACTATGTGAAAAACATGGGTTTACTCACATTAAAAAAGATAATCTTGGTATTTGTGGAGGTAGACAATTTATATCGGAACATGCGAATGAAAATGAGTTTGATTTTTATTTCTTTTTTGAGGACGATATGTTTTTTTATCCAAAAAAAGGTGAGGTTTGTAAAAATGGATTTAACAGATATGTTTCTAATTTATATCAAAAATCATTATCAATTATTGGTAAAGAAAAATTTGATTTTTTAAAGTTGTCTTTTACCGAATTTTTTGGTGATAATAGTACTCAATGGTCTTGGTATAACGTCCCTCAACATGTTAGGAATTCTCATTTTCCTGAAAAAACTAATTTACCCTTAAAGGGAACGGACCCCGATTCTCCAAAAACAATTTTTAAAAATATTAAAATACATAATGGTTTGGGTTATATAGATGGTGATGTATATTATTCTAATTGGCCTCAGGTAGTTAGTAAAAGTGGTAACAAAAAAATGTTTTTAACGGAAAAATGGGATAAACCGTTTGAACAAACTTGGATGTCTTATATGTTCCAAAACACTCGAAAAGGAGAATTGAATCCTGGATTATTATTGTTAACCCCAACAGAACATAATCGTTTTGAATTTTATGATGGTAATTTAAGAAAAGAGTCGTAATCGTGGTATTTATTATAAAAAAGTAAATGGAATTTTTTATAAATAAAAACGCAACCTTACCTGTGCTTAAGATGCAAGTTGTTAAGGACGGAAGGAGTGACTATCATAGTTTTATGAATTTAATTGAAAAGTCGGGAATCTTCTTTTCAATGGTTAATGTAGAAACTGGAATTCCAAAAATAACATCTAAAGCCGCAGGATTTGTTTCTAAAGTATTTGATGACCCAAATACTCCTACAGAATATTATATTTTTTATAAATTTTCAAAAAAAGATACACAAAAAACAGGCAGATATGAAGGTCAATTTTTATTAAAAAATGACGAGGGTGATTTAATAATCCCAATAAGAGAAAAACTATATATTAATGTTAACGATAGTTTAATCTCAGATGAAAATTGTTGTTCAGACCAATCTTATTTAACACCTTGTCCTGATTGTCCACAGTGTCCTGAATGTCCACAATTACCAACCCCTACTCCAACCCCTACATTAACGTCAACCCCTACTCCAACTCCAACAACAACCCCTGAACCTATAATAATAACTTTAGAGACAATAATAACTCCAGGTTCATTAAATATAGACTATAATTTATATAGTAATAGGGTTGTTAACGAAGATGTTAATTTAAGTTTTACAAACACATATGGTACATCGAATGGAGACGTTGTTATAACAACAGGAGTTACAATTAATAGTGGATATACATCAGGAACAACACATGTTTATTTGCCTGATGTTGATTTTAATACATTAAATGGTTATGTAAATTTTTCAGGTGTAACATTAACTCCAAGTATTACTAATCCTGACAATATAATAATAGAGCAAATTATTTTAGATGCAATATTACAAACAGATATTAATGAATATATCGATGTTTATAATGATTTTTATCTTTCGTTTGTTGACCCAACACCAACTCCGACACCAACTTTAACATCAACTTCAACTCCAACACCAACCTTAACTTCAACTCCAACTTCAACTCCGACACCAACCTTAACTTCAACTCCAACTTCAACTCCAACCACAACACCAACGGAATCTCCATTACCACCTTATCGTTATTATAATGTTAATGGTTATAGTTGTGGAAATCCTTGTAATTTTGCTGGTACATTTACCGCTTTTGTTCCATATAACACCCCTTTAACTATTGGATATTTTTATAACAATCCTGAAAATAGAGGATACTCATTTGAAATTTTAGATGAACTCGCAACATCAGGAACATATGATTTAACAGGAGAACCAGGATATTCCGATTGTGTGACCTCTTGTTATGGACCAACACCTACACCTACTATTACACCAACTCAAACACCTACACCTACACCAACTCCAACACTAACATTAACTCCAAATTGTGTTCGTCAAATTGTTGTACCAACATTATGGGATGGTGCAACATCAATTAATAGTAATACATTAAAATTAACTCAAACTTCTGAAACTTTACAGATACAAGTAAACGATGTAATTACTGATAATATTGGTAGAACAAGTATTGTAGGAGTTGTTAACTCTGATGGTACGTATACCTACGTATTTACGGGAGCTGGTGGTGGGTTTGCATTTGATTGTCAATTCCCATTAACATTTTCAGGTACTTGTTAAAGAAAAGTAAATAATAAAACAATAAAAGATATTTATAAATAAAATAGAAAAACGATGTTAACAGGAAAAACCATAGGACAATTAACTTATCTGGAAGTACCAACACCAGATACTTTAATACCAGTAGAATTAAACGGTGCTTCATATCATATTGACTTTTCATCCATTACAGGAAATGGTGGTGGAGTTATAGAGACAACATATTCAGAACTTGTAGACAATATAACTGGCGAAACATTAAATGTAGGTGCGTATTATATCATAACAGATTTTAGAACTTGTTATGACCAACCAGATTATGATAATCAAAAAAATTCAATTAATATTGAAATATATAAAAGTGCCGATACTGTATCTCCTATTGTTGTTTTTGCAACATCTGCAAATACAATATCTATAGATGCATTCCAACCTGAATTTCCTTTTGATAAAATAAAATATGATTGGACATTTAGTACGACTGAAAAAACACAAGGACCTGCATTTGGTAGAATTACTGAAAGAATTGATAATTTAAATAACAGGACGGACTATGACCACAGAACTATTTTATTTAAAAGATATCGTGGTTATTCATATTACGAAAATAACCCATTAAGTGGTCTTGTTGGGATAAGTGGTTTAACAGGTAGTACAGGAGTATTATACGGTAACACAGGAACAACATTTACCTCAGATTTTTCAATCGGGTCAGTTGTTTCAGTACAAAATTCAAATCCTTCATTTTTTGATGTGATATCTGTTGTGAGTGATTCTTTAATGATTATATCAGGTGAAACATTAAGTGTAACTACTGATTCGCTTTATTATTCTGCATCTGACGATGGTATTATGAGTTATTATCAACCTAACATAAGAAACCAAGTTTATGAATACACAACATTTGGTGATGCTATTGATAATGAAACTGCAATAAATAACTATGTTGGGAACCAAGCCAATTTATATTTGAATTGGGGTGTTGGTGATTTTTTATTGGCAAATAATGTGTTTATATCTGGCGAATATATAAATAACACCATCGGTAACGGTTCTTATAATAATACATTTAATGATGATTGTGATAGTAATCAAATAGGTGATAGTTTTTATAACAACTCAACAAATGATGATTTTGACGGGAATATAATTGGGGATTATTTTAATAACAATTATATCACGGCCAATTTCAACAATAATAGAATTGGTAGTGATTTTTACAATAACATTTTAATTGGGGGGTCTTTTTACAGAAACAATATTGGAAATGACTTTAGGGATAATGTTTGGAATTCTGGTAATTTTCAAAATAATGAAATAGGAAATCAGTTTAATAACAATAAAATTTATGATGACTTCTATAATAATGATATTGGTAATGGATATAATTACAATGAAAGTTATTCCGAATTTTATCGTAATTTAATTGGGAATGGGTATAATGGTAATACAATATATTCATATTTCTACGAAAATAATATTGGATTCAATTTTTATAATAATACTATTGGAACTAATTTAACTATTGGGACATATAATTTTAGGGGAAACATAATTAATAATATTTTTGAAAATAACACCATTTTAAATTCTTTTCGTGATAACACAATCGGTAATGAATTTAAAGGAAATTTAATGTTGGGTGAATTTGAATTAAATGATATTGGTTCTTTTATAGGTGGTAATCAATTTTCAGGAGGGACATATAATAATAAATTTGGTTCATATACCTTTGATAATGACTTTTTGGGCGGTGTGTTTAGTAACTTATGTACGGCAGGGTTTAATAACAATACTATTGGTGAAAATTTTTCCTCTAACAATATCGGTTTTAATTTTAGTAACAATATAATAGGTGAAAATTTTGGTTACGGCGGTTCATCACCACAAGGTAATATCATAGGTAATAATTTTTATAACAATACTATTGGTGAATATTTCTATAACAACTCCATCCCTGATAATTTTATAGATAACACAATTGATAATTATTTTCAATGGAACATTGTTAATACAGCGGTTAGTGGTGTTTGTTTAAGTACGGGCATGTTATATGATATCACAACAGTTAATGTATTCAAAAATAAAAATGGTGATAATAGATTATCATATTATGATGAATCTGATGTTCTAACAATAGAAACATTAACCGAATCACCTTGTTTTTTCTTAAATGCGTTAGAGATACCAGAAAATGATTTAAATTTTGGATTAGTATTATAATAAATAAAAAATAAAAACAAAAAAAATGATACAAGGAATTAGAATAACAAGCACAAATTTATCGGGTAAAACTGCCGATGTGACTTTTTCACCCTCAACAGGAGGTACAATTGATTTAGGGGTACAAACAATACCATTTAACAATATTAGTGATTATCCATACGGTACTTATGAATTAACTGTCGTGGAATATGATAAAACATATGAAATAACCGTCCCAACGCCATTAACAGGACAAACTGCATATACTGAAACTGTAAGAAATATTACCGTTGACGGAGGTGCTCAACCATTCTCAGGTGCGGTATTATCTGAAGTGTGGGGAACATATACAACGGAGTATATTACAAATGAAGGTATACCATCAACGGATATTGTTTATGCTCAAGGTATTTGTTCTGATGATGTTGATGCACCAAAAGTACAAGCAAATATTGGTGGTTGGCCAAATAGTATTAATTCATTTTTAGGACCATTTCAATCGGGTGGTTTAGCAGGATATCCATTTGTTGGTAGTGTTGGTTTTGGAGCTTTTGCAAGTCACGTAGCAACAACACTTGGTGGAACTTTATTTGTGACAAGTATGCCACACATTGGTGTTACTGAAGATGGTCGTTCAGGTAGAATGTTAAGAAGAGGTAAATCTGATAGCACAACAGATAATACTTGTGGTGCAGTATGGGGTGCGATTAACCAAGTTGCGAATGTATTAACTGAAGCGCCGAGTCAAAGTAATCCACCATTTGATAATGAAAATTATTCTTTTTGGAAATTAACTGATATTTTATGGCCGTATAAATCAACCTTAACAGGTTTTACAGGTACTTCTGAAGAAATCTATAATAAACAAATGATATTTGCCACAGAAACTATTAGGGATTCTGCGTATGATTATATTATTGCAAATTTACCAGCTGCAACAACCGCAAATACAGAAAATGATGTATATTTTTTAAGTGGTATTTTTATTAATAGCGATGTTAGTACGGGTACAACACAATATGAGTCTTATGTTGTTGTTGATAAAGTTATGAAATATGTATGGAATGACCAATGGTATGATATAACTGGCGATTATTTATCGGGTTTACCAATCGATTAAAATTAAAAAATAACAATTATGAGAATTTGTATATTATGTGAAGAATCTAAAGTTCTTCGAGCAAGAGAAAAAATGAAAAATGATAATATATTAAAAATAGATTTATCACCAACTGGAGAATTACCTGCGACGCATAAATTATGTGTGATGGCAGTAACCGAAGAAAAGGCTAAACAACTTATGGATTCTGCCGAATTAACAATAATTGAAGCTATGAACCCAAGTGAATTTTTAACAAAACATAATCTAAAGAAAATTGGTAAATACGGATTTGGAAACTTGTAAGATAAAAAAAAATTTCATCACACAAGATGAGGCAAACCAAATAATAAATTGGTTAGATTCTGTTAATCATACGGGTGATGATAGTAATTACCATCTCACAGAATTATCCAAAGTATTAAAGGGTAAATCTTGTATGTTTGATATTTCAAATACACCTTTAACAAATTATATTACAAAATTCCAATCAATATCTGATGTATCAAAAGAGGGTTTGCCCTCTTTTATTTTTAACATAATAGATAGAATCTCAGAAGAATTTAATTTTCCAAAAGATAATGTTTTTCTTCAAGCTGTTGATATGAATAAAGGAGGAAAAATAAATCCCCATTATGACGCATCAATAGATGGATATGTTAATTATAAATGTAACATCAGTGTATTGTCAGAAGATTATGATTTTTATGTGGATAAAGAGTCGGTTAAAATACAAGAATCCGATTTATATGGGTTTGAAGCATCTCTATATAAACATTGGACAAATGAATTTAATTCAAGAAGAGTTTTTTTAAGTTTTGGGTTTGTGTTAAAATATGAAGATGTTGGTAGAACAATAAATGACCCAAGAGTTAGATTAAGTAAAAGAATTGAGAAATACTTTCAAAAATAAAATATTTATTAAATAAAAACAAAAATGGCAACAAAATACATTGTAAATAACGTATCAGGACAAACAATATCTGAAATAAATTCAACAACAATTATTTCAGATACGATTTCCGCAACTACGTATTCAAATTTACCAATATCCACTTCTATAAGTAGTGGGCCAACTGCTCCAGGAAGTGCTGTAGTGGCTAATGAAACAGATGTTAATATTAACTTTTCTGATGGAGTTGGAACTGCGTGGAGTTTTTCTCCAACAGGTATGACATTCCCTGATGATACGGTACAAACAACCGCATATGAACCTAAATATAAGGTGTATACTGCTTTATTAACACAAAGTGGGGGAAGTAATACACAGAATGTAGGAGAAGGCACACTTCTTCAAGTAACAAAAGGTACTACTTATACCATTCATGGTGGTAACACAGGTGATTTTAGTAATATCGGTGCTCCAAATAACAATAATGGAACTGTATTTGTTGCAACAAAATCAGAACCACCTAATAGCTGGGGTGATGGTATTGGTCATAATGCTGATTTAGATTTTAACACAGGAGCTCCAGTAGTAACAGTATTAGAAAATACTACAAATTTTGTTTTAAATTGGTATTATGATGGTATAGGTACTTATTATGCCAATTATAATGTTAATGGTACTAATGTGGAGTTAGATTTATCAAAACTTTTTGTTTCAATACCTAATACTTCTTTTGAATTTGGTCCATCAAATAATATTAAAACAACAGTAAAAGTGGACTTTATTGAAGTATGTACAACAGTTAGCGAAATTACTACTGATGGTATATTAAATAACACACCAATAGAAATAAGAGTATATAACTAATATAAAAAACAAAATTGACATCCTCATACTAAGTTTTTATATTTATTAAAGTAAGGTAAATGTCGTCAATGTACGACAGCAAATAGACCACTTAAATAGATATTAATAATGATTAGTCAAGAAGAAATTAAATCATTCTTAGAAGGGAATGACCCCGAAGAACATATAGTCTGTGTAGAATTTGATTACATGAAAGACTGTATTTACAAGATTAAAGAAATACCAACTACAGGTAAAGTAATCCAAAGAGATACATTTATTGCATTTGCATGGGTAGGAGATTTACGTAATTTAAACTTTTACCAAGATTCTAAAGCATTACAGAAGGAAGCTATGACAAAGTATAGTATTGTCATAGAAAAATTAGAAACAAAAGGAAACGAAAGATTAGAAAGAGGACTTAAATTTATGGTTAAGTCTTTAAAAGGTTATCGTACGCTAATACAATTTTTCAGAGATGGTGGATTAGACCCATGGTCCGATAGAGCTAAAGACAAGATACTTATTCTACCTCCTGTAGAACAATATTTAATTTCAAAAGAAAAAAGATTATTTAAAGGTTACGAAGAATATAACGATATTACTCGTTTCGTATTTGACTTGGAGACAACCGCACTAGAACCAAAGGATGGTCGTATATTCATGATAGGTATGAAAACCAATAAAGGTTATCAGAGAGTGATTGAGTGTGCAACCGAAGAACAAGAAAGAAATGGTTTAATAGAGTTCTTCAATGTTATTGATGAAATAAAACCAACAATTATTGGTGGTTATAATTCGGCAAACTTCGATTGGTATTGGATATTTGAAAGATGTAAGTCCTTGAATTTAGATATTAAGAAAATTTGTAGGTCGTTAAATCCTACTAAAACTATCTCACAATCAGAGAGTATGTTAAAACTCGCTAATGAGGTTGAGAAATTTAATCAAGTATCAATATGGGGTTATAATACAATTGATATTATCCATGCGGTAAGAAGAGCTCAAGCAATTAATTCAAGTATAAAGTCGGCGGGTTTGAAATATATTACCCAATATATTCAAGCTGAGGCACCTGACCGTGTTTACATTGACCACACAGATATTGGTTCTATGTATGCTAAGAAAGAGGAGTATTGGTTAAATATTCAGAATGGTAAATATAAGAAAGCAGATAAACCTGAGTTTAATGACCTAGATATTAAATTTCCAAATGTCTATTTAAAAACAACGGGAGATAATATCGTTGAGAGATATCTTGATGATGATTTGGAAGAAACATTGAAGGTTGATGAAGAGTTTAATCAAGGTTCTTTCCTACTTGCATCTATGATACCAACAACGTATGAAAGAGTATCAACTATGGGTACCGCAACTCTATGGAAGATGTTGATGTTGGCATGGTCTTATAAATTTAAATTAGCTATTCCTGAAAAACAAGGTAAGACTGATTTTGTGGGTGGGTTATCAAGACTATTAAGAGTAGGGTATTCAAGAAACGTACTTAAACTTGATTTTAGTTCACTATATCCATCAATACAACTTGTTCATGATGTATTTCCAGAGTGTGACGTTACGGGTGGTATGAAAGCAATGCTTAAGTATTTCCGTGATACTCGTATTCTTTATAAAAACTTAGCAGGACAATTTGAAAAGGAAGACCCAAAGAAATCATTATCGTATGATAGAAAACAATTACCAATTAAGATATTCATTAACAGTATGTTCGGTGCGTTATCCGCACCACAGGTATTTGCGTGGGGTGATATGTACATGGGAGAACAGATTACTTGTACGGGTAGACAATATCTTCGTATGATGATTAAGTTCTTTATGAAACGTGGATATACCCCTCTGGTGATGGATACGGACGGCGTAAACTTCTCCAAACCTGATGATTGGGAGAATAGACGTTATATCGGTAAAGGTCTAAATTGGAAGGTTAAAGAGGGTAAGGAGTATAAGGGTGATGATGCTGACGTTGCCGAGTTTAATGATTTATTTATGAGGGGTGAGATGGCGTTAGATACCGATGGTACTTGGCCGTCTTGTATTAATCTTGCACGTAAGAACTATGCGGTTATGGATGCTAAGGGTAAGGTTAAACTAACAGGTAATACTATTAAATCTAAAAAACTACCATTGTATATAGAGGAGTTCTTGGATAAGGGAGTTAAATTATTATTAGAAGGTAATGGTAGTGGATTTGTTGAGTGGTATTATGAATACCTACAAAGAATATTTGATAAAAAAATACCATTAAAGAAGATTGCTCAAAGAGCTAAGGTTAAACTTTCTATGGAAGACTATAGAAAAAGGTCGACACAGAAAACAAAGGCTGGAGGTGCAATGTCTATGATGGCACATATGGAACTAGCAATTAAACATAACTTAAATGTAAATCTTGGGGATGTAATCTTTTATGTTAATAATGGAACAAAAGCCTCTCACGGTGATGTTCAAAAAGTCGGTAAATTAAAGAGTGGGTGGAGTAAAGAAATAGTGGATTACTACACTGCAAATAATCAACCACTACCTAAAGATGGTATTGATTCTGTAGTTAAAATTAATTGTTACATGTTAGATGTTGGTGAGTTAGAAAACAATCCTGATATGACGGGAGAATATAATGTGTCTAGAGCAATTGCAACTTTCAATAAACGTATTGAACCATTACTTGTTGTTTTTAAAGAAGAAGTTAGAAATTCATTAATTGTTTTAGACCCTGAAAATAGAGGATTGTATACTAAAGAACAATGTGAACTTATTAATGGATTACCATTTGAACAAGGTGACCAAGATAGATTACAAGAAGATGTTTTAGATATCTCAGAAGACGAATTAAAGTATTGGGATAAAAGAGGTTTAAACCCTGATTACATGTATGAATTAGCTTCAGATGGATGGGAAGAATATGTTTAAGACATTTTTAATCCATCTGAACTTAATATATACCAACCACCAGCACAATAGGCGAATTCAACACAAGCTCCTTTGTCAATGAATATTTCATCGTATTCATCGTCTATTTGACCTAATAGTGGGATAATTAAAACTTTAGTTAACGCTTTAATTGTAATTTTTTCAGTTGTTGTGTGGTCTAGTCTTATGGTACAACTTTCAACATTTTTTACAATAACAATATTTTCACCTTTTGTGGTAAAATTGTTATCTGAAACAATAGCAGAATCTGGTAAAAAAACCAATTTTCCGTTTATTAATCTTTCGTATGGGGCATTTCTAACAACAGCCATAAATTATATTACATATATTTGACGAGGGAATGCTCTAAACTTCATTGCCTTGTTTAAATTTTCGGCGGTCAAAGCTTCTTTTTCCATCATTTTTTCAGGTCTCATTCTTTCAAGTCTTGCCATCAATTCTTCTTTAAGTTTATCTCTTTCATCTTTACCCTCAGTTAATAAACTTGTATAATCCATAGTTAACTCACTATCTGGTGTTTTAAGATTACCACTATATTTACCTCTAACCCTACCTAAAGTTTCTTTACAAAGACCGATAAACCATCTTCTAACCCATTGTTGTGCGGGATTATTTAACTCATCCCAAGATATTTCATCAATTGGAACATCAGAAGGTAATTTAACTATATCTGGATTCTTTCTTAAACAGTCGTCTCTATCTGCACCGTCAACATCATAATACCAATACCAAACTTTTCCGTTATGAAATGATGCATTTCCAAAATCCCATTTACCACCAGGTGTGTTCATTAAATGAATCATTTTTTTACCATCAGGTAAAGCCGTTATTCTATAAGTTAAGTCGCCACCAATTATTCTTCTTTGGATGTTAGTTTCTTGCATTCTCAATAACATATCAAATGCTGGCATCATGGTGTAAGAACCTGAATAACCTAATTGAGCAAATCCACCCGTACCTCCAAGTCCTGGCCCACCCATAGCTCCAAAAGCCCACGGGTCAAATAACACATTATTCAATGTTGGTGGGGTGTACCATAAAAGTTCATTAATTTCTCTTCCTGCAGGAATTTCGTATAATTGTTGTTTTTGTTGTAAAACAATGTAATCTTTTTTTAATACCCAATCACCACCTGTTTGAAGTCCCACAATTTTTGAATAAGCATAACTATATCTTGTTTCATAATCTAAACTTCTAGTTATAAATGCTCTTGTTAATGATTGTTCGTCTAAATTTAAATTTTGTAATGCGGACCATTGAGACTCAATTAACCAATCTTGTATATATTGAGAGTAGTCACCGATTGCTAATTCTAATAAAGAATCCAGCATTTCATCATCAAGTTCAACACTTCTTAATGGAGCCCCAAGTAAGTGTTTAACTCTATTATATAATTTTGTTCTTTGTGGTTCTGAGATTATTGACATTATATTCTTTTATGATAAATATTCTAAACAACTAATAAATGCTATTTTATGTTTAGTTTAAGTTCTGTCATAACAGTACCTTCATTTATTTTAGTTTCTAATTTCATCTTGTAAAGTTTTTCAACAAAAGTCCAATTAACAACATCCCAAAACTTTTTAATGTAATCGTCTCTTCTATTTCTGTATTTTAAATAATAAGCGTGTTCCCATAAATCAAGACCTAATATAGGGTATCCACCATTTTCTACGTCATTCATTAGTGGATTATCTTGATTAGGAGTTGACATAATTTTTAATGTGTTGTTATTAGTCACAACTAACCAAACCCAACCCGAACCAAATCTTTCTTTTGCAATCTCATTAAATTTTTTCTTAAACTCAGGGAAACTTCCAAAGTCTTTTATAATTCTTTGGGATACTAACTCTTTTGGTTTTTGAACTGTTGGTGATAACATTTTCCAAAATAATGCGTGGTTGTAAGCACCTCCCGCATTATTTCTAATTGTTTTATTAAATTTACTGATAGTTTTAACAATATGTTCTAAATCTAAATCCCCAAATTTTTCTTTTTCTAACGCCAAATTTAATTTTTCAACATATCCTTTATAATGTTTATTATAATGAACACTCATCGTTTCGGGGTCAATAAATCTTTTTAAAGCTGATTGAGAATATGGTAACCTTTCAATTCCAATTTTCCTCATTTCATTTATGAAAAATTTTTCATTATTTTTATTTTCTTTCTTCACAATTTCTTCTTCTAATTTTTCAATTTGATTAACTAAATTTTTCATACAAAATAAGTTTTAATAATAAATATTAAGATTTATTGTTTATTAGTTTCATAATTTCCTCAACAACATCTGCTTTGTCTAAATTATCACCCATTACAGTTTCAAAAATATTTTTCTTTTTGGATAAAATATCATATATAACACCTTCAATAGTATTTTCAAATATTGGATAATAAACTGAAACGTTTGATTTTTGTCCATATCTATACGCTCTGTCTTCTCCTTGACTATGGTCAGAGGGGACAAATGATAGGTCATTCATAATTACGGCTTCACCCGCAGTTAATGTTAAACCAACACCAGCAGCTTTAAGATTTCCAACAAATACTTTTATTTTATCATTCGTTTGGAATTCATCCACAGCATTTTGTCTTTTAGCGGGAGAACAACTACCATCAACATAGACCGCTTTTTTCCCAAAATGTTCCACCAATTTTTGTAGAGATGCGGTAAAGTTTGTAAATATAATAACTTTCTTTCCTTGTTCCACAATATTTTCGGCAAGTTCTATTGACGACTCTATTTTTTCATCCGCAATTATCTGTCTAACTTTTGTGAGTTTGGTAAATTGTAATGTCATAGATGATGATTCTTCGGCCTTGGTTTTATACCAATCATAATATTCACCCATTAGTTCCTCATATAATCTTGACCTTAATCTCAAATAAACTGGTGTGATAATCTTGTCAGGTAAATCTAAAACATCTTCTTTTAATCTTCTCAACACTTGTTTAGATGTTCTATCTCTAAGTTCTTCAAGATTGGAAGCCCCATTTGTATTCCATATTTTTCTATTTCCACCGACTCTAAATTGATATCCTTCACAATACCTAATAACATAGGCCATCCAATTTCCAGCAACAGGGTTTTCAATTAAACTTAATAAATTATAATAATTGATTGGCCTTGATGTCATTGGAGTTCCTGTTAATAACCATAACTTATCGGCTCTTTTAGCAAAACTATTAATAAGTTTAGTTCTTTGAGCTTGAACATTCTGAAGATAATGGGCCTCATCAATTATTATTAAATCAAAATTACATTGATAAATTGGACTATTCTCTTTGTCTTTTATATCATAAAAATTTTTAATAATATCGTAATTGGTAATAACAAAATCGTGTTCGGTTGAGAAATTTTTACCCTCACAAATAAAAACACTTTTATCACTATAATTCGCAATCTCTCTTTGCCAATTTATCTTAAGGGATGCGGGACAAATAATTAAAATCTTTTTGGCTCCTGTTTCTAATGCAGCGATAATGGTTGATGTAGTTTTACCCAATCCCATATCATCTGCTAATATAAATCTTTTACTACCAACCAATTTTTCAATGGCCTCTTTCTGATGACCTAATGGGGGACGATGGTCATATTTGGTATAATCAATTTGAACTTGTTCTACCTTATGTGTTTTAATTATTGAGTTTTTAGGTAACCAAAAATCATGTATGGTCTCTCCACTAAAAACCTTACCCCAAATATGATATGATTTATCTTTCTCAACTAATAATTTCTCGACCCAAATCTGTTCAGGTACTATAGTGTACAATTTTTCATCTGCAATTTTTTGAGCGAAGTAGGGGTCTAAATCAACCCATTTCTTAGCTACTTTAGGTTGAACATTGTGAAAATTAATAATATAGTCTGATTGAGCACGAGTAGGGTAAAACTTATTATTAACTTGTTTTTGTCGTTTTAATTTAAGTATATAATTATTTGCACCCTCATAAGAATCCAAAATATTTAATGCTGTTCGTTCTATTAAATGTGTGCTATTTTCCAAAAAAACATTATTTAGTTAATAATAACAATTTTATAAATATTTATCAATATGTCAAATAATAAAGTACCAATTACAAGGTTAGGTAAATTTTTTGGAGCCGAAGACTTTGATTTAGATATAAATATGGGTGAGGAGTGGTTACATGGTGATATGAATTTTACTTTGGTATTATATCGTGTAGATAGATATAAAACCAAAACAGACGATGTTTATGGCGAAACAGTTTCGGACGGTATTAAATTTTTAACACCTGTAGAATTTAAAGCGTATGTTAAAATATTAGCACCTGAAAATAAATTAATGGGTAGTTCAAAAATTGAACAATTTGAACCTGGTAATATAGAGATAGGGGTATATCAAAAACATCTTGATGAATTAAATATCGATATTTCTTATGGTGATTACTTAGGGTATTATGAAACTGAAACAAGAGTTAGATATTATGTGGTTAATAATGATGGTAGAGTTGTTTCAGACAATAAACATACTTATGCAGGATATAAACCATTTTATAGAAGTATAAAGGCTTCTCCTGTGAGTCAAAATGAATTTAGAGGATTATAATTATGCCATTTCCTAAAAAAATAAAAAAAGATATTAATCTAACACATTATAGGACTCTTTATCCAAGAAGACTTGAATTATTAGATAAAATAAATGAACACGGTACTTTTTTACCTAAATCGATATTACATGCCGATTTGGATAAAGGATTTTTAGATTTTGTTAAAGATGACCTTAAGGTTGTTGTTGAAGGAAAAACAATACCAACAGTGGATATTTTAGTAACAACACAAAATTGGACTCAATTTACTCAAACTTGGAATTTCCAAGACTTAGATAAAAATACATCACCACCATTTATAACTGTAGTTAGACAACCTGAAATTAAGTATGGTTCAAATCCTGCTTTGTTATATACAATACCAAATAGAAAACAGTTTTATTATGCATCAGTACCAAGTTTTGATGGTAATAGAATGAATATAGATGTTTATACTATACCTCAACCTGTTCCTGTTGATATAACATATAATGTTAAAATTGTTTGTAATAGAATGAGAGAGTTAAATTCTCTTAATAAGATTATATTACAAAAATTTTCATCAAGACAAGCATATACTGTTATAAAAGGTCATTATATTCCAATTATTTGGAATAACATTAGTGACGATGCTTCTGTTATGGAGATTGAAAAAAGAAAATATTATATACAAAGTTATGAATTTATACTTCTTGGATTTTTAATTGATGAAGATGAGTTTGAAGTTAAACCTGCGGTCGAAAGATTATTTCAGATACATGAAGTAACTGGTGAAAAAAGAGGAAAAGGAAAAAGACAAAAATTAGAGAATCCGTCAAGTTACCCAATTAACATATCATTAACTGGCGGCACAACAACTTACACTAAAACATTTTACGATAGAGTTGATTTGTCAGTAATAAATACACAAAATATTTCAAGTTATGATATTTTTATTAATAACCAATTTTTCGGTTCTAATATGATTAAAATATTAATTAATAGTGGAGATGAAATTAGATTTGAAATAAGTAAAACAGATAGTAACCAAGATTCGTCAATAGAACTTGTGGCTAATATAGTTTAATTTTCACCATAGATATCTTTCTTTTCTTTACATTTCTCTAAAATTAAATTTTCTAAAAACTTATAAATTTTAATACCTCTTTTATCACAATATTTTTTTAATACCTCATGTGATTCTACAGATATCTTAAGATTTTTTATTTTCTTTTTGTTTTCCATAATTTAAATAGGCAGAAAAAAGGAAGAAAATAATCTGCCATAATATAAATATCTTTTTAAAAGTAAAGTTTTTTCGTACAAAAACAAATATTTATTGATAAAATAAATCATACAAAGAAAAAATAAGAATGATGGCAACAAACAGTAAAGTTTTCGTATCCCCAGGGGTGTATACGTCAGAAAGAGATTTAAGCTTTGTAACTCAAAGTGTTGGTGTAACAACTTTAGGTATTGTAGGTGAAGCATTAAGAGGACCTGCATTCGAACCTATTTTTATATCAAGTTATGATGAGTTCCAAACTTATTTTGGAGGAACTACTCCTGAAAAATTTATAAACACGCAAATACCTAAATATGAAGCGGCATATATAGCTAAAGCATATTTACAACAATCTAACCAAATGTTCATGACAAGGGTTCTTGGATTGTCAGGGTATGATGCGGGACCATCATGGTCTATTCAAACAATCGCAAATGTTGACCCAACTACTGTTGGTTTTAATCAAGTTTGTACATCAACTCCAAACTATGAAACAAATACTTGTGATATAAATTGTGATATTGTAGAACTTTCTTTTGATGTTGATTTCTCAGGATGTTCAAATCAAAATGGTTCTATTTCATTTTTAACTAATTTTCCTGACGATATTCAAAGTTTATTGGACGTTGCTTATACCGAATTTAATGGAGGTTCTTCAACAATAAGAACGGAAATTAATAATCAATTATTGGGTATTTTTAGCAATCCAACTTCACAATTAACATCAATTAGTTATTTTGGTACTGTATCTGAAGAAGATTACGTATTATTAAGTCCTATTTTTACTGGTGAAACTAATGTTTATAACGTATCTAATGTATGTTATTCATTAGCCGATTTTTCAGCACCACAAAATGACCCTTGGTATTACAATCAATTTAGTAACTGTTTAGTAGATGCTTATAGTGGATTTTCATTTTGGACTATTGTGTCTAATATGACCATGTTACCTAAAACAACAACCACTACAACTTCTACGACTACAACAACAACTCAAAGTAATCCTTGTGTTACAACGAGTACTACATCTCCTTATACAACAACAACTACAACACAACCAGATTGTTTCTCAGGTACTGTTCATGGTAAAATATACTATTACACAGGTACTTCTTACACTAACTATAATAATATGGTTATTGCAACTTTAAGGTCAAGAGGTATTTCTACATTTAATGCGACTCATGATGGTCCAAAATATGAAGTGAGTGAATTAAGTGCAACTACTTTAGATTTTAGTGGTACTTATTCGGCGGTATTAAAGAATCCTTTTTCAACATTTGCAGTTAATGTAACTAATGATGACGGTAAATCTTTTGTATTTAAAACATCATTCAGTATTTCAGATTCAACATATCTACCTAAAGTATTTGGTGTTGATAATTTTGGTAAACCAAGAGCAGATGTTCCATTGTTTGTTGAAGAAAGATTTGATAGTTTATTACAATGGGCATATAATAAAGGATATATTAGAGGTTTAAGACAAGATTTAGTAAGACTTGATAGTGCGAGAAGTCAACAAACTGATAATATTGCTTGTTATCTTGAAAAATACCAATCTCCTGAAACACCTTGGTTAGTTTCTGAATTAAGAGGTACTAAAGTTTATAGATTATTTAAAGTAATTTCAATAGCTGATGGTAATTCGGCAAATAGTCAAATTAAAATATCAATGATTAATATGTCATTTGATAATCAAACATTTGATGTAATTGTTCGTGATTTCTATGATACCGATGACGCACCCGTTGTTTTAGAAAAATTCACAAATTGTTCAATGGATTTAAATCAAAACAACTTTGTCGCTAAAAAAATAGGTTCTTCAGATGGTGAGTTCGCTTTGAAATCTAAATTTATAATGGTTGAAATGAATGAAGACGCTCCTAAAGACGCATTACCTTGTGGTTTTGAAGGTTATCCATTCAGAAAATATGATGGTGTAAGGTCACCATTCCCTGTTTACAAAACAAGATATAATTATCCTGGTGAAGTTGTATATAATCCTCCATTTGGTTATTCAAATGGTACCGATAATCCAACAACAACTTCGGGTGATAACGTTAGAAGAACTTATTTAGGTTTATCTAACTCTGTGGATTCAGAATATGATTTGGATTTCTTCCAATATGTTGGTAAACAAAATGTTGGAACTACTTTAAACCCTATTCTACAACCATGGGATTTTTTAACTAAAGGATTCCATATGGATTCAGGAGCAACTATTATCTCAATTTCTGATAATTGGTCAAGTTCAGGTAGAACAGCGTTTGCGGTAGGTGCTGCAAATTTCAGTAGTGAACCTGATAAACAAACAAACCCTTATTATAGATTATATGCTAGAAAATTCACGGTATTTGTTGCTGGAGGATTTGACGGATGGGATATATATAGAGAATATCGTACAAATGGTGATAGATTTGTATTAGGTCAAAGTGGTTATTTAGCAGGTGCAGCACCTGACGATAGATATCCAAACGCAACTGGTTCTGGTTTATTCAGACAAATTGCAATTGGGGATAATAATGTAGATTGGGCAAATACTGACTATTACGCTTATTTATTAGGTCAACAAACATTCTCAAATCCTGAGTCTGTAAATATTAACGTATTTGTAACTCCAGGTATTGACTACGTAAACAATAGTAATCTTGCTGAATCTGCAATTGAAATGATTGAGTATAATAGAGCAGATTCATTGTATATTGTAACTACACCTGATTTTAATATGTTTGTTCCAACAACAACAAGTCAATTTGATTTGATTTATCCTACAGATGCGGTTAATAACCTATTTGAAACTGGTATTGATTCAAACTATACCGCAACATATTATCCTTGGGTATTGACAAGAGATACTGTTAATAATACTCAAATTTACATTCCTGCAACCGCAGAAGTTACTCGTAACTTAGCGTTAACTGATAACATCGCATTCCCTTGGTTTGCATCAGCGGGTTACACAAGAGGTCTTGTAAGTGCTATCAAAGCGAGAAAGAAACTAACTCAAGAAGATAGAGATACGTTATATGTTGGTAGAATCAATCCAATTGCGACCTTCTCAGATGTTGGTACCGTAATTTGGGGTAACAAAACTCTACAAATTAGAGAAAGTGCTCTTGATAGAATCAATGTAAGAAGATTGTTATTACAAGCTCGTAAGTTAATTTCAGCAGTATCTGTAAGATTATTGTTTGAACAAAACGATGAAAAAGTAAGACAAGATTTCTTAAATGCGGTTAATCCTATTTTAGATGCTATTAGAAGAGATAGAGGTTTATACGATTTCCGTGTAACAGTTTCTTCATCACCTGAAGATTTGGATAGAAATCAATTGGTTGGTAAAATTTATATAAAACCAACAAGAGCGTTAGAGTTTATAGATATTGAATTCTTAATTACTCCAACAGGAGCATCATTTGACAATATATAATATTTATAATTAAAATGGGTGGGGGATAAACTCCCCACCCTTTATTCAGAATATGAGAAAAAGATTAAAAGAAGGTATGGGTGGCGAAGGTACTCCTGATTTAAAGTATTACGCTTTTGATTGGGATGATAATATTGTTACAATGCCAACACAAATTATTGTCAAAAATGATAAAGACGAAGAAATTGGGATGTCTACCGAAGATTTTGCAAAATATAGAAGTAGAATAGGTAAAGAAGATTTCATGTATAATGGTGAAAAAATTGTATCATATGCTGAAACACCATTTAGAAATTTTAAAACTGAAGGTGATAAATTATTTATTATTGATTCTACTTTAGCAAAACCAGGTCCAGCTTGGGAAGACTTTAAAGAGGCAATAAATAACGGTTCAATATTTTCGATTATTACAGCTAGGGGTCACAACCCTAATACAATTAAAGAAGCCGTATATAATTATATTATATCGGGATTCAATGGAATTGATAAAAATGAACTAGTTAAGAACTTAAAAAAATATAGAGAATTTACCGACCAAGAAGAATTAAACGATATGGAATTAATTAAAAGTTATTTGGACTTATGTAGATTTTATCCTGTTTCGTTTGGTAAAGGTGCTGAGGCTAACCCTGAAGAAGAAAAAGTAAAATCCTTAAAGGAATTTGTAAGTTATATTAAAGAACTTTCGGGACAATTACATAAAAAAGCTTTCTTAAAAAACGACATTAGAAACTATTTCTTACCTACTATTGGTTTTTCTGATGATGATATTAAAAATGTAGAAGCAATTAAGAAACATTTTGAAGATGACTCAGAAAATATAGTTAAGGTATATTCAACTCATGGAGGAACTAAAACTAGATATTAATTAAGTAAGTTTCTAGTAGAAGAATAAAAATTAAAAAAATAAAGTAAATACAAAAATTTTTAAAAAGGAAGTATTTATAAATAATAAAAACAAAAAATTAAAATTTAAATATTATGGCTGATTTACTCATGAAAATGCCGATACCGTACGAACCCAAAAGGCAGAATCGATTCATCTTAAGATTTCCATCTGATTTGGGTATAAACGAATGGTTTGTGGAGTCTGTTGGTAGACCACACGTAAAAATTAACTCTGTACCAATTCCTTTCTTAAATACTGAGACATATGTTGCAGGTAGATTTACTTGGGACCCAATTCAGGTTAAGTTTAGAGACCCTATTGGACCATCAGCAACACAAGCGTTAATGGAATGGGTTCGTTTACATGCAGAGTCTGTTACAGGTCGTATGGGATATGCAGTTGGTTATAAAAGGGATGTTTTTTTAGAAATGTTAGACCCAACAGGGGTTGTTGTTGAAAAATGGCAACTAGTTAACACATTCTTAACTGATGTAGGATTTGGAGATTTGAACTACGGTCAAGATGGTTTAGTTGGTATTTCAGCAACTCTTCGTCCTGATAGATGTATATTAATTTACTAATATCATCAAATTATATTGATAAAAAAAAATACTATTGTATATTTAACCGTAGGGAAACTATAAACTCTCTACGGTTAATTTTTTATATATATGGATGAATCAAAACAATATGGTCAAAAAGAATTTAATTTACCACATGATGTGGTAAAACTCCCATCAAGAGGAGTATTCTACAAATCTAAAAAAAGTGCACTTAAAATAGGTTATTTAACTGCTGCTGATGAAAACTTATTATTGGCAGGTGGTGATAATCTTATAATGACACTATTAAGAAATAAAATATATGAAAGTGATATTAAACCTGATGAATTGTTACAGGGTGATATACAAGCTATATTAATATTTTTAAGAAATACTGCTTTTGGTCCTGAATATCGATTTAGTGTTAATGACCCCGATACAATGAAACCATTTGAATCTACAATTAGTTTAGAAGAATTGTATATTAAAAAAACAGAAATAGAACCAAATGAAGATGGTTCCTTCTCAACTATATTACCTAAATCTGGTTTTAGTGTAAAATTAAAACCATTATCTTTTGGTGAATTATCTGATTTAGATGATTTAGCCTCGAAATATCCATCGGGTAGAGTTGCTCCAAAACAAACATGGAAACTTAATAAAATGATTATTGAGTTAAATGGTACTACAGATAGAAATATTATTAGTCAAAATATAGAAACTTTACCTATTTCAGATTCAAAATTCATTAGAAAATTCATTGATGATAATGAACCAAGTTTAGAATTAACCAAAACAGTAAAGGCCCCATCAGGAAAGGAGGTATATGTGAATATATCCTTCGGGGCAGAGTTCTTTCGGCCTTTCTTCTAATTACCGACAATTACAATCTTGGGAATATTATGTCTGTACGAAACATTTAAATGTTTCTTTTACGGACTTTATTATCATGCCCATATATCTTAGAAAATATATTATCAATGAATTGATTAAAGAGAACACACCAACAGAAAATTAATAACTAACTATTTATAGTTAAATCTTTTATTTATGATGTTATACGCTACAGGAGGTACCGACACTCAAGGAACACCAGTTCAAGAATCTTTTGATTTAATGAAAAGATTGAAAGACTCCATTGATTTGGTCGGTGTTGCTCAGAGTAATACCACACAATTTTTTGCAAATTTACTTAAAGATTTTAATTCTATGGAAACTGCGGTTACCGAAATAGCATTAAAGTTTGGGGGGAATAGAGAGTTTGCGAATGAAATTAAACAAACTATTAACGAGGCAACCGCTAGTGTTGTTGCTTTAGGGGGTAGTATGGATGATGTAATTAAAATGCAACAAGGGGTAATGAAGGGTTTAAGTACTCAAACAGAGATTGATAAAGATTCTTTTAAAGATATATATGCTATTGGTAATTTAATTGGGGATGGTAATAAGGCTACCGCTGAATCAACCGCAAAATTAGTTAAAGAATTTTCGGATGCGGGAATTGGAATATATCAAATGACTAAAGATATGGGTGGATTGATAACAACAGCAAGACAAATGGGAGTTGCAACTTCTGCGGTATACACTCAACTTAGTACTAATATAGGTAAATTAAATCTTTATAATTTTGATAACGGTGTACAAGGAATGGCTAAGATGGCGGCACAGGCGGCTGGTCTTAGAATTGATATGTCCAAAACTTTAGATATTGCGGATAAGTTATTTAATCCTGAAGATGCTATTGAGATGTCGGCAAAACTACAGGCCATGGGAGTTGAAGTTAGTAATTTACTTGACCCATACAAACTTATGGATATGGCAAGAAACGACCCTGCCGAATTACAGAGTTCAATTATTGAAATGACTAAATCCTTGACTTATTTTGATGAGAAAAATCAAAGAATGGCAATATTACCTGGAGCTCAAGGACAGTTAAGAGAAATAGCAGGTGCTTTAGGTATGTCAAGTGCCGAATTAGCTAAGATGGCGGTAAACGCTGGTGACTTGGACAGAAAAATGAATGAAATAAAATTTAATGGAAATTTTGCAAGTGAAGAAGATAGAATGATGGTTGCTCATATGGCTCAATTAGGTAAACAAGGAACCGAATTTGAAAATAAATATGTTGTTCAAATTTCGGATGAAAATGGTAAAGTAATTACTAAGGCTGTAGACCAACTTACTGATGCAGATAAGAAGAGAATACAAAAAATGGAGGAAGAGGCTAAAAAAGACCCAACACAATTACAAAGAGACGCAAATAATAGCTTAACTAATATTGCTAATAATACTTCGGCATTAAAGGGTGTTGCTCCAAGAGCCGTGGCAGCGTCGACTGGTTTTAATAATATTTTTAATAAAGCCGCGCAATATGCGGAACCATTACAAAAGGCAACTGCAGAAGCGATGGGTGTTGATTTTAAAGATAAAGGGGTTGTAGATGTCACAAGAATCACAAACAATATGAGTCAACTAGGAGGAGAGTTAGTTGACCAAATTATTAATTTAACTAAAGGAGGAAAATCATTTGATGATGTCGTAAAAGAATTAGGAAGTACATCAAAAAAAGCAATCTTAGAAATTGCGAATGCTCTTCAAAAAATACCCGCAACTGCAACACAGATATCAAAAAACGATGGAACTAATATTGATTATTCAATGTTTGCTAATGGAATTTCAAATGCTGTTCTTTCTAAACTTCAAGGGTTTGTTCCCTCGTTAAACATTACCCCATTACCAATGTCGAATAATACTACAATGTCAAACAATACAAATTTGAATTCTAGTAATACAAATATTAATAATACTACTAATCTTAGTAATTCTTCTTCAGTTTCTGTTAATGGTATTATAGAACATAAGTTCCCTGATAATTTACAAAATATTTGGAATATGGCTCTTAATGACCCTAATTGGATGTCAACACTACAAAAAAAGTTATCTGAAATTAATAGTAGTAATAACGCTTTAATGGGTGTTGGTCAATAAAAATAAATAAATATAGTATTTATAAATAAAACTAAATGCCAAGTTATTTAACATTTGCTTCAACAAAAAAATATAGGAATGATTTATTAGGTAAGAATTTAAAACCTTATACCGTACCTGGTGTTTATGTACCGCCTTCAATTACTGATATTGTTAGGGATATATCTGATGAGGTTTCAGTCGCATCAGATGTGATTGATTCAAATGACGATTTAATTGCTAAAGATATATTTGCGGATATATTATATCCATTAAATGCTTATGGACCCACAGGTGGGTTTGAGAAAACATTAGATGTTGGAGGGTTAGCCAATACAAAATCCAATTTAGGACCATATAGTGTATCATTTGTTGGTAACTTACCTAAGTTAAGTGAACCAATTGAAAAACATATACCCACTCAAAACAAGTATGCTCCACAAGAAACAATACAATTAGTATCAATTAATAATACTCAAAGAGTACCAACATTTAAACAATACGCAGAACCATTAAGTTTTGTACCCTCAACATATACACCGTACCAAATACTATTTCAAAAAAATCCAACAGGTAGTGATGGTACATTACAACAAGATTCTTTTATTGCTCAAATAGGTGCTAGAACATTAAAAAAATATTTTCAAGATAGAATCGGTGTTAAAATAAAGAAGAACACATTAGGTGTTGTTAATTTAACTTCGGCAATTGGAAGCTCAGACCAAGCAACTCAAATTTTACAAGGTAAGACTCCATTGATTGAAAGAGATTGGGGTATTACAAGACCAAATAGTCCGCAAACGGCGTCAATGGATTTTAGTAATAGACTTGAAGGCGTTTATATACCAAATTCAGTAATACCTGGAAATTATTTTATAGATAACTCACAAAGTTTAAATTTATTTGGTCAAATATCTTCGGCATTTTCAGGAGGTAAAGACCCTAGAGATACTGCAATCGGTAAATTATTTGGTAGATTTTTACATGAACAATCACCGTCTCAATTATTTTTAGATTATACAGGAGAAGGACAAAAGGCTCAATTATATTATCAATTAGGATTTAATAGATATTCTCCCGATTATGATAAATCATTATTAGGTGAGGTTGGTGATATAGTAAGAAGTGGAATTAGAAGTTTATTGGATTTACCAACAAGGGGAGGTTATTATGTTGGAAGTAAAAATTTAGACCCAGGTAGAATTACATCACCATCAGGAGAAGTACCAATAAATCCTTGGGGACTTGAAGTTAAAGCTCCTGTATATGGACCAACTGAAGTTGCTAATCAATATGAAAATGGGTTAACATTTAATTTTGGTTTAAATGGAATATCTCCAAGTGATGGAGGAGGAGTAACAGGAGGATTAGTTTGGACATCACCAAAATATAACAATCCAGGATTTAAAGCTACTGTTGGAGGAGACCAATATACACAAGAAGATGGTCAATTTAATTTAGTAAAATCAGAATTAGAAACTTATGATTCTCAAAACTATGATTTTAAACAAAGTTCCATATTAGACCAAACACAAAGGATTGTTGATTCGACACCAAACGGTTCTAAAAGATTATCACATGCTGGTAATGCGATTAATCAATTGAGTAAAGTTTTTAATGATGGGTATAAAGAAATAACAAAAGGTTCTAAAGTTGTTGAATATAGTAATAAAACTAAAAACTCATTTGAATCTACTAATGTTTATTGTAGAGTTTTTACTAAAGACACTCCATATTTAACGTTTGCGGATTTACAAAAAACAGATGGAAATATTAGAAAATTTGGATATTCTATTTTAGATAACACATATAATCTAAATATAACACCAACAAAAAATCCTGGCTCAACAAATATTGTTAATGGTAAGGTTAAAAAATATATGTTCTCAGTAGAAAATTTAGCTTGGAGGACTTCAAATAGACCAGGATTTACATATAATGACTTACCTGAATGTGAAAGAGGTCCTAATGGTGGTAGAATTATGTGGTTTCCACCGTATGATATAAGTTTTAATGAATCATCATCACCATCTTTCACACCTCAAGATTTCCTTGGAAGACCTGAACCTGTTTATACTTACAAAAGTACTAAAAGAAGTGGTACATTAAGTTGGAAAATAGTTGTTGACCATCCATCAATTTTAAATACAATAGCACAAAAAGAATTAAAAAACGAATCAAACGTTAAAAGAGTTAATGATATTGTTAGTTCATTTATTGCAGGATGTTTAAAGTTTGATATATATGAGTTAGCTAAAAGATGGAATACAATACCAACTAACCAGTTGTATGAAATGCAACAATATGTTATGAATAATGGTTATTTAACTCAAGAAGATATTAAAGTTGTTGGAGATGAAATAGGTGGAAGTAATACTACAAACTCAACGGCAACTCCTGATAAAGTAGATGTTAAAACAAGTGATATTCAAGTCCCTGATTTAAAAGCGTTTGAAGGATACGCTTATTATTTTGATAATGATTGTCCTGATTGTGTTAATACAAATAATACAACAACTACACAACAATGGAATACCTTGTATAATAATTATATTGGAAAGGAATCCACTTATTTAACAAGAGCGGCAACGCCATCAAATAAAACTGCAGTATCTCAGTTTTTTTCAACTATTAAATTTAACTATACTAAAACGGAAGAATTCTATAAAAAAATAGATGAATTTTTTAAGGCTTTTAAAGCTGGTCCTCAAAATACAACAAAACCATCTGTTGAAATAGTATTAACTGCTAGCGCATCTGCACCCGCAACTAAATCATATAATGTTAATCTATCTAAAAGAAGAATTAATTCAATTGAAAATTATATTAAAAATGTTAGTATATTAAGTGAATATTTTAAAGATGGTAGTTTAAAAATAACTAACGGGGCGGCCCAAGGTGAGGATGCTACCGTTTCTCCAAAAACAACAGATGGTGTTACAGTTTCTCAGGGATTTAATTGTACTGATAATGATACAAATAAAACCCCTTATGATAAGATATATTCACCTAATGCAATGGCTTGTAGAAGGACCGCAATTTCAAAAGTAATTGTTACCAAACCCGAACCACAAAAACAAAATCCAAATGGTGATGGAGCGGGAGCTACAGGAAGTGGTGGAGGTACTATTACATCTAACACAGTTAAAACTCCTCCAGGTTATAAACCAAGAGTTCCCATACCGCCAACAATTACAACTAATCAAAAAATTAAAGATGGAATTAGTAAAAAAATATTAAGATATATTTTATCTGAATGTGATTATTTTGAAATAATAAAAGAAAATAATCCGTTTATTTATGATTCAATTAAAGAAAAAATAAGATATTTTGACCCAGTATTTCATTCTACAACACCTGAGGGATTAAATTCTAGATTAACATTTTTACAACAATGTATGAGACCTGGTGATACAATACCTGTTATAGGTATTGATGGAAAACCAAAATATAATAATTCAGTGAATACTTCTTTTGGTGCACCACCTGTTTTAGTTTTAAGAGTTGGTGATTTTTACCACACTAAAATAATACCAAACAGCTTACAAATAACATACGACCCATTAATTTTTGATTTAAACCCTGAAGGTATTGGAGTTCAACCTATGATAGCTAAGATAAGTTTATCTTTTGATATTGTTGGTGGTGAAGGATTAAAAGGACCTATTGATAAATTACAAAATGCGTTGTCGTTTAATTATTACGCTAATACTGAAATGTACGATGAAAGGGCGGATTGGACTGATGATTCCTTTAAAAAAATCGATGCTGATTTAGTTAAAGCTATATTAGATGAACAACCAACAGTTGGAGTTAATGATGTTAAGAATAATCTTGAAAATGGAGGTGGAAATACAATAGGTGTTATTCAGGAGAAAAATGTTACTGATAGTGGAACCACAGGTACAATTACTTATCAAAAAATAATGGATGAATTTTATGGAGGAGGTCAATCATATATTGATGTAATTTATGGTAAAACAAATGAAATTATTACAAATTATAATTTACCAATCTATAATTTATTTTCAGCTAAAAGAAATTATACTGATGGTAAAACTTGTGAATTTACATCACCAAATTCAACGTCACTTTGGGGTAAGTCCGATAGATTTGAGAAAGAATTAGGTTTATTAAGAAATGAAATTGAAAAAGATATAAGAAGTGTTAAAAGTAAAACTGACCCAGGGTTTGAATTTTTACAAAAAGTGTACAGAGAAGAATTTTCGCAATCTTCAATATTAAAATTAAAATCAAATCTAATTAATGAAGTAGATTTAGCTGACATAGATATTAGAAACACGTTGAGTCAAGTAACATCTAATTTTGTGACAGAAGAGCAAAGTTTAATTTTAACAATGAGAAAATTAGACTTTGTTGATACCAAACACGATGGTTACATAAAACAAGACCAAGGTACTGAAATTTATAATATATCTGCAACAACAGGAGTACAAAGTGGTTCTACTTCGGCAACAACTTCAGGAGATACTTATGGAGAATTAATAACTGATTATAAATCAGGTTCAGATAAGTTAAAAACATATTATGAGTTTTTAAAAGAAAACGGATTAATAGATGTTACTTTTGACAACAATGATATTAAATTTCCACCAAAGGCGGACGGTCTTGGTTTTGATTTTCCATCATGTAGTGACTGTTCTAAAGCTGAAAGAAGATTTTATACTATGATGAGTAAAAGAATATTAACAGAATTTGATGCGTTTAGGACTTCAGTTTTAAATGGAATTGAAAATGAACAGGCTAATGGTCTTACTATGGCTAATGTTTTTGATACCAGTTTTAATGTTAAAAAAGTGGATTACAAAAGGGAACATGATTACGAATTAGATGTTTTAAAAGTATTTACAAGCGGATATACTCAAAATTATAAATCTTGGAATCCCTTTGTTAAAGGAAAAGTTAGAAAATTTACTTTTGAAACGGCTCCAAGCGGAACTACACAAAATGAGAGTGTTAGGTTACAAAACATATATAAAATAGGTAATTCAAATACTGATAAAGCGGTATTTAACGGAAAAAATAAATTATTATAATGAGTAACTTATATTTTAATAGATACATTAATTTTTTAATAAATGGGGAACAAACCGTAGTTCCGTTTGTTAAAATACCAGGAAAATCATCAGATAAAAGATATTTTTATAAAGTTGGTGTAAGTAGACTTGATAAAATAAGTCAGGATTTTTATGACTCACCATTTTTTGGTTGGTTAATATTACAAGCAAATCCTGAATTTGGTGGATTAGAATGGAATATTCCTGACGGTGCTCTATTGACAATTCCATTTCCTTTAGTAGCTTCTGTACAGGATTACGAAGCGGCATTAAATAATTATTTCTTTTATTATGGTAGATAACGATGAAAATATACTGGTTGAATTTGATTATCAAAATATTGTATTAGTAGACCCGAACAAAACAATTGATAGTCAGGGTAATGTTAAAGAGAGATTACTCAAACATGAGAATTTGGTTTACTACGCCAATTTAGAGGCGACACTATTACCCAGAACTCGATTAGCCGTTAACGATAACGGTAATTTAAATAATCAAAAAATATCAATTGCTACGGTTAACTTTTTAAAACCTGGAGATAATACCTTTTTGTCTAATGAATATTTGGATGAAATAACGGGATTGGATTCTGTTGGAGGAAAAGGAATTAATCAAATTATTGAAACTAAAAATAATATTTCAGGTTCTGATAAATCACCTAGTATTTCACAAACAGTAGGTAATAACGTGGATACTCAATTATTACTAATTAGTCAAATAAGTGTTGAAACAGATTTGGCGGGTTTTCCCAAAGTGACAATTGAAATGGAGGATATTAGAGGAAGAGCTTTATTTGAAAAAGGTGAAAACTCACCATATGCGGTGTTTTTTAATTATCCGTACCCTATATTTTATTTAACTTTAAAGGGATATTTTGGTAAGGCGATAAAATACCAATTATCTTTAAGAAAATTTAATGCTCGTTTTGATACGGGTAGTGGTAATTTTAAAATAACAGTCGAATTTTTTGCTTATAAATATAATGTACTTACTAGTTTACAGATAAAACATTTATTAGCATTACCGTTTATGTATAATCAAAAGTACATAATATCACCAACAAATAATGCTGGTCCACAAAGTGCTCAAAATTCCGTTGGAAATACAAACGGAACGGTAATACAAAGAAATATTTCTAAAGGTCAACAAAAGATAAATGAGGTTTATTCAGAATATAAATCAAAAGGGTTAATACCTGAGAATTTTCCTGAGTTAACTGTACAACAATTATTAGTTAGGTTAGAAAATTTAGAAAAAAATATTGCTAACAGTTTTACATTGGCTGATTTATCTCCATTAACCGATGCGGAAAATTATAAAAACATATTAATTGAATATCAAAAAGATATTTTTTATGGTAAAGGTACTTCTTGGTTTTATACCTATATGGACGATAAGAATTTTTTTATTGAAAAAAATACGGGAAGAAGAATTTACACGTTTAATAAATTCACAAGAGATAAAGGGCTTAGAGATGCGGCAATTTCAAAATTACAGTCTCTTATTGAGACATATAATAAGCAGTTAAGTGATAATAAAACTTTTGGTAAACCAGGAGGATATGACATCCAAGGACATAAAAATCAAGCGACAATAGACAATAATATTGATTATAATGATTTTATACCAATACCTCAAATTAAACCTGACGATATTGATTATGATGAAACGTTTTATCAAAGAACTAAAAAAAGACCAAATCAAGATGTTGCAGCTTATACTCAATTTAGGGCTGACGTTCAAGCTGTATTAAATTCAATTGAAATCGATGAAAATTTAAATCTTAAATATTATTGGTATTATTTTGAGGGTAAAAACTCGTTTGTTAGTCAAATTGAAATAATGTTTAATCAACTTGCAGCTAAAGTTGAAGAAATAAAAAATGTTTTATCAAAAATATTATCCGATAGACTTGAAACTAATGATGGAGGTATAGGGTTTAAGCCAATATTAAGAAATGTTTTGGCGGTGTTTTTAGCCAGTAGTGAAGCCTTTCTAAGACTTATGTGTGATGTTCATTCTGCGGCTTGGGAACAAAGAGAAACTAAAGAAAGAGTTAATGCTATTTTAGATACAAATAGAACTGTACAATCTGTAGATGCTAAAGATTCTACAGAGGTTAACGGTAAAAATTTAATACCAATTTATCCATGGCCTCAATATTTTAATGAGACCAATGATGATAAAGGGGAGAGGTATGAATTAGCATATCCTGGTGATTCTAAATTCATATCAAAAACAAAAGGGTTTTTGTATGGTGTTTGGCCTGAAATTGAATTTGTTGAAGAATATATAAAAGGAAGAGCAACTATAAAACCTGAAAATGATAGTGGAGGTACAACAACTAATGAAGCTCAATCAATAAATAGAGTTTCATTAAACGCTTTAGATTTTCCAACAAGTAATAGTATTTTTTCAAACAAACAGGAATCTAAATTTATGTATGAAATTTGGGAAAGAGTATTTTTGGCTTCAAATTATCAAAGATTTATGAAACCTAACTCTGAAAATGAAATTTCAGATTTAATTGCTGAGGCTGAATTTAATAATATTAAAGAATCATTAACCACCGACGCACCCTATTTGTTACAAAAGTTAAAACAATATGGTTTTACATCAAATAACTTTGTACCATATTTGGCTCACGTATCTAACGATGGGGTCGGAGAAAGTTGGCAAAAGTACATTAGAGATATTTTTGTGACGCCATATATCCAACAAGAAGTTGATAATAGTTTTGTTATATTAAATAATTCCATAATTAGTCCTGGTGTTAATATTGTTAAACCATTACCAGCACAGTTAGATAAACTAAAAATATATTTAACTAATACAACAAGTAATAGTACTGACTTAACGGATACCATTCCATTTACAGGAGATTCTTCGTGGTTTAAGACCAATATGGCTAATGGGTCAGGAACATCTGAGTTTAATTTATATAATACTACTAAAACATTAGAAATTAATACTGATAAAAAAATGATTTCTAATTTTAGTCCTACAACTAAATCTACTGAAAAAAGACCCGTTACAAATTTTAATTTTTATAGTATTACAACACCTGATGTTAGTTTAGTAACACTTAAACCTTTTTATTCTGCAAGGACTACAAACATAGGTATTAAAAATCAATTACCAACTGAAGGTAGTGTTTATTATAACTATTACAGTGGTAATGTTGGTAGTATACAAACAACGTCTATATTAAACACTCCATATTTTGTTAATTCAATTCAACAGGGGGTTTATAATTGGTTAACAGGAAATACGCATCCATATGTTTCATCAGCCTTTTTATTCCTTAATAGTTTGCCATTAGGAACTTTAAGAGAGAAATATAAAACATACAATAATTCTAATACAACTGATTTAGATTACATTTTTGCAACCTTTAAAAAATTTGGTGCCATACATAAAATACCGTATGCTTGGATTTTAAAGTATGGTTCTATTTGGCATAGATATAAAGTTTGGATTGAAAGTGGTACGGATATTTTACAAAATGTATGGAGTAATTTTGATGGTACTTATAATTTTGACCCATTAACAAATTCAAATTCTAAATCATATAATTTAAATATTGGAGGTGTTAATCAATCAATAACTCTTCAAAAAACATCAACGGCGGGAACAACAACATTAACCGAAATGAATGTTGGATTTTATCCAAAAGTTATTAATGATTTTAATTTGTTTTGTAGGGGATATGATTTGTTTTATAATTACACTGATAGTGAAATTCAAAATCAATTAGTTTCACCTAGTGGGTTTACATTAACGTATACTGATTCATCATCATTTGATAAAACAGCAGGATTTGATACTGCTAATCCAAATGATAATCTAAGATTTAGACCATGGAGTTGTACTCTTATTGACAGTAAAAATAAAAAACAATATGTTGTACCATCATTTGGTACTAACGTTAATCAAGTTCAAGTTGAATGTTTTAAAGATAGTGGTAAATTATTATTACCTGTTAAATCAAATCCCGCAGTTATAAACGGTAGTGTTAGAACATTCTGGTCATTACCTAATTACGGTTATTTTGATAATTCTAAAATTGACATTCCATCACCATACAAATATATGAAAACAGTATTTTATGGTACCGACTCAGCTCAAGAATCATTTTCATTTGGAGATAATGCCGATTATACTACTATGGAAGAAATATTTTCTGTATTCAACAAAGAAATTTTAGATATGATGGAGAACGAGTTCTTAAAATTCTCAAAATCAAAATATGAGTATGAGGTACAACAAGTTGATGATTTAACGGAAAATCGTATTGTGATAAACACGTTAAGTACAGACTTAGATACGACCTATAAGAATTTTCAATTGTTAATGATAGATTTATTAACAGTTAATCAGGTCACTGCAAATAATTCAAATGAAATCATACAAAATATTCAATCTAATCAATTAAAAGATGCGGTTAATGTAATACAAAGATTTATGGAGTATGATGTAGTTGTGAAATATGGTAATCCATCTAATTTTGATAGAAAATTGTTTGATAGTTTTTCAACAGTAAATTATGTTGAAGATAAAATAACATTTAATCCATATATACCTAATTCTTTACCTACGTCAGGAGGAACCACTACAATTGCTGCGTCAAAAAGTGCGAATCCACAAGTATGGATTGATTTGCAATCTTATGTTGGATTTTCTACTATTGATGGTATAAGATATACAAATAGTGGTAGTACTATAACAGATTTTTTTGTGGATAACAATATTGAGTTTACTTCAGACTCAGTTAAAATCTTGGCACCTTTAATTAAAATATACGCAACACAAAAAAAAATAGACCCAAATTATAATAATAAAAAGTTTGTTAACTCAATTGACAATTATTTATTAAACAATAAAAAATTTACCGACTTAGTATTTAATTCTCTTTTTACAAAATTACAAAAAGAATTACCAAATATTGAAATTGTTGACGAAGCTCCAAAGACAAAGGCATTACAAGGAGAACAAACACCATTAGAACTATGGGAATCATTTAAGGCTTTAAACGATACTTGGATTGCGGGATATGATTATAGTCAAACAACATTTATGGAAGATGTTCTATTATTAGATAGGGCAAATAGAAATATTGGTGATAAAATTTATATAGACCCAATTAAGACTAGAAACTTATTTGCAAATATGAATGAAGCCGCTTCTGTTTTTAGTTATATAAGTTCTTTATTAGGAACTCACCATTTTACTTGTTTAATGCATCCAGCATATATTAATTATTATAATGTTCAGGAAGTTCAAAAAGATAATATACCTAAAACTGAAGGTACTCTTGAATTTGGAAATAACTTATTTGGTACTTTTTTAAATGTTGATACAAGAAGTTCATCACCAAAATTGGTTTGTACATATTCTGCGGTTGGTAGTGAACATACTGACACTGGAAAAAATACAACAAATAGATTTAGAAATGATTCTTTTGAATTGAGAAGGTCTAGTGAGTCACCATTATTAGATAATTTAAATAATAAACAAGATTGGGGATTATCTAATAAAGTGGTAGCATTTAATGTTGATATTGGAATTAGAAACCAAAATATATTTCATCATTTTGATATTTCACAAAATTTAGGAAAAGAAACCTCAGAATCTTTAGCTCAATTAAATAATACTATAAACCAAGCAAATGGTAGAAGTAGTGCGACTCAGAATGTTTCGTTATGGGATTTTTATAAGAAAAGGTCATACGAAGCCCAAGTGCAGTGTATGGGTAATGTTATGATACAACCTACAATGTATTTTAATTTGAGATATGTTCCAATGTTTTATGGTCCGTACTATATTACAAGTGTTAAACATAACATCACCCCTGGTAAGTTTGAAACAACATTCAAAGGAACTAGACAACAAATATTTGCATTACCAAAAATAGATAATTATTTACAAACACTAACTAAAGAATTACTTACTGAAATAAGTAATAAACTTAAACAAGGTGTTAGTACAAATAGTGTTGGTGCGACTCAAACTAATAATGCAAATGCTGTTAATTCACAAACTAGTAATTTACAAAAAATAGATACCGTAACAAGTAATTGTAGTGGTAAAATACCTTCACTTTATAGTAAAACACTTAAATTCAGTGCTGCGACACAAAGTGAAAATAGAATTAATCTTCAAGATATGATTAATACTATAAAAACAACTATAACAGGCGGAAGTAATCCTAAAATCACCAAAATTATTTCTTTTGTTACTGTATATCTTAATTCTTATACTTCTAATGAATTTGTTTGTTGGAATAATAACTATTCAGGTGCGAGATTAAATTATGGCCCAAATAATTCTTCTTGGCCTGGTGATAAACTAACTGGACAATTAAAAAAAGAATTTTTATGTCAAATAGATGGACAAGGAGAATCACAACCATATGCTTGTTTTGATAGTATTCAAAATATGTGTAAATTTTTAGAGTATAGATGGGGTGCAAAATCGCCACAGATTAATAATACTCCTTCTAGTATGGTTGAGGCATATACTAGATATTGGAATAATAATTTAACAATAAATGAATATAACGCCTCAAAAACTAATAATGTTGAAAGTTATAATGAATTATATAATATAGTTGAAAAAGCGTTAGAGATTGCTAATAATCCTACTATAGGATTTTAATAAAATTGAAATTTTCATTAAAGTTAGATATTTATAATAAAAATATTATGAGTGCAAAATTAATTTTAGATAATTACTTAGGTAAAAACACAAGAACAACAGAAAAAGATTTAGGTGATGGAAGTAAACAAGTTTGTGACTTGGATACAGGTGATTGTTATACTATCCGAATGAAAGATGGTTTAATTGAAAGAGTAGATGATATAATGTCTAAAAATAAAAAAGTAAGAGTTGAAACTGTTTCAGGTGTCAAACAATTGTTAAACGATTAAGTCATGTCAATAGATAAAAAAATAATAGAAGAATTAAATAGATATCGTACTATAAATAAGTACATTATGGAACAAGACGCACCACCGCCACCAGGAGGAGATGTTCCACCGCCGCCAGCGGGTGATGTACCGCCTCCACCAGGAGGAGATGTTCCACCGCCGCCAGCGGCAGGAGGAGATGCACCTGCAGGAGATGAACCAACACCTGTTGATGTTGAAAATGACCCTGACGTTGAAAAAATAGATAATAAGGGAGAATCTGAAGATAAAGAAGGTGATGAAGATACTGAAGAGTTGGATGTGACTGAATTAGTTAGTAGCCAAAAAGAAATTGCTAAAAAACAAGATGATTATTTTGAAGAATTATTTGCTCATATTGAAAGATTAGAATCTAAGTTAGGTGAAATGGATAATTTAGTTAATAAAATAAATTCATTAGAAGCGACCATAGAAAAAACTCGTCCTAAAACACCACAAGAAAAACTTGAATTAAGAAGTTTGGATTCTGGTCCATATAATCAAAAACTAACTGATTTCTTTGTAGACAAAGAACAAGACATGCAAAAAACGGGAAAAAATGAATATGTTTTAACTACAGATGATGTTGATAATTTTTCACCGTCAGATATAAGAACATCATTTAATCCCGAAGGACCAAATAAAAATTTCGGAATTTAATTTGACAAAGACGTTAATTGAGTTTATATTTAGTTATTAATAAAATTAAATAAAACTTAAATTATGATGTCAACACTAGATTCAGTCTTAGCACAGTACGAAAAATCAAAACAGTCAAGCGGTTCAGGAGGTAATAAAATGTCTCAGGAAGAGAGGATGAAGAAATACTTCGCCGCGATTCTCCCGCAAAATCAAAATTCAGCACAGAAGAGAATTAGAATTTTACCAACCAAAGATGGTAGTTCACCATTTGTAGAAGCGTGGTTCCACGAAGTACAGGTAGGAGGTCAATGGAATAAAATTTATGACCCAGCAAAGAACGACAACGAACGTTCACCCCTCAACGAAGTTTACGAAGAATTAATATCCACTGGTAAAGAATCGGATAAACAATTAGCAAGTCAATATAGGTCGCGTAAGTTCTATATTGTTAAAGTTATTGACAGAGATAAACCTGAAGAAGGTGTTAAGTTCTGGCGTTTCAAGCACAATTATAAGAACGAAGGTGTTCTTGATAAAATCATTCCCATTTGGAGAGCTAAAGGTGATGTTACTGACCCTGAAAAAGGTAGAGATTTAATCATCGAATTGGCGAAAGCTAAAACACCAAAAGGTAAGGATTATACAATTATACAAACGGTTATGTATGATGACCCAAGTCCTGTACACACTGAAAAAGCTCAGGCTGATGAGTGGCTTAAGGATGAGTTAACATGGAGAGATGTTTATTCTAAAAAACAAACAGATTATCTTGAAGCAATTGCCCGTGGAGAAACTCCAAGATGGGATAGTGATAAGGGTGGTTATGTGTTTGGTGATTCATCAAGTTCTGAGGTTATGTTAGGCGGTGACCCACAAATGGATTCTGAAACCGATTCAGAATTACCATTTTAATTAAATAAAATATGATGGGTGAGGTATGTCCTCACCCATTTTAATATTAATAGTATGGCAAATATAATCGATTTATTAGAGGATAATTATTTTATGGACAATAGTAATCTTGGTATTGCTAGAGATTTTTATAAGAGACAAGGATTTCAAGATACTATGTCTTATTTGTTACAAACACAAAGTTCTTTATACAGTAAAGAATTTGTTGACGAATCTATTATTTTATTAGATTCTATCATTGATAATGAGAACATATTAATAACTCAATCAAACAATATAAGGTATAATGATATTCCATATATAATCAATGAATATGAAACAATAACTAATATTCAAAATCGAATTAATTTAGGATTAAAAGTTTTAGTTTATTGTTCAAAACCAATTAACAATCAAATTTATTATAACGTTAAGTTCATATAAAAAAATTATTAAGTTTTTTATGTAATATTTATATTAGATGAATAAAAATATTACAATAGTGATACCTTGTAAAAATGAGGGTTCTCTTATAATTGAGACCCTCATTTTTATTTTAAGTCAAACCGAAAAGTTCAAAATAATTATTGCGGACTCATCTACTGATAAAGAAAGTATTATTTTACTTAATGAATTCCAAGAAAAATATAAAGAACAGATAAAGATAATTAGTGGTGGATTACCATCAGTTGCTAGAAACAAAGGAGCTGAGTTAGTCAAGACGCCTTATGTTTTATTTTTGGATGCGGATATTCATATTAAACAAGATGATTTAATTGTTAAATGTTTGAATAAAATGATAATAGGAAGGTATGATTTGATGACCTGTAAGTTTAAAACAATAGATGGTAAGTTTGATTGGATTTATAAAATATTTAATGTTATACAATGGTTTAGTTCAAAAACAACACCATTTGCTTTAGGTGGATTTATGTTGTTTAAGACCGACACCTTTAATAAATTAAATGGATTTAATAATGAAGATAAAATTGCCGAGGACTACCATCTTAGTTCTAAGATTGTACCAAATAAATTTAGAGTGGAGAATCTTTTTGTTTATACTCCTTCTAGAAGATTTGAGAAAAAAGGTTTATGGTATATGATAAAACTTATGGTTATGTGTTGGTGGAATAGGAATAACGATGAGTTTTTTAAACAGGATTTTAATTATTGGATATGAAAAAAAAAGTAGATATTAATTTTGAGTTTATTGTTGTATCAACTGCCGCAACACTAATAATCCTTACAAAATTAATTTGTGGGATATGAAATATAAAGCAATAATTGTTTCTGATTTGCATCTCGGAACAAAGGACTCAAAAGCAAAAGAGTTTATTGAGTTTATTGATTCTCACCCCACCGATTTATTAATATTAAATGGCGACATTGTTGATGGGTGGGCGCTTAAACGAGGTTCTAAGTGGAAGAACACTCACACAAAAGTTATTACAAAACTTTTAAAGTTATCAAAAAAAACAAAGGTTATATGGATTAGGGGAAACCACGATGAATTTTTAACCGAATTTATGGATATTGATTTGGGTAAGATTGAAGTTAGGGAAGATTATGTTTTGGAGTTATATGATAATACAACGGATGATTTTTTTGTTAAGAAACATTATTATGTTTTTCACGGAGATAAGATAGATGTTTTTATTACCAAATATAAATGGTTGGCAAAAATTGGTTCGGTTGGATACGATATGGCGTTGTGGTTAAATAGGTGGTATAATAGATATAGAGCGTGGAGGAAATTACCATATAAGTCAATATCACAAGAAATTAAAAATGGGGTCAAAACTGCTACAAACTTTATAAATGATTTTGAATCCGAAGCCGTAAAGATGGCTCACAAAAAAGGGTGTTATGGTGTTATATGTGGACACATACACCAACCTTCAAACACGATGACTGAAGACGGTCATTATCTAAATTCAGGAGATTGGGTTGAAAATAGAACCGCAATACTATTGGATAATTCAAATACTTTTACTATATTTAGAATGTAAAATAGTAAAATTTATGGCAGGAATTAAGAAAAAAGATATTGGCGGAATTGGGAATATAAAAGATAAGTTCTCAACCAAAACAAAATATAAAGAAACAAACTACTACAATTGTGGTGAAGCGTTCCATAATGCTTGTGGAATACCAGGTCCTGTAATGGGAGGTATTAATATGTTCTTGGGACATAGTAATAGTAGTAAGACAACCGCGATGATACTTGCAGCCGCGGATGCTCAAAAGAAAGGGCATTTACCTGTATTCATTATTACAGAAAAGAAATGGAGTTGGGACCACGCAGTTGAGTTAGGATTACAAGCAACAAAGAATGAAAACGGAGAGTGGGATGGGGATTTTATCTTTAATGATTCATTTGATTATATTGAGCAGGTTACTGACTTTATTAATGAAGTGTTGGATGCTCAAGAAAAAGGTGAGGTTCCGTATAACTTATTATTCTTATGGGATTCAGTTGGTTCTATTCCATGTAAAATGACATTCGATGGTAAGGGCGGCAAACAACATAATGCGGCTACATTGGCGGATAAGATTGGTATGGGAGTTCATTCAAGAATCACCAAATCAAAGAAAGAAGATTATCCGTATTATAACTCAATGGTTGTAGTTAATCAGCCTTGGGTTGAGTTACCTGACAATCCATTTGGACAACCTACAATTAAGGCGAAGGGTGGTGAGGCTTTATGGTTGGCGTCATCATTGGTGTTCTTATTTGGTAATCAAAAGAACGCAGGTATCAATCACATTACTGCAACCAAGAATGGTAGAACAGTATCTTACGCTATTAGAACAAAAGTATCAATCCTTAAAAACCACGTAAATGGTTTGGGGTACAAGGATGGAAAAGTAATAGCCGTTCATAACGGATATATTCAAGATACCAAAGAAGATTTGGAAAAATACAAAAAAGATTACTCACAATATTGGAATGCAATATTATCAGGTGATGGTGAATTATCATTAGAAGAATCAGAAGAAGTAGAAATAACAGAATAGAAATATTAATTTAACAAAATTAACCCTCCCCATAAAGGAGGGTTTTTTTATTTATTTTTTTTATTAACTATTTACTTTTTACAAAATATTTATAGTAAACCAACCTATGAAAAACTTATCTAAAGAAGAACTATTAAGCCGACTTGAAGGTATTAATAGAAGTAATGCCATTATCTATTTTGACCTAGGAGGTATCATTTTGGGTGTAAACGACATTTTTTTGTTGGCGATGGGATATGGTGTTGATGAATATAATGAACTTATTGGTAAGCACCATAGTATCTTTGTATGTAAAGATTACGCAAAGTCATCGGAGTATGAAAAGTTTTGGGACATTTTAAGAAGTGGAAAGTATTATTCAGGAGAATTTGAAAGAATAAAAAAAGATGGTACCCTTATCAACTTACAAGCGACATACAATCCTATTTTTGATGATAGTGGTAAGATTACTAAAATAATGAAAGTTGCTACTGACATTACGGCAATTGCGAATAGTAAAAAACAATTAGAAGCAATTAACAGAAGTACGGCAAGTATTACTTTTAATGTTGATGGTTTCATTTTAGATGCAAATACTTTATTTTTACAAGCGATGGGATATAAACCCAACGAAAAAAATCAAATAGTTGGGAGACATCATAGTATCTTTGTTAGTTATGAGTATTCAAAGTCAGATGAGTATAAAATATTTTGGGATACCTTAAGAAGTGGTAAGTTTTTTGAAGGTGTGGTTGAGAGAAAAAAAGTGGATGGTAGTGTTATTTATTTACAAGCCACATATAATCCCATATTAGATAGTAAGGGAAATGTTACAAGTGTAATCAAAATTGCTACTGATATAACTGAAACCGTTATCAGTAAAAATAAAATAGAAACACTAACAAAAGACTTGAAATTAGAGTTAGATAATTCACAAAAACTTAAAGATTCTATAGAAATAGAAAAGAATGCGGCTTTGAATGATTTGGATGTGGTGATGAAAAAGAGTCAAAGTGAGTTAATTAAAATCATTGTTAAATGCGCATTAGCGGTAATTGTAGGAGTAGGAATCGTAACAACTATGTTATATTGGACGGCAATTATGATGGGAAAGGAAACACAAATTATTGGCTCAACTTGGAGTAATATGTTTAGTGTGTTGTTAACAAATGCATTTTCAATTGTTGGTACAATTATGGGTATTAAATATGCTACTCAAGATAGTGGTAAAGAAAAAAAATAAAATTGACTTACCTATAACTTACAACTATACTTAATTTAGAAACAATATTTTATCACCTCACAAATGGTTAAGTGAAAACACTTTTAATTGATGGGAATAACCTGTATATGATAGGTTATAATGGAGTTAGGGATTTATTTAACAAGAATGAACATATCGGAGGGATATATCATTTCATTAATACAATCAGAAAACATTTAGAAGAAAGAAATTACGACAAGGTAATTGTTTGTTGGGACAGTGAGTCCAATACATCAGTTAGAAAAGAATTATACCCCAACTATAAGGCACAAAGAAGAAATGAGATGAGTGAGGAACAATATGAGTCCTACTTAAATCAAAGACAAAGAGTTAAACAATACTTGGAAGAAGTATTTGTAAGACAAGTCGAGGTTCCCCATAATGAAGCCGATGACTTAATCGGACAATACTGTAAGATTGCATTAGATGAGAATATAACCATCTTCTCGGCGGATAAGGACTTAACCCAGCTCATATCAGAAAGAGTCCAAATTTACTCTCCTATTAAGAAAGAATACTATAAATTCGGTGATAAGATATCACTTAACAAAGTTGACATCCCCCATCAAAATGTATTACTAACAAAAGTATTTGTTGGTGATAAGTCAGATAACATATCAGGTATTGATGGACTTGGTGAAAAGACATTGGTTAAGTTATTCCCACAGATGTTGACAAAACCCTGCAGTATTACCGAATTATTAGATAATGCTAGGATTTTACAGCAAGAAAAGAAAGTTCCAAAAATTGTTGGTAAAATTTTGACAGGACACTCAAAAAATGGTATACTTGGAGAAGAGTTTTATACTAATAATTTAAAAATTGTAGATTTAGGAAACCCACTTGTTACAGATGATGCGAAAGAGTTAGTGGAACAAGTTTATAAAGAAAGAATTGACCCCACAGATAGGGGATATAAAAATCTGATGAAGATGATGATGGAGGACGGATTGTTTAAGTATTTGCCAAAAGATGACAACGCTTGGATTAATTTCCTTAAACCATTTTTAAAATTAACCCGAAAGGAAAAGAAAAAATAACCAAAAAAAAACAAAACATGAAAGAGATGGACATTACTAAAATGGAATTTTTGTTAACACTTAACGATATCATTATCGTACAAAGATTCTACAATGTTAGAGATTACAATCCAAGAGTTAAAAACTCATTTGAACTTTATGACCTAATGTTTCAAATTAAAAATGAGTTACAAAATGACTTGAAGTGGAAAACCGTTGTTTATATGATGGACAACAAATCATTTATTGAACAAGACCCAAAAGTTATGAATACATCAATGACAGATGATGTTGAATATTTTAACATGTACATCAAAGTCGGAGATGAGACAATTTGTCATAGACAGTATGATGCTAAACTTTATCCACCTAAGATTAGATATACGGTAGATGTACGTCCTTACTTGAAAAGTATACTTAAAGATTTGACTGACATTTTTTCAGAAGAAAATTTAACTTACGAATACCTTGGACTTCCGCTTGAGGTCTAATATTTATCATTTACATAAAGACAAATTGCATGAATTCTGACAAAAATTTTAATTATTTAGGTAACACCTTTCAAATCCAACTTCTTAATCAACTTGTTTTAGATAAAGAATTTTCTCGTTCAATAATAGATGTTATTGAACAACATTACTTCGAAAATAAATACTTTAAAATCATCATACAGATGATTAGAGAGTATTATAAGAAGTATGAATCAACACCATCGTTTGATACTTTGGAACAAATCGCTAAGTCAGAAATTTCACAAGAACTTGCGGCAAAGATTGTTTTAGATACAATTAAGCAAGTGAAAGAGGCACCGTTTGAAGGTGTGACGTTTGTTCAGGAAAAGGCATTAAAGTTCTGTAAACAACAAGAGTTACAGAAAGTAATGGGTAAAGCTCAAAAGATTATTGATGGTGGAGAGTTTGAGAATTACGATACGTTAGAAGAGATGGTTAGAGAAGCTTTACAGGTTGGAGAGGTTGATAAAGGAACTGAGGATGTGTTCCACAATCTTGATGAAGTGTTAAATGACGATTTTAGACATCCAGTACCGATGGGGATACCATCTATAGACAAACTACTTAAGGGTGGTTTAGCTAAAGGAGAGATTGGTGTGATATTAGCCCCAACGGGTGTAGGTAAATCAACATTACTTACAAAAGTTGCAAACCACGCATTTAATCTTGGATATAATGTTCTTCAAATATTTTTTGAGGACAACCCAAAGATTATACAAAGAAAACATTTTACATTGTGGACGGGAATTTCTCCTGATGAATTGGCCAATAAGAAAGACGAAGTAATGAAAAAAATTACTGAAATCAAAGAAACGATGCCAAATAAGTTAGTACTTAAAAAGTTACCGTCAGACACAATGACTATGTTACAAATTAAAAACCAACTAAGAAAGATGATTGCTGAGGGTAATAAAATTGATATGGTTCTTTTGGACTATATTGATTGTGTTGTCCCTGATAAAAATCTTGGTGATGAGTGGAAAAGTGAAGGTTCAGTTATGAGAGGGTTTGAGGCTATGTGTCATGAACTTAATATCGTAGGTTGGACCGCAACACAAGGTAACAGAAGTTCAATATCTTCTGAGGTCGTTACCACAGACCAAATGGGTGGCTCCATTAAAAAAGCTCAAGTTGGACATGTTATCATTTCAGTCGCTAAAACTCTACAGCAAAAAGAAATGAAATTGGCGACAATCGCTATCACAAAATCTCGTATTGGCTCCGATGGAATTATCTTTGAGAACTGTAAATTTGATAATGAACTGTTGGTTATTGATACCGAAAGTTCCGTAACATTCTTAGGGTTTGAAGAAAACAAAGAAGAACAACAAAAGAACAGAGTTAAAGAGTTATTGGAGAAGAGAAAACAAAGAGAATCACAAAACAAATAAACTAAAAACGAAAAATGAACAAAATGGACGCATCTCAGAAGATATTGTCTGACATTACGGTGTATATGAAATACGCCAAATTTTTACCCGAACTTGATAGAAGAGAAACTTGGGAAGAATTAGTAACCAGAAACATGAATATGCACATTAAAAAATACCCAAAACTCGGAAGTGAGATTGTTGAGGTATACAAATATGTGTATGATAAAAAAGTATTACCCTCAATGAGGTCGATGCAATTTGGTGGAAAACCAATCGAAATTTCTCCAAACAGAATTTATAATTGTGCTTACCTACCTATAGACCATTTGGACGCATTTGCGGAGTCAATGTTTTTACTTTTGGGTGGAACAGGTGTCGGGTACTCAGTACAAAAACATCATGTTGAGAGATTACCTGAAATCAGAAAACCAAACCCAAACAGAAAAAGAAGATTTTTAATTGGAGATTCTATTGAAGGATGGGCTGACGCAATCAAAGTGTTGTTCAAATCTTATTTCGGAGAACAGTTGTCAATGCCTGAATTTGATTTCTCAGATATCAGACCAAAAGGGGCTCAACTTGTAACATCAGGTGGTAAAGCACCAGGTCCTCAACCACTTAAAGATTGTCTTCACAAACTACAAGGAATGTTAGAAGCAAGAGAAGATGGTGATAAATTAAGTCCTATTGAGGTTCATGATATGGTTTGTCATATCGCAGATGCAGTTCTTGCGGGTGGAATTAGAAGAGCTGCACTTATCTCATTGTTCAGTGCAGATGACCACGAAATGATTGCTTGTAAAGCAGGTGCATGGTGGGAGAATAATCCACAAAGAGGAAGAGCTAATAACTCAGCGGCACTTGTAAGACACAAAATTACCAAAGAGTTCTTCATGGACTTATGGAAAAGAGTTGAGGCTTCAGGAGCAGGTGAACCAGGAATCTATTTTACAAATGATAAAGATTGGGGTACTAATCCTTGTTGTGAAATTGCACTTCGTCCAAATCAATTCTGTAATCTTTGTGAGGTAAATGTATCTGACATCGAATCACAAGAAGATTTGAACAATCGTGTTAAAGCAGCGGCGTTCATCGGAACATTACAAGCGGGTTATACTGACTTCCATTATCTTCGTGATGTTTGGAAAAGAACAACTGAGAAAGAGGCTCTTATCGGGGTATCTATGACAGGTATTGGTTCAGGTGTAGTTCTTGGATATGATATGAAAGAAGCTGCAAATCTTGTTAAAGAAGAAAACTCAAGAGTTGCGGAACTTATCGGGATTAACAAATCAGCAAGAACAACAACTGTTAAACCAGCAGGTACTACATCATTAACATTAGGTACATCAAGTGGTATCCACGCATGGCATAATGATTACTACGTTAGAAGAGTTCGTGTAGGTAAGAATGAAGCAATTTATAATTATCTTGCGATTAATCACCCTGAACTTGTTGAGGACGAATATTTCCGTCCACACGACACAGCGGTTATCTCAGTACCACAAAAGGCACCAGAAGGAGCAATTTTAAGAACTGAAAGTCCATTCCAACTTCTTGATAGAATCAAAAAGATTACTCAAGAATGGGTTAGACCTGGACACAGAAGTGGTTCAAATACTCATAACGTATCGGCAACCGTAAGTTTAAAACCTGAAGATTGGGAATTAGCTGGTGAGTGGTTTTGGAATAATCGTGATTTCTATAATGGTCTTTCGGTATTACCCTATTCTGACCATTCTTATAAACAAGCCCCTTTTGAGGATTGTGATAAAGAGACATTTGAAAGAATGTTTAAATCATTACACAGTATTGATTTAAGTAAGATTGTAGAATTACAAGATAATACTGATTTAAGCGGTGAAATCGCTTGTGGAGCTGCGGGATGTGAGATTAAATAATATGGAAAACATAGAACAAAAAATTAGGGAGAAGGATAAACTTCTCCCTTCTTATTATTATTTTAATGAAAAGGGTTTATTAGTTTTTACTGAGGACTATCATTTAAGTAGAGGACATTGTTGTGGAAACCGATGTTTAAATTGTCCATATGAACCAAGACACGAAAAAGGTATAACTAACATAAAAAAAGACTAATACATTATATTTATTGTTATGGCAGATGGTAAAACATATGGTATTGCATTCCCCTTTATTCCCTCGACTGAAGGTAAGTATTTAAAATTAACTCAAACGGCTAATGATGAGATTAAAACTGATTTAATACATTTGTTATTAACAAGAAAAGGGTCTAGGTATTTTTTACCTGATTTTGGGACTAGATTATATGAGTTTATTTTTGAACCATTAGATAGTCCGACATTTAATAATATAGAAGAAGATATTAGAGAAGCGTGTGAAAAATTCTTACCTCAATTAAAAATAACAAATATATCAATAAATGCTGCGACAAATGAGGAAGAAAGTACTAAACCTACATATATCACTCAAACCGATAGTAAAGATGATAGAATATATCGAGTACCAGGTACTAATACTAAAGAATATACTGCGGTAGTTAGAATTGACTATGCAATAACCGAAGATGCGTTTGGCTCTAAAGATTTTATAATACTTAATATTTAAATTATATGGCAGAAAAAAGAATATCATATACAGTAAGGGATTTCCAAGCTATAAGAACGGAATTAATAAACTTTACAAAACTTTATTATCCTGAGTTAATTGATAACTTCAATGACGCCTCAGTTTTTTCGGTTTTATTAGATTTAAATGCTGCAATATCAGATAATTTACATTATCATATTGATAGAAGTATTCAAGAAACTGTATTACAATATGCCCAACAGAAATCATCAATTTTTAATATCGCTAGAACTTACGGATTAAAATTACCAGGTCAGAGACCTTCGGTATCTTTAGTTGATTTTTCAATAACAGTACCTGCTAATGGTGATAAAGATGATGAAAGATATGAAGGAACATTGAGAAGAGGTAGTCAAGTTGTTGGTGCTGGTCAAATATTTGAAACAGTAAATGATATTGATTTTAACTCACCGTATAATGCTCAAGGATTTTTAAATAGAACTAAAAAACCAAACTTTAATGGTAATAATGTATTGGTTAATTATACCATAACAAAAAGAGAATTAGTTGTTAATGGATTAACAAAGGTTTTTAAACAAACAATAACACCTAATGATGTTAGACCCTTCTTTGAATTATTTTTACCTGAAAAAAATGTATTAGGTGTTACTGCGGTAATTCAAAAAGACGGAACTAATTATTCAAATGTGCCAACCGCTCAAGAATTTTTATCACCTGTTGGTAAATGGTATGAAGTAGATGCTTTAGTTCAAGATAAAGTTTTTATTGAAGACCCAACAAAACCATCAGATATGCCTGGTATAAAAGTTGGTAAGTATATAACAACAAATGATAGATTCATAACTGAATACACACCACAAGGATTTTTAAAAATGACATTTGGTGGTGGTAATACATCAGCAGATGACCAACTTAGAGAGTTTGCGAGAAATGGAATTAATGTTCAAAGTATGCAAACATATTTAAATAATTTCTCATTAGGTAGTACTTTAAAACCAAATACCACATTATTTATTCAATATAGAGTAGGTGGTGGTTTAGCAACAAATTTAGGTGTTAAAGTTATTAATCAGATTGGAACAGTATCATTTTTTGTTAATGGACCTTCTGAAGCCACAAATACTTCTGTGGTAAATTCTTTAAAATGCGAAAACGTAACAGCGGCTATTGGTGGTGCAGGATTACCTACTTTAGAAGAAATAAGAAACTTTGTTTCTTTTAATTTCGCAGCACAAGATAGAGCGGTTACCGTCAATGACTACGAAGCATTAATTAGAAAAATGCCTTCAACATTTGGGGCTCCCGCAAAGGTTGCAATAGTTGAAGAAGATAATAAAGTTAGAGTTAAAATTTTATCATATGACACTTCAGGTTCTTTAACTCAAATAGTTTCAAATACTTTAATAAATAATATTGCGGAATATTTGTCAAACTATAGAATGGTTAATGATTACATTTCAGTTGAAACTGCAGAAGTGATAGACTTGGGATTTGAATTATCAATTGTTTTAGATTCAAGTCAAAATCAAAATGTGGTTATTGCTTCTGTTATTGATAAAATCAACACATATTTTAATCCATTAACAAGACAGTTAGGTCAAAATGTTAATCTATCTGAATTAAATAGAATCATACAATCCGAAAATGGTGTTATATCAATAACTGAATTAAAAGTATTCAATAATTTAGGAGGTCAATATTCATCTTCTGAGACATCAATGGCGTATAAAGATTCCGCAACCAAAGAAATTCAACCTGTTGATGGAACTTTATTTGCATTACCCAATCAAATATATCAAATTAGATATCCTAATAAAGATATTAGAATCAAAGTTAAAAATTTCCAAACAGTATCTATTAGTTAATAATTTATTTATTAGATAATACGTTTATGTTTATAATACGTGCATCTACGCTCTCTCAAAAATGCACCATCAACTATTTATCTTTTAAAGAGATTATTAATGGGTCAATCGTATAGAATTAGGACAACACCTGGTCAGGATAAAAATATTCAAGTTTTAATAGACCAAGATTTTGAACAATTAGAAATCTTATCATTAAAAATTAGACAACAAGATGTCTATACTAGAATGTGTTCCGATTATGGGGTTATCGCTGGTAGAGTTTTTGCCAATAATGGATATGGTATACCAAATGCCCGAGTTTCAATCTTTATACCAATACTACCTGAAGATGAAGAGAATCCTGTAATAAATGCAATATACCCTTATAAAAATTTAGAACAAAGAAATGAAGATGGGTATGTGTATAATCTATTACCATATATACCATCATATTCTGAACATGTACCAACAGGTACTTTTCCAACTAGAACAGATGCGTTAACAAACCAAACGGTTGTTGAGTTATACGACAAGTATTATAAATTTACAGTATCGACAAATGATAGCGGTGACTTTTTAATTTTTGGTGTTCCAACAGGAACTCAAACATTAGTTATGAATGTTGACCTATCTGATATAGGTCCTTTCTCATTGTCTCCTCAGGATTTGATTAGAATGGGAATTGCAAATGAAGAACAATTTGACGGTGTGAAATTTAAGGCATCATCAAATTTTAATGAGCTACCTCAGATTATTACCATAAGTAAAACAGTAGAGATATTACCATTTTGGGGTCAACCTGAAGTTTGCCAAATTGGTATTAATAGAGTCGATTTTGATTTAACAGGGGAAGCTAATATTGACATAAAACCAACTGCTATTTTTATGGGTTCTCTAATGAGTTCAAACGAAAAATCAGGGGTGAAGCAAAATGGTAGGGCTCAAAAGGCGACAGGAGATTTATGTAAAATGATTACGGGACCTGGAGAAATCATTGGAATTACTCAAACAATATATCAAGATTCAGATGGGTTACCAGTATTGGAAAGGGCTAATTTACCAAATGGAGGACATTTAATTGATGGGGATGGAACATGGTTGTTCGATATACCAATGAATTTGGATTATGTTTACACAAATGAATTTGGTGATTTGGTCTTATCTGAAGACCCAAGTGTTGGTATTCCGACAAAAGGTAAGTATCGATTTAAAATAAAGTGGCAACAAAGTAAAAATATCAACGAGGATTATAAAAGGGGTTATTATTTAGTTCCAAATATCAAAGAAAAGGGATGGGATACTAGTAATAATCAAGGCAATATTGACCCATTAAGTGGACAATTAGGTGCTATACCTTATTACGAGGCTCAAAGTTCATATGCGTTTAGTTTAGATTGGTCTGCTTATACAACTAGCCAAGTTAGTGTTACAAATCCTGATATTTTAAGTATAATAAATTGTGAAGATTATTTTTATGAATATGATTATAATAAAGTGTATACGGTATCACAATTTGTTGATTTAGATAAAAGAAGGAAAGTTAGAGAAAGGTTTATAGGAATAAAAAGAATTGATGATGATACTTGCGAAGATACATCTAATAAATATCCTGTTAATGATGGGGTGTTTCATACAACATTAATGTGGTTAATTATTAATTTTTTAATGACGGTTATTGGATTTTTAATGTATCCTATTATAATTGCGTATAGTGTTTCGGCTTGGGTTTTGAATATAGTTATTGGTATTTTTACAATAATATTATGTGGTATATGTAATATTTGTCTTCCATGGCCACTTAGTTATTGTCCTTTTGATGGATTGTGTAGCGGAATAGGAATAGATTGTAACCAACCATTTGATAATTTTCCAGATATAAGATTGCCAATGATTACCTATCCTGATTGTGATACTTGTACCTGTGAAAAAGAAGATGATGATGGAAACGGAACCGCAGGAACCCCACCAACACCATTACCAGCACAAACCTCAACAAGAGCTGGTAGATTTTTTGTTAATTTTGGATATCAAGGACAATTAAATCCTGGAAGTTATTATCCATTATGGATTAATAACGGTAGTAATATTCCATCCATATTTAAAGGATTTACACTTAACGATAGTGACCCCATTATACAAATTATTTCAGGAAATAATTTGAGACCAACAAATCAATTATTTCCTACTATTAGTTATAGGTCTAACGACTTACCTTTTGCCGAAAGAATAAACTCATTCAACACTAAAGGAAAATTTTATAATGACAATGGAGGTGTAAATCAAATATCTGTAAAGTATAATCCATCTGTAAATACGAATTCACATTTAGATAATATCATAGCGGTAGTGGTAAACGTACAAGGTAACATGGCAATATTTTCTGCCAGCAGCTTGTTTAGTTTTACTGATGTTAAAAAATCTACTGACCCAAATATCACAGGAGGAACAAGAAACGTTTTTGGAACAAGAAATGTTACAGGTACCACAAATTATCCAAGTTCAATAACTGTAAATTATTCAAATCCTTTAAATAAAATAGGTAATCAACAAACAACTTATACATTACCAAATAATTTTACGGAAGTAAAGGCGTACGCATTTCAATCTGATATTGAATATTTTCAAGTAATAACAGGTATGACAATGACAGATTTTATTTCTAAGTCAAATTCGTCACCTCTGAATGGTTCATTGGCCGATATACTTAAAGGAAAGGTTTATATATATAAAACAGATAGTGTTACCAACACAACAATTTTAAGTGTGGCAAATATTTCAGATTGTTTAGGAATTAACAATTCGGGTGCTAGTGGGTTATATATAGTGTTATTACAAAGAGGGGTTGACCAATACAGTCCTTTATATAATACCCAAATCGGATTGGGGAAAATTTTTGGATACAATAATGCAAATGCGGTTCTAATTAATTCTGACTATAGATTAAATATTCCAATACAAGGAATAGATACATCTATTGGGGGTGCGTCAGGAGATAACATATGTTTTGAAAATAGTTTAGCAACAAATAACAACACACCAAATAATGGGAAAAATGTATTTTTTCCATCTTATATTTTTACACCTGGAAATTACATATCATATACCACAAATAATTTAAGATATTATTCAAGATTAGATGATACAATCACTTCAAATCCTCCTCCTGTATTTGTTTCAGACCCATTAATTAATTATGTTAATGTGGGTAATAATAATGGAGTAACTGATTTGACATCCAAAATAAACAACGGATTTTATCTTGGTGCAGGAAGTACCAATAGTGACGGTAAAATATTTTATTTAAATACAACACAGAGTAATACGTTAAGTCCTGATAGAAATTCAACTGTTTGGTTTGTCACACAAACTGTACCTGGATATAATACTGGAGGTCTTTTAGTTGCGGGTAATAAATATAAAATTGTACAGTTTAATGGTGGTGATAACTTTGTACCTGGAGGAGCACCTAACAATAATAATGGTACTGTTTTCATATATAACGGAAATCCTATTACTTGGTCAAATGGAAGTAGAATTTCACGATATATTCCTGTCGGAAGTGAGTATGTTACCGCGACAAATTCGCCAAATCAAACAACTATTCCCGCAGGAACTTGGACACTAAATCTTATTTCAACGTCAACGGATTCGTTTATTCATTTTGAAGTGTATAAAAAAGATATCTCTAATAATGAAACTTTTTTATTTCAATCCAATGAGGTTCATATCACATCAACATATTCAGAAAATGCATTAACATATACTACATCTTCAGTTCCGTTATTATCAACAGATAGAATTGTGGTTAAATTTTTTGTAATTAATACAACTAATAGTTCAAATAATATAACCATTTATACTGATGGTATGTCATCCTCACCACCAAAATATACTTATTTATTAACTTCTTTTGGCCGAGACGATGCTAAATATATTTTAAATGAGTCTATAGTTGGAGGTAGTTATCTCTATATGGATTCAAATGGAGGGTTGAAAACATATAGTCCTATTTATCCTACAATAACAACTACAATGTCTAATCCAAATAACATTGTTATGAGGTGCGATAGGTTACCAAGTACTGATACCATAGTGTCAGGTGATAATAGTCCTATTTTACAGAATAATAGAGATGCATATGCTTATAGTGTTTCTAATGGAATTACCCAAACTGTTGGAACACCCTCTACGGTAGGAACATTCAATTCTTCTGTAGATACTAGCGTCCCATCAGATATTGATGGTATAGATAATAATATTCTTAATAGTTTCACTTGTAATACTATGAAAGATTTAAATTGTTACCAAGGAGATGGATTATCTTTTAATATTGACCCTAATTGTTCCGCTAATGATAAAGTAGAATATGGGTGTTACATATTTGTTAGTAGACCTCTTTGGGGTTTATTTGGTCAAAACGGAGACATAAATCAACTAGAAGAATATATTTCAAGATTTAAGTTTATGTATGCGTTGTGTAGTGGAGTTTTAAGTCAAGTTTTTGTTAATAATTGGATAAATGGAAATTTATATGCGTTTCCATTTAAAATTAACACATATTATAACAAACTTAATCAAGTTAGAAAAAGAGTTTATCCTGCTAAAGTTGTTGTATTACAGTATGAATCGAATAACTTTTATTATCGTTCATCTCCATATACAATACAAGGTCAATTTATTGGTTCACCGTACTCTTCAGACCCAGCTAAAGGTGCTAACGAAAGAAATTTAAAATATCCAACAACAATAATGAATTTGGGACCAAGAAGTGCATTCTTACAAGAGATAACTTTAAATGGTAATTTTAATGGATATAATGTTGATAAATTAATTAATACATCTTACAATAATCAAGACACTTTAGTTAATCTTTTTGCAGTAACTAGAATGGTTAATAGGTCTTTTTGGAATGATTTTTTACCAGGCTTTACTGGTAGTATCAAAAATTTATTTTCAAGAGCAGGACAAAGAGTTGATGGTGACTTTGCACAAACATCCGCAATAAATACTCAGATTGGTGTCGTACCGTTAGATTCGGAATATTATACATCGGCGGTACCAAACCCAAGTGTTATTGTTGCAAACGGAGGAACATCTAACCCAATGATGGGAATATTCTTCAATTCATCTGAAGATGATATTCGGGTTAGAGATTATATTTCGCCAGGAAGAACAATTAGGTACAACCCAAACAACGGTTTATTTAGATATGATTATGAACCATTTAAATCACAAGTAGTTCCAAATTATAAATGGAATATAAATGGTTCAAACACTATTTTTGGGAATGAACAAAATAATTGGGCAACAAATACCTCAGATATTTTTGCAATTAAATATCAATTATTAGATAGAATATATAGTCCTTATCCGTATGGGGTAATAAGTGATTCTTGGGATTATAGAGGTTATATTTTTGGACAAATAACTCAACCAATTGTCACTAATAGTGGGACATTAATTGTGGGTAGAGTATATACTATTATTGATTATAATTTAGGAGATGATTTTACAAACGTGGGTGCAGGTTCAAATGCGACTGGTACACAATTTACTGCAACTGGAACATTACCTGCAATATGGACAAATGGTTCGACCTTAGAATCCATAGGTCAATATCAATACACAACTCCACCCTTGAATAATAATCCTGCGTTAGGTGGTGCTCCGTGGTATTTTTATTTTGGTCTAACCAAAGGAAAAACCGCATTAAACAGATTTTTTGAAAAATATTTAGGACAAAAAGGTTTAAATGAGTAATAGAAAAGATACACAAATAGTATTGGGGTCTAAAAGATACCAAGGGTCAATAGATACTGATTTATTGATTAATGTTACTTTGGATGGAACTCAAAAAGAAATGGATGAGTTTGACAGAAATGTCGTGGTAAATTTGGCGCAAGTCTTTGATGACGAGAGACAGGCATCATCAATGTTTAGGCCTACTGCCGAAATTGATTTTATTTTTTATAACGCATATTCGGGGACTACAAGTTTAGGTAGTTTGAATTATTCACCGTTCACCAATATATTATATTATGTTAATGCGGAAAATTCTTTTGGTAGTATTAATTGGTCAGGATATCCTCAATATTTTGAATTTGATTTAATAAGAGTTGATAATAATGTTTCTGGTTATACTGTAAATTCAGGTACGACAACACCACATGTCGAATTTTTCAATAAAAGTGCATCTACGTATAATTGGACTCAGTATATTAGTTATGGTTTTGAAAATGATTATAGTAAAACATTACAATATTATAGAACTCAAAATAATACTGTAACATGGACATCTGGTGATGGAATACCTTTTTATATAGTTAATCCTTATTCTATGAATGGTAGAAGTTTAATATCATTTGTATGTCCTGTAGAACATAATCTTAGTGAAGGTGAATATGTTGAATTAAATATTATAGGATGGAATGGGTATAATGGAAATAAATTATTCCAAGTTTATTCGTTGGGTAATGAAGGATATAATTCTGAAAAATTTATTTTTAATATTTTTAATAATGGATTTACGGGTAATTCATTTTCTAATTCCTCTGAGGGAACTTTTAAAAGAATCGTTGATATAAATAATTCTGCCGAAACAAAATCAATTTACTATGTTAGAAGAAATAAAATAATAACTAATGTTGATGATTCAATATTGACAAATGCGGGATTTGAACAAAATATATTTAATAATAAAAGGCAATATGAATATAGTTCTTTAACTCCAGACACAACTGCTAGAATAGCTAAAAAAGAAGGGTGTCAATCATATTTGTTATCTTTTTCAAAAGACATTGATATCTCATTATATAGAGATAATCTTAATAGACCAATAACCGAATTATTTTTTACAATAATAAATAGAGGTTATTTTGGTTGGTTTAATAAACCACTAAACCCAACAATACCAGGATATCCTGCGTTAAGACAAGGGTATAGTTATAATATAGAGTATACAGTTTCTCCTTATTGGTCAGTACTAAACGAATCTGTTAATAAAACAAATATACCTACAAATAGTTATACAAAAACTCTTAATGGTAATCAGTTTCAATTTTACTATAATGAGTGTTTAAAAAGTGGAGATACTATAGACGGAGATTATTGTGAGTTTAATCAATTTGAACAGAAAGAAAGAATAATATCTGAATTATATCATAAATTCGTATATAATAATGATTTATTTGTTATCGATTATATATACAATGCAAATCCATTTAATTTAATTAATATAATACCAAATCCTGAAGGATATTATTATCAACCACACCATAGAATACCATTAAGTATTTATTCGACATATTTGGAAGAAGGGAGTATTAAAGATATAGATGGGTGTCCTGATTATGCGTATTATTCGAATTATAAAAATTCTCTAATTTGGAGGGATATATATACGTATGGGTTTATTGATGATGAAGGATACGGGTTAGATTATCCATTTGCTAATGGTTCTCATTACCCATCAACTAAAATTATTTTTAGAGTATTTCCAGAAGGAAATATTGCTGAAAACACAACAACAATTTCTCAACCAATAACTGATGATTGTGAATAAATTTAAAATATTACAACCAACAATTAATGATAAGGATATTGATATTCCTATTGAAATTAATTGGGATTTACTTGATAGAAGTAATAGTCTCATTGACTACGAAAAACAAACTGTTAAAGAGGTATTAAATCAAGATAAAGATTTTGAAGTTGCAAGATTTGAGCATGCTAGAAATCCGAATTCATTAACGCCTAATTTGACAGATATTAATTATGAATTTTATTTTTTACCATCAGGAGCTACATCAGCATCAACATCTGTTGATTGGGTTACGTCATATACTTGGCAGGGATTTACCCCAAAAGAAATATATTATTATGCAAACTCATTTAAAAAATCATTTTTTAAGTTAGATTTATATGACACAACAAATCAAAAGGACCAAACAAATTATGTTACAATAATATTACCCACACAACAAGGTGTAACAACACCACAAATAATTGGATGGAATACAAGAGATATTAAAACACCAGTATTTAAATTAGATTTTTTAGGTGATAAAGAAGGGTTTTTTGTTTATTGGTTAAAAAATAGAGATTTTATTAATATTAATACCTTTTACATGACCGCCAAATTTTTCGATGCAAAAACAGGTGTTTTTGTGAAAATGATGAATAGACCACAAGCTAATTTAACGGGTATTAATAAATTTAATTTTAATCAAGAAAGATATTTTTATTATAAAGTTATTTTAGATTATACTAATTATACGTATAAAGTTTATGATATAAATACGGGTACTGATATATTAATAGGGGGTAGCGGAAATCCCATAAAATGGTATGAATATTTAAATCCATAATGATAAACGAAGATAGATATTATATTAAGATAAGTAATGAAAATATTTTAAATGATTTACAATCTCACCCATATACTGCGTATTCCTATACAATAACGGGTATTACAGGTACTTGTTGTTATATATCATCAATATCAAGTAGTACAGTTTTTGTTACTGGAAATACAAATGTTTTATTGTCTATGTCTCAAGTAGTTACTGGAGGAACAAAAGGTAACTCAATATTAACAGACTTAACAATACCAATATTATTAAGAGAAACTGCGGTTGATATTGGATATTTTTCAGTTTTTGATGGTGCGATATTACAGGCAGATGTTGTTAAAAATTTTGTATTCTCAGCAACTACTATTTTACCAAATAGATATTATTTTTATAACACCTCTGAAAAAGAACTAAAGAATTTTTTAAAACTATCAACATATAAAGTTGATTGGGGGGATGGTCAACCACAAACAACAGTTACGACAACATCACCTAATTTTATTTTTCATGATTATTTGAATAGTGGTAAATATACAATAACATTAACTCAGACAACACCTTGGGGTGTTAATACGGTTAAGAAAAAGGTGGTGGTACCATTTACCGCAACAACTATAACAAATCCTAAAGGAACCGCATATTTTACTCCTAATGTAGGTTCTTGGTCGGCAACACCAATATCTTATGATTTTATATTTGATGGAGACGCGATTAATCAAATATCAGCACAAACCTCAAACAATTATGTTTCAGTACCATTTGTTGTTTCAGGATATACAACCTCAAGATTAAGTGAATTAGAAAGATATGGGGTTAACAAATACCCTATTCATGTACCAATAATAAACAATGGAGTCGTATTTGGTGAGATAAATAGTATTGGTCCATCATATACAGGATACACTATTGAAGGCGCTCAATATTTGGATTTACCTGACGGTAAGACGGTATATTTCTTCAACAGTTCTGGATTAACCTCTAATTGGATGGTCCAATCGGCAATGACAAAACAAGAATCATTGATTAATATAGTTAGTGACCCCGAAGTTCAATCTGACATTTATATTGAAAGGGGTAAAAACAGTGCGTTAGAAAGAATTGAAAGACTTGGTGAAGTTGACAATGTTGGAGACTTAAAAGAATACGGATACAAGTTTTTTAAATTTATAAATCAAAATAACTTTTAAAAAAGACTAATAAACTATTTATTAAATAAAGAATAAAAATGGCAATAGGAGCTTACGGAACAATACGACCTTCAGATGTTTCACCAGAAGATGTTGAAATAATATTAAATTATACGGCATCTAGAGATGTTACCGATAATTTTACACTAAAAAAATTAAATGCTTCTAGTATACTTAGACCTTATTTTAATAATGCAAGTACAGGAGGAAATGCCAATATTGAAATTCTTGGTGGGTTATATAATTTAAAATTACCCGCAAATGAATTTAATAATTTAGGGATTTATACATTATATATTAGACCTGCACAAATAAGAACATCTATAACTGATTGCGGTGTTTTAAGTGCTTTACCTAATGTTAAAGGTATTGTAATTGATTTAAACAATGTCCCAACAGAGTATAAAAATAAATTTGTCGCTCAAGGATTAGTCGGATTCAGAGTAGAATATTTAAATGATGACGGTACTAAAATACCTAATTTTTATAGAGTAATTACGTCTAATTTTTTCTGTGAACCTGTTTTACAAAATTTAACAAATACCTCTCAAAAGGCAGTTAGATATAGGTATGTTGAGGGTATTTCCAATTTAATGTTTTGTACTGTAACGCCATCCTCATCACCAACAAACAAACCAAATGCAACACCATTTATTGGACAACCCGCTCAAAATATTATTATTACAAATACATTTTTTAATCCAATAACAATTGATATTGAGATTGTTGAACATGATATTTCCACATTAGCAATTGCTCTTTATGGTAATCAAACCAAATCAATTGATGATGGTATATACACTATTTACGATACTGCAAATAATATATATAAACAATACAATTTATTTGAGATTAGAGACGACTTTAACAAATTATTATACGAGGTTAGAGAAGATAGAGGAAATAATATTGATTTTAGTAAAAACTTTACAAATATAGTACAATAATGGCGAGAAAATTCTATAGATATCCACCAAGACCTTCTAGCGGTGCTGGAACTTTTTCTGATGATTTAGTTGGATTCCAATTAACTCAAGGAGGAGGACTAACGCAAGGTAATTTTGAATTTACTACGTCAACTGTTGAGAAATCAAATAGACAATTTAATATTGGGGCTTTTTCAGAACCAATATCTTTAGATACATTAAATATTTCAAATGTTTTAGAGTCTAAAACAATAATATCTAAAGAATTTAGAGTATATCCAAATTTTGATTTAAGTGAAATAACAAGATTTAATTTATATGGTTCTTTAACAAAAAGATTATCAACATCAATAGAAAAAATAATAAATTATTTTCCAGCTGCAATTGAAGTATATTCTTTAAAATATGATTTTACTACAGGATATACCGCAACAAATTGTACTTATGATAATATAGAACATACAACTCAGTTTGATGTTGATGTTCAAAAAATGTTAAATCCTTTCGAAATTGATTTTTCAGTAAACTCAACAAGAAACTTATCTCTAAAAGAAAATCAGGTATCCCCATTAAGAAATTTAACGGTTGAATATTCAAAATATTCTTTGTTTATTGAAGATAGTGAATATCCTATTTTATTTTTAACTCCTTCTTATAGTTTGATGTCGGGAACGGTTCAAATATTGGTTAGTGGAAATCCATTTGATAATAAATCGCAAACTACTAAAACATTAGTAATAAGACCAAACAGTTATTACAGTGATAAATCTTTTATTGAACCGTTTGATGAGGTAGAACAATTTTTATTAAATAGATTAATAGTTCCAAAATATACGGCGACATTCCAAATTCCTAAACTTACGGATGACGGGACCTCATATGTAGATTATCAAAAAATAACATGGCCTTTAGATGGTATTTGGAATTTAGATATAAGAACAGGTTCATTTGATAACTATTTAAGTGATTTAAATGAAATTGCGGCAGGATTAGATTCAGTTAGAACTAATTTAGTTACTAGATTTTTAACAACAGATGCTTTTAAAGAATTTGATACCGAGGACCAAAGAGTTCAAAAAATATTAACATTATATGGTAGAAGTTTTGACGATGTTAAAAAATATATTGATGCGTTAGCATATATGAATTCTGTTAACTATACCGTTAAAAATGACATACCATCACAATTATTAAAAAACCTTGCAGCCACCTTAGGTTGGAAAATAAATATTTCGCCAATAACAGAAGATGATTTTTTAAAATCTGTTTTTGGTAATGATAGTAAAATACAATATCCAGGATACTCTAGAGCTGAAACACCGACAGAATTAAATTATCAATTTTATCGAAATTTAATTTTAAATTCGGCATATCTTTTTAAATCTAAGGGTACGAGAAAATCAATAGAGGCGTTGTTACGTCTTGTTGGAGCTCCTGAGGCATTAGTTGAGTTTAATGAACATATATATGTTGCAGGACAAAGAATAAACATGGGTGATTTTGAAAATAGATATGCTCAAATATCGATAGGAACTTATGTTGAAGAATTACCTGTTTATAGTAGTCAAGTTGTTTTTAAAATACAAGGTAAAACATATAGTGGTTTTACAACAGAACAAATAAGTGGGGATGCAGATGTAACTAAAACAGATTATCCTGTGGATGATAAAGGATTCCCAATGTCACCGCCAGATACTGAAGATTATTTCTTTCAAAAAGGTGCTGGTTGGTTTGAATTAGTTAGAGACCATCAAAGCCCGCAAAGAATAAATAAAATGTCTAGTGTTTTTACAGGGATGAATTTTAGTATTCAAACTGAATTTGAACAATTTACATATGGCCAAAAATATCTTGATAGGTTTAGATATTTCCCATACATGAAAGAAGGTTTTAAATTAAGAAAAATTGCAGATAATAAAAAAAGTTGGCCTGTTACTGATGTTGGTCTTAGAATAGGTAATGGTGCGGTTGGATATGATGCATATTACTACATTGGTGATGATAAGTTAGCTTTAAATGTTAAAAACGTGGATTTATTTTTAAATCCTGCTCAAGGGTTATTGTATGATGTTTGGTATATGTCAAGAAAATATGATTACCCAATACCGAGTACGGGATTAACAACACCATATCCACATCCTGGAGGAATAGACAGAACAATTATAAATCCACAACCTCAGAAAAAATCGTTTTTTGAATTTGCTCAAACATTTTATCTAAACATGATTAATGTTAGAAATAGATTGACAATTTCCGATGGAAAAACTAGTGGATATCCAACACTACAATCAATATATTGGAGATATTTGGACTCCCAGCAAGCTATTAATGTTCCAAATAATAATTATACATACCAAACCATGATGGATTATGTAAATGGTTTGGGGGATTATTGGATTAGATTAGTTGAACAAATGATTCCTGCTACAACAATTTGGTTAGCGGGAACAAAGTACGAGAACTCAATTTTTCACAGACAAAAATTTGTTTATAGAGTTCAAAGAGGATGTCAATTAGTACCAGTACCTTGTATACCATGTTCAATTAGAGGAACTATATTCCCAACTAATTGTATCGATGAAACGATAGAGTGTTATTTATATCCTTGGGATAATCCAAATTATATAAATGTACAAAACTTTAAAGATGTACTTAATCAGACATTAACTGCTTATATAAACACCAATTCATTAGTTGGTTGTGACAACAATACATTATCAACTGATTGGTATTTAGATTTAAGATTGGATTCTCAAGTGTTGATTCAAGAAAAATTTTATAGTGGGTTGGGAATATTAGATGTTCCAACAGATACTAATTGGGTAACGGCAATTAACAACTATTTACCTAATTTATTAAATTATGGGTTAGATTATTTAGTTAGTGGAAATACTTTGTATGTTTCTAATTCGGGGTGTGAACCGTATTTTACAAATAAACAACTTCAACTAAATGTTGGGTTAAATTTATCAATATCTTGTAGTTAATGGCATTACTAAATTATAATTTATTAATAACAGGTGACTGTCAAAATAGTTCATCTGGTGTTTTGGATTTATATCCTAATGGAGGTTCAAATTCAATATATACGGTAGAATGGTATAGTCCAAATTTAGGGGTAGACACAACTGTTCCTTATGGGGATAGTTCAATTAGGACAGGATTATCTGCGGGAACATATCAAATTTTAATTACTGACTCAACAACGTTTCCAAATCAACAATTATATGTAAACTTATTTATATCTTCAGGTATATGTTTAACGACATCTTCGATTAATACTACATGTAATGACTCTAATGGTATTTTGATTGTTACTGCAACAACATTAAATAGTCCCGTTAGTTATAATTTATATAGTTTAACAAATGGATTTGTAACTTCCGCTAGTACAGGAAATGGGTCTCAAATCTTTAATAATTTAAGTGCGGATACTTACTATGTTGAGTGTTTTGATAACGGAGGTTGTTCAGGTAGTACGGCTACTTGTATAATAAAGTCATCAGATACTTTTGATTATGGGTTCTTTGTTATTGAAGATTCGAATTGTTTAGGACATACGGGAAAATTATATATTACAGGACAAACAGGTACTCCACCCTATACTTATTTGTGGGCAAATAATGGAGAAACCACATCATCAATTAGTGGTTTAACGGCGGGAACATATTCAGTTACTGTTACAGATAGTAGTGGTTGTGTAAAATCAAAAAATGCAACAATAAATAATGTACTGCCTGTAGGTATTGTTTCGTTTGTTTTAGGTCAACCTGGATGCTTTCAATCAAATGGTCAAATAACGGCGGTTTTAAGCGGAGGTAGTGGACCATATTACTGTGCTTTATCTAATGGAGATAGTCAAGTTACGTATTCAACTAATCCTACATTCACTGGATTAAGTGCTGGTTCTTATATTTTAAATATTACTGATGCTGGGTTATGTACAACTAGTGGAACAACAACGTTATCCACTCCAAATACATTTTCAGTTATAGGTGTGACAACTAATTCAACCACATGTGGGGCTAATGATGGTAGTATTACTGTTAGTGTTATTGGTGGTGCAACACCTTATACTTACACACTAACTGATAGTTTGGGTAATATAAGAACAAGTGGAACTCCATCACCAAATTTAACATTTATTGGTTTATCTCCAGGAACTTATCAGGTTAGTGTTACAAATCCTAGTGGTTGTCAATATCAAACAAACGCAACACTTTTAAATAATAGTCAGTATGATTTTACTGCGACATCAGTTAATACAACTTGTGGACTACCTAATGGAAAGATTACTTTAACCGTTGATACTCCAGGTTCGTATTCTTATCAAATAAATGGACAACAATTAAATACAACAAATACTTCGGTCACTTTCAGTGGATTAAATGCGGGTTTATATACTGCGACTATTAGAAATCAAAATGGTTGTGTACAAACAACTCAATTATCAGTTGGTTCAAGTACTAATCTTAATGTTATTTTAACAAATACAGGATGTGGTAATGGTAGTGATGGGACAATAAATGCGTTGATAACAGGAGGAGTTTCACCTTTAACTTTAAATTGGTCTCCAAATGTTAATGGTCAAACAGGAGTTTATGTTTATGGTTTAACTGGAGGAACCTATAGTTTAAGTGTTACTGATGCTTTAGGATGTTCTGCGAAAACACAAACAATTATAAGTTGTAGTAGTAGAAACACGTCATATGAGTTATTTAATGTTTGTAAAAATGTTTTTACAGATACACCATCAAGTAAATTAGGATTTTCTCAAATGTTAAATCAAGGTTATTATGAGTTAACTAAAGGAAATATTAATTGTGTTTTAAATAGTGCTGACTTTATAATTTTATTAAATGTTGGAGGAACGGCGTATACTAGTAATTTTTATACAACAACATCATTATTAAATTATCCGACAGACCAAGAATATGTTGATGCATTAACTGCTTTATTGGATACCGTACCAAATATGGGTTCAATAATTGCTAATCTAAATTCTAATTTATTAAATTTAAATACTGATTGTACTTTTGTTTTAGGTGATAAGGAAGTTACAATTAAAGTTGAAGTTGATTATGACATATGTTGTGAGAATTTTCCTGATTGTCTATTGGCGTCATTTGTAATTGAAGCAATTACTCCAACACAAATACTTTTTACAACATATGCGGTAATAAATGGTTATCCTGCATGGCAAGGAACGATATACACATTAGGTTGTACAATAACAATATTTTTTAATGATGTTACTAATAGATGGGAAACATCTGGTTTAACACCACCTTGTGCAAAAGGAAATATTTTTAGATATGGAAATCCAATTGGGTCATGGGTGGATAACAGTGGATATTTAGTTTTTAATACAATTCCTGAAAATTCGGGTAATTGTGTGTTACTAACCCCAACTCCAACACCATCGATAACTCCTACAAAAACCCCAACCCCAACTCCTACAAAAACCCCAACCCCAACTCCTACAAGAACACGACCACCTTGTTTAGTACAAGTATCTTTAAGTGGTACGAATCCGACTTACGGGGTTAGTGATGGTAGTATAACCGCAACAACAACAGGTAATTATGGCGCTGTGACATATTTGTGGTCACCAGGTGGGCAAACAACAAGAGTTATTGGTGGATTAAATCCTGGACTTTATACTGTAACAGTTACTGATACGTCATTACCTAATTGTACGGCATCAACATCTTATTCTTTGTATGAAAGTTTCACATTAAAAGTTAATGATTTAAATTCGGTTAGATTACATATTGTTGACACTATCTCGGCCTATACCATGTCTTGGGGAGACGGTACGTCAACAAATTATCCTTCAGGTCTTAGTACTTCATTAATTCATACATATACAGGCAGTGCTTTCAGTGGAGATGTTAAACTTTTATCTTATAATTTAGGGTCAGTAAGAAGATTGTACACTGATTCAGGAATAGGAACAGGAGGTACAAATGCATCTATGTTAATTACAGGTTCGGAATTATCTAAACTAACAGGGATGACATTATTGTCAAATGTTAATTCAATATTTACAGGATATACATCTGAAATCCCAAGAACAATGCAAACTTTTTATAGTTTAAAAGGTAAATTAAGAGGAGATATTGACAACTTACCAAACACATTAACATCAATAACGTTAGGAGGAGGTGAGACAAATGATTTAAGTGGTAATACTATAAATTTCCCATCAGGAATGACATCAATTTATATTAATGGTGGAACAAACACGATTAAAGGTGATATTAAAGATATACCATCTGGATTAACATTCTTTGGTATATGGGGTAACAATACTATATCGGGTGATACAGTAAATATTCCTTCAGGAATTACTAATTTTTATATATATGGGTATAATAGTTTAAATGGTAATATATCAAATATACCTATTAGTGGAAGTTCATTTGTTGCCTATGGGTATAATTATTTAAGTGGTAATGTTTTATCATTATCAGCACATACTTTATTACGAACATTGGTTGTCGCTAATATAGACTCTTCACCAACTACTAATACAATTACAGGCGACATAAATAACTTACCAAAAAAATTAAATACTTTAGAACTTAGAGGTAGTAATTCAATTTATGGTAATATTGTTAATATGCCAACAGGTTCAACAATTGGTGGTACGACCCAATATTTTAATTTAACAGGTTTAAATACTGTTTCAGGTCAATCATCTGATATTTGTGTAAATGTTTCGGACTTTTTCTTAGGTGGATATAATAAATTATCAGGAAATACAAGTACTTTCCCAAGTAATATTAAGGTACTTGTTGTTGGTGGTTTAAATAGTCTAACTGGTGATATTTCTAATCTACCACCTAATGCTTGGTATATAAGTTTAACAGGTACGCACACAATAAAAGATTATACTGCGGGAAGAATTTGGGCTCCAAATATGAACTATCTAAATATTGTTCCTTCATTATCGGCGACTAATTACTTTACAACTACTGAAATTGATAATTTAATGAATGATTTAACAGGAACTACTTGGTCGTATAGTACAAGATTTGGAAGTTCTAAAATAATACTAGTGGGTACCGCATCAACCGCATCACAATTGGCAAGAACTAAATTATCAGGAGCGACACCTGGAGGATACGGAGTATCATTAACACTATATTAATATTTTTAAAAAATCGCAAAATCATTACAAATATCAACCATATCAGGAACACCACCATATCAAATATATGCTTGTGATGTTTTTGAAAGTAATTGTGTATTCATGTCAGGAATCACAACATCGGTACCACCTGCAATCGTATTACCAATACCTAGCGGATTCACAAATGCTCCTGCAATTTTAATAAAAATAATTGATGCCGATAATTGTGAAATAAAAAATGTTTATAATTGTGTTGAGACAACACCAACAACTACACCTACATTAACACAAACTCCGACATTAACTCAAACACCAACATTAACTCCGACATTAACTCAAACACCTACTCTAACACCTACTCAAACTCAAACTCCAACATTAACCAAAACTCCAACACATACACCTACATTAACACAAACTCCGACATTAACTCAAACACCAGGACTGACTCAGACTCAAACACCTACTTTAACCCAAACTCCAACATTAAGTCAGACAAATACTCCAACTAACACTCCGACAAATACTCCGACAAATACTTTAACGCAAACTAATACACCATCGAATACTCCAACTCGTACTCCAACTCGTACTCCAACTAATACACCAACATTAACAAATACTCCCGTTGGAACTTTTTATGCTTATGTAGTTCCTGAACCGCAAGATAGTTCTGGACCAACAAGTTCTGCTTATAAGTTAGGGTCTTATATGTATTATTTATCGGATGGTGTTACTGTAGATACTAATGTAAATTGGTATGGTTATAATAGTGGAGGATGGGCAAATTATTCGGACCCGAATTATAGTTATATGATGAATAAGTATATTTCTTATTCAGGATTTACGTTAGGTAGTGATGGTAATTTTATAACGCCCGTATCTAATTTTAATGGTAGCATTAGACAATTACCAGGTTCTGGTACAGATTCTTATGGGTGCTCAATCAATCAATATACTTTTAATACAATAACGGTAACAACCTCAAATATAAACCCAAATGAATATTATTTTTATTCTGTTTGGATACCAATTAGTGGTGTTGGAGGAGTTTTAAATAGTATGACAGTTCAGATAGGTTATTCGTCACCGCCATGTACATTTAATGTTTTAGCAACACCTGATTCAAATATATGTTCATCTAATGTTACAGTAACTTCAGGAGGTGCGATACCTGTGGGAACGTATAGGGTTTTATATTTCTCATCAACATCGTTATTACCGCCAGGAACACCAGCCACAAATAGTTTTTATTTTAAAGGTCAAACTAAAAGTTAAAACTTGAATAATTATAGTAAAACATATTAATGTCGTTTCCATATAAAAATCCATTAAATGCTCAATTATTATCTTCACCTTATAGTGTACCTAGAACGTCAGTTCAAGGTACTAATTATAGTATTTTAGGTATTGGTGGATGGGTTGAGGTTGCAAATATAAGTGATTTATCTTTAAGTTTTTCGGGTGTTGGATTACAACAATCAACGGGTAATACGATACCTATTAATTTTTATGTTGGTAATGGAACGCCATTTAATCCTACATATATTTCTTTAAATTCTGATAATTTTTCTTCGGGTAGAAGAAGATTAGGTATGGTTGCGTATGTTCAAGAAACAAATAAAGCATATCAATTTCAAATAGATAATTATGAGAGTTTATGGAATGCAGCTACCGCTGCAACTAATACTGTAGTTTATAATTTGTATGATACTCAAGTAAAAAACACTACAGTTGCGGGTCAAAATTTCATAAATGCTTGGACGGCGTCAACAGTTGAAGGTATTAGTGGTGTTACAAGAGCGAATGCGAGATGGAGATTATTAATTACAGGAGGAACAACTCCAACATTATATACAGGTGACGATACAATACAGGGGGATAGGATAGTAACTCAAACAGGTACAACATTAACTTTTAGTGGAGGGACTGGTAGTACTTTTACTATTTTAGAAAAATTAGAACAGGGAAATTATAGCGTTGCTTTAGGTCCTTATTCTCATGCTGAGGGTAGTGAAACAACTACAGGTATATATGGGTATCACTCAACAAATATTAATAATGGTATTATTATATTAGATTCTTCTTACGGAGATGTAACAAATGAAATTTATACTTACGCAATTTTAGATGATAGCGATTATGATAATACGTATGGTATTGATGGGTTTAAAATAGAATCTGTTATTTTTAATGGTATTAATACAGTAATAAATTTAATTGATACTACTGTAACAACTACTGAGGCAAATATTGGTACAAATCTACAATATTCTTTAGGTGCCGATAAAATTATCGGTGGTCATGAATCACATTCAGAAGGTAGACATTCCCAATCTATAGGTGATTATTCTCATTCAGAAGGAGTTCAATCAACGGCTGTAGGTACTTATTCACATTCTGAAGGTACATTATCAATTTCTTTAGGGGGTTCATCTCATTCCGAAGGAATATTAACGAAATCAATAGGAAGTGCGTCGCATTCTGAAGGTAGTGATACTATATCGAGTGGTACTTCATCACACGCTGAAGGGTATGAGACAATATCGAAAGGGGTATCATCACATGCTGAAGGATATAGAACTGTATCGATTGGTGGTTATTCACATTCAGAAGGTATTGGATTTTATAGTGATGGTTTAGAGTATGTTTTCACTGAATCTATAGGTCTTTTTAAATATACCGATACAATATATCCGTATAGTTTTTCTAGTCTTGTTGTTTTTAGTGATGTAAATACTATAGTTGTTAACGGAGATTATAGTTTTTTAACACAACCTTACCAAGTACCTAATTTTACTATAAAAGGAGGTCCTAATAATGATTCAATTGCTCTTAATTTATATTATTATACCGCACCTACAATACAATCAATAACATATGATTCTTTAGCGGATGAATCAACATTTACATTTTTTCCTAAATTAGAAACAACATATTATAAGTACCTTGGTACGGGAAATGTTTCGGAAGGTTCTGGTTCTCATGTTGAGGGATATAGTACTAAATCAATTGGTTTTGCGTCTCATGCTGAAGGTAGTGGAACAACATCTAATGGTCAGTATTCTCACGCTGAAGGTGCTTTCACTAATTCAAATGGAACTGCGTCACATTCGGAAGGTAGAAGTACAAGGTCAATAGGACAATACTCACACGCTGAAGGATTAAGTGCGTTTACGTATGGTATGTATTCACATGCTGAAGGTAGAGGAACAATTGCGGAATATGATTATATGAAAGTGTCTGGATGGTTTAATCTAACAGGTACAACAAATTCAGCGTCAACATTGTATGTTATAGGTAATGGTACTTCAAATAATAATAGAAGTAATTTGGTGACGTTTGAAACTTCAGGAGTTACAATATATCGTAATCTAACTGTTTCGGCATCAACTGACCCTGTTAGATTTGTAGGGTTAACTGCAAATACATTGGACACAAATTTAGTTAGTGTTGATAGTTCAGGTGTTTTACATACTTATCCGTTATCAGGTGTTAGCGGAAGTACTTTAACATTTACAAATGGATTAACACGTACAAATAATAATGTTGTTTTAGGTGGTACATTAACGGCAACAACAACATCATTAACTGATGGAATAGTAAGGACTGCAAATACTAACTCAACTTTATTTGAAATAAAAAATACAACACCAAGTTCTTATTTAGCTTATAAACCAATGGTTCAATTTTATAATTGGTTTAAGGGTGATTCGGGAACAACAAGTGCAATAACAAGTGAATTTCAAACATTTAGGGCTGAAAGACATACTGAATTATTAACAGGTAGAACTTATGATATTGCACCTGCGGGTGTTAGTGGTTTAACACAATATGCTTGGGATAGTGTACATACTGGTTTATATGGTTCAGTAGGATTTGGAGCAACAACTACCAATGGAAGTATAACATATAATAGTGGAAACGATTTAGCTCATTCAAACTACTCAATTTTTGGTAAATTTGATACATGGCCTGATGTTACAACAGTTACAACAAATGTACTTAAAACTTTTAATGGTTGGTACGGATTATATGGTGGGTATTTAGATGCGTATGGTAAATCAGGTTCTACAATGGAACGATTTATGTTTTATACTGCGGGAGGTATTAGATATTATAATGCTAATGCTTATCTAAATGTTACCAATATTATGGGATTATATATCGCACCAATGAAAAGTGCGTTTACGGGTATAACTAATGGATGGGGAATTTATCAGCAAGGTAGTCAAGATAATAATTATTTTGGTGGGAAATTAGGTGTTGGTACGACAGCTATTACAAATTCATTACACATATCCGCATCGACAGACCCTGTAAGATTTGTAGGGGTACAATCTTCAACCGACACTGATTTATTAACTATGGATGGTACAGGAGTTGTACATAAAATTGCTACTTCGGCAATAACAACTACCGCGGCGACAATATATACAAGTGACGGTACTTTATTAAGTAATAGAGTTGTTAACTTAAGTTCATATACTCTTAATTTTAGTTCTACAACAAATCCTAATACACTTGTTATGAGTGGCGGAAATGTTGGTATAGGAATATTAAGTCCATCATATAAGTTAGATGTAAATGGTGGAGGATACCAACAAACATATTATACAAATACTGGTAATGCTAGTTTTAGAATGGGTAGTGGATATGAGCTTTATAATATACCACATTCAGGTGGTGGTTATGAATATTATTTTACAAACAATTTTGGATTAGGTAGTGCATGGTTATTTAATTTTGGTGATAATACTAATAAAGTATTACAAATATCGAGTAATAACGTTACGGCGAATCAATCTGTGACATTTAATCCTGGTTGGTCATTAACTGGAGGTACATTACAAACATATGTTACATCTCCAAATGTTGGATTTACTTATTTAGATAATGCAGGATGGAATTATGTGATAAGAGGAGCGTCAGGAAATACTAATTTTATACTTGATACTTTAGGTAATGTTGGTATTGGGACATCATCACCGTCAAATAAATTAACAGTATCGGCATCAACTGACCCCGTTAAATTTATTGGGTTACAATCAGCAAGCGATACTAATATATTAACTGTTGATGGAACAGGTGTTGTTCATACATCTCCAATATCTGGATTAACTACAGGATTAACAACAACTAATATATATAACTCTAGTGGAACCTTACAAGCAAATAGAAGTGTTAATTTAAGTACTCGTACTCTTTATTTTAGTTCGGCAACTCAACCAAATACATTAATGTTGAGTGGTGGTAATGTTGGTATTGGAACTACAGTGTCTTCTTATAAATTAGATGTAGGTGGTAATAGTAGAATTACATATAGTTCAAATAATCCAACATTGACTTTATCGGGTAGTAATAATGGATATTCAAATCTTTTATTAGAAAATTCTAATTCTGGTAATACTTCTGGAGTTGCAATAAGATTTTTAAATGATTTAGGAGGTAGTAATTATGTTGGTCAAATTGCTGCTAACGGTACAACAAATACGCTAGGTATAAATAGATTTATTATAGAAACAATTTATTCAGGTAGTTCTTTAGAACTTAGTAGTAGAGGTTCTAATGTTGATATTAATACAGTATCTCCTGGAAGTGGAAATACAAAGGTAAGGGTATTTAATAATGGAAATGTTTCAATTGGGACTAATCCTGTGGACGCATCTTATAAATTAGATGTGAGCGGTACAACAAGAATTCAAGATAAATTAACCGTAAGTGCAACTACTGACCCTGTTAAATTTATTGGTATATCTGCGTCAACGGATACTGACTTATTAACTATTGATGGTAATGGTGTCTTACATAAAATTGCAACATCAGGATTATCAACAAGTGCCACAACCATATATAATAGTGATGGTATATTATCGGGTAATAGAGTTGTTAATATAGGTACTAATTCATTAAAGTTTAGTTCATCAACACAACCAAATTTATTAGTAATGGATGGTGGAAATCAGGTGGGTATTGGAACTAGTAATCCAACATATAAATTAGAGGTTGTTAATACTGGTAATACAAACGTAATTAGGGCAACCCAAAATACAAATATTACTGACATTAATACCTATAATGCAATTATTGGTGTTAATAATCAAAGTACAACACTTAACACATACTCTTTATTATCTTTCCAACATGGTATTGGGACTAATGCTACAGGTGTTGCAAGAATAGGTAGTAGACTTATATCCACATCAGGTGGAGTTGGTAATTATGCGGGTGATATGACATTCCAAGTCAAGAATGGTTCAGTATTTTTGGAAGGTATTTATATTAAAAATGATGGATTGGTTGGTTTGGGAACAACATCACCAACAAATAAATTAACAGTGACCGCTGCGACAGACCCTGTTAAATTTGTTGGATTACAATCTGCAGTAGACTCAACGGTACTAACTGTAGATGGTACAGGAGTACTTCATACATTTCCACTTGCAAGTTTAGCGACTGGCTCTCTTTATAAAAGTAGTTCAAATACTCTTCAGACTAATTCAGGTGCTAGTACATTTTTTTCTTCAGCGATATCCTCAAGTAATTTTTCGGATGGTGACTTATTAAAAATAGATACTGTTGTTACAACTACTGCGAGTAGTACGAATATAATTGGAATAACATATTATATTAATACATCAGCAAGTATAACTGGAGCAACTCAGATAGCAAATTATAATGCTGCGACTCCAAATATCTATATTCCTATGAATAGAAATTATTGGACGTTATCAGGTTCTTTTTATAGTAGAAACTTTGCGGGTTCTAGTGCAAATAGTCAAAATGCGGCAAATAGTGCTATCGGTAATGTCACAATACCATCAACATTTTATATAATAGTTCAAGTTTCAACAACAGGTACTGATAGAGCGTGTTTAGCGAACTTTCAGGTGACAAAATCATAAATTGTTTTATAATTATTAAATAAAGAGAATATAAAAATATATGTCATCATTTCTTGAAATATTAAGTATATCGGGTACACCACCATACAATGTTTATGTTTGTGATATTTCAAATACTAATTGTCAATTTGCTGGAATTGTGACAAGTAACGTTCCTCCAATAACAGGATTTACAATTCCAAGTATTTTTGAATTCGCTCAAACTGTAATGGTTAAAATGATTGACAGTAATAATTGTGAATCAATTCACTTCTTAGATAATGCTTGTTTACAATTTAGTTTGTATGGAGGATTGTCAGGTTCAACTTTCAAATATATTCAATGTAGTGATACTACGGCAACAACAGAAAATATTAGTGCATCAACTACAACATATAGATGTGTTAAAAATTATTATGGTGTCATAAAACTATCTGGTAATGGTAATTCAACTCTAATTGAATGTTGTTATGAATCAACTCCTACTCCAACCCCAACATTAACTGCGACACCTACCTTAACGCCAACAAATACACCAACATTAACACCAACATTAACACCGACATTAACACCGACAAATACTCCAACTTTAACTCAAACTAATACTCCTTCAAATACTCCTACACTAACTCCTACATTAACTCAAAGTGTTCCACCAACTAACACACCAACTCAAACAACAACATTAACGGCAACACCAACTTTAACACCAACTGTTACATCTATTCGTGACTGTGCAATGTCAGGATATGGATTTAGTTATGTTAATCCACCAACACCTACTCCAACAAATACTCCAACTCAAACACCAACTTTAAGTCCTACAAATACGCCATCAAATACTCCAACTCAAACACCAACTTTATCAAATACCCCAACCCAAACACCAACCCCAACAGAAGTATTACCATTCTTCCAAGCTTTATTTAGGACAACAAATACTGGTACTACAAGTACAAGTACAAATCAATTAAAACTACCATTTATTAGTACAGGTAGTTATAACTGTATTGTAGATTGGGGTGATGGTAATATAGACCCTATTAATGTTTGGAGCGCGGCGACAACAACTCATACATATTCAAGTTCGGGAGATTATACGGTTAAGATATATGCTAGACCAGGTAATTTAACAGGTTGGCAATATAATGGTTCGGGAGATAAATTAAAAATACTTCATGTAGATAAATGGGGTCCAATTAGGCTTGGTACAAATCAGGGATATTATTTTGCTGGTTGTAGTAATTTAAAATTGACAGGAACTACTGATGTTCTTGATTTAACTGGTACAATTGTTTTAGGAGGTACGTTTTCGGCATGTACATCATTGACAACAATTAATAATGTTAATTTGTGGAATACATCAGGAGTTACGAATATGGCGTCTACATTTGCATCGGCAACAAATTTTAATGATAATTTAAGCGGTTGGACGATGTCAAATGTAACGAATGCTCAAAGTATGTTCATTAATGCAAGTTCTTTTAATAAAAATATTGGTAATTGGGATGTTTCAAAATTACAATATGCCGATAATATGTTTAATTCGGCGTATGCATTTAATAATGGAGGTAGTAGTTCAATCTCAGCTTGGACAATGTCGGCTTGTGTTAGTACAAATTATATGTTTTATTTGGGAAGTTCATTTAATCAAAATATAGGTGCTTGGGATATTAGAAAAGTCACTGGTACTGCTTATATGTTTGCCCAATCGGCATTTAATAATGGAGGAAGTCCGTCAATAAGTGGATGGACAACATCTGCGGTTACTGTTATGGGACATATGTTTTATTCATCGCCATTTAATCAACCTATAGGTTCTTGGGATACAAGAAAAGTTAACAATAATACGAGTTATTATAGTGGGGGTTTTGCTAGAATGTTCTGTGGAACACCGTTTAATCAAAACATAGGAAATTGGGTTGTATCAGGAGTCTCTCAATTTAGAGGTATGTTTGAAGGGGCTAGTAGCTTTAATAATGGAGGTAATCCCTCGATTAGTGCGTGGACTATGAGTAATGCGTTATATATGCAACAAATGTTTAGTAGTGCTGGTGCGTTTAATCAACCAATTGGTAATTGGAATGTTTCAAAAGTTGTAACATTTAATGGTACATTTAAAAGTGCAAATCAGTTTAATCAAAATATCGGTTCTTGGAATACGTCTGCGGCGACAGATATGAATGGTATGTTTTATGCGGCAACTCAGTTTAATAATAGCGGTAGTACCACAATAAGTGGATGGACAACAAGTGGAGTTACTGACATGTCAGGTATGTTCCAAGCGGCAGTCTCATTTAATCAACCTATTGGTAATTGGAATGTATCTAAAGTGGTTGGTATGAGTGATATGTTTAATCAAGCTGCGGCATTTAATCAAGATATTAGTAATTGGAACCCAATAAGTGCAACAACCCTTGTTAACTTTATGACAGGAAAAACCAGTTCAAATTATAGTATTGATAATTATAATAATTTACTTATATCTTGGTCTACAAAGGCTCTTAAGACGGGTGTTACGGCCAACTTTGGAGCAATAAAATATAGTGGAGCTACCGCTCAAACTGCGAAAAACACATTAACAGGAGGTACTTATAGTTGGACAATAGTCGATGGAGGTATTTATCCTTAATAAATAATAATATTATATGTCACAAACGGTTAGTTTATGTTTAACAAATACAGGTAATACTACTTTGAGTAGTACAATTAATATCTATTCTGATTATAATACAGGTTGGACGTTAATTGATTCTAATGTTCCTTTATCATCAATAACAGGTAATCAATGTCCTTATGTATTAACTGCACCCGATGGTACAAATAACATAAGATTAATAGATAATGTTTCACATTGTTTTGTGGATATTAATTTAATGTCTACCGCTTCTTGTGATACTTGTCATTTTGGTTTAAAAAATTATAGTGCAACTACGGTTGGTACTATATCTTCGGGAATATTAACAGGTACTTGTCAGGCAAATATTACTGAATATCTTATAAATTGGTACGGTCCTAATAGTACAACAACAATAGCGTTTTCGACAGGAAGCGGGACAACATTTCCTCATCAATATAATCATCCTTTTAGTGGTGTTTCATCAATACCTGCTCAAGAAGGTACATATTACCCTGTATTAGAAAATGTGATAATTAGCGGGTATAGTTTTTCTAATACAGGAGGAACTGCAACAGGAGAAATTCTAAGTTTATTAGATTGTTTAACCCCTATAACGGTTGATGCATATCGATGTGATAATACAACTAATACAAATATTTCTTATCCTTATTCGGCCTATAATCATCATATACAATTTTCTACGACCTCTCAATTAACGGCTCAACCTGTTTTAGTTACATTTCAAATTTCGGCATCTACTAAATTTATTGTGTGGGCGTTTAAAGGTGAAAATGCTCCAGATAGGTTAAAACTTAGTCTTAGTGGTCAAAACTACAGTACTTTAATTGGTTTAGAAGATATTTGGGTAGGTAATTTAGTTCCGAGTAATAATTTTAGTACTTCGTCAATAACAAAAAGTGCTTTAACTCAGTATTTCTATAACAAAATAACAACATTAACTGGATTAACAATATCAAATGGTGATAAAATTATAATTGAAGTTACACCTAGCACAGTAAATACTAATTGGGATTTTTATTTTACATGTAAAGAAACATATGGTTGTTCTGATTGTTTAACCAATAATGATTATTTTAAAATAATAGGTAGTAGCATAACTGGAATTACAGGTTCTTGTGGTGTTAATATGATTTTATTTGATGTCTCAGGTTGTACTTATTATGATTTTGCTAATAGTGATTATGTTAAATTTTATGTTAATTCTTATTATAGTAATCCGATTGGTTATTATGGGTTTCCTAATTCCTCAGTATCGACCGCGGCTTATTGGTACGGAATTTCCCCAAATACTTCGAACATAACAAGACCTAATAATTATTCATATTCTAATTATTTTCCACAAACAACCTGTAATTACAATACTAGATACACAACAAATCATTTATGTGGTACAGACACAACAACAACATATTTTCAAAGAAGTATATCAACTTTAGGGACAGGAATATATAGTATTACGGGCAGCTCCGCAATGATTAGTGCTTATTATAACCAATGGAATTATGTTAAAAATAACACTTTAAATGGTTATTTATATAATTCAAATCCAACTAATTTAGGATATTATGGTAATATTTTTATTAATTTTCCAACTTCATCTACACCAGATTTTTGTGCTGACCCAACTTCGTATGATACGTATGTATTACATCCGTCCTCATATATTGAAACTGGTACAACAGGAGGAAATTATTATTTATCAATTACATCAGTAACAATTTCAGATTTAATTGGTAGCGGATTTACATCTTGTGATTTACGATGTTCAGCATCAACAAATGAAGCTGTTTACACAGTAAATCTTTATGCAACAGGAAATACAACATTTATATATTCGTTTCCAAATAGTGGATTTTATTTTCAAAACTTAGTTTATTTAATACAAGGAATTACATCTGGAATAACAAATGCTACTTCAACACCTAGATACGGAGGATATAGGACTTTAGATTTTGAAACTAATACATATCCATTTTCAGGTAGTCCTGCAACATTAATACCTAGTTTTAGTGCATCATGCTGCTCAAATTATTTCAACGGCTCTATTGCGAATTGGTATGGAAGTGTTTATAGGGATAATTATAAATATTTTTATACAATTACTTTAACTAACCCATTAAACCAATCTGATTTTGATATAAGTGGATATACAATAACAAATGGTGTTTATAGTGGACCACCAATTTTAGCTTATAGATATAGTGGAGGAAGTGTTGTTTATACTAACCCAACTTTTGTTATATAAAAAAAGAAGGATTAATCCTTCTTTTTGTCTTTATCAACTTTATTAATTTTTTTCATTAATTCTAAGGTATCGAGATAGTTTTTTTCAAGTCGGTTGATTGTTCTTTCGTCAGCACATCTATCACAAGCTGCGTAATAATCTCTTTCAGATTCTTCAACTAGTCTTTGTATGGTTTTAATTAGTTTCATATGAATATAAATATATCAAAACCAACTCTATTTATAAAAATAGATTAAATATTATTATTAAATAAAAAAAATGTCGGAATTATTATTTGTCACCGCACAACCTGATGTACCTTATTTTCATTGGCAATGCGAAATTTATGGATATAATTTTGTTGAAAAAGGAATTAAACCTTCTCAAATACATATCATTTTTGGAATGATAAATGGTAATACTGAACCATCGGAAGGTGCGTTAAAATTAAGAGATAAAGGATATAATGTTCATTTTTATCCTGATGATAGAATTAAAAAATATTATATACCAAGTGTTAAACCATTTTTAATTTCTAAATGGTTAAAAGAGTTTCCTGAATATGGAAAAGTATTTTTTTTACACGATGCGGATATTATTTTTAGAGAACTACCTAATTTAAACAAATATCTTAAAGATGATATTTGTTATTTGGCTGATACCAAAGGGTATATTGGATACAATTATATTATGGATGTTTGTAAAAGATATGAAGAAAAACATCAAAATTCTAAAATAAATCAATTGATTTATGAAATGACTAACGTTGTTGGTATCAGTATTGAATGTACCAAATGTAACCAAGAAAATTCAGGTGGTGGTCAGTATATAATTAAAAATACGACATGGGAAGATTGGTATAAAATATATGAAGACTCCGACAAATTATATGACCAAATGCAAGATTATCATAAGAGATTTCCGATTAGTCCTGGTGAGATACAATTTTGGACTGCTGAAATGTGGTCAGTACTTTGGAATTTATGGAGATTAGGGAAAGAAACAAGAATAGTTGAAGATTTAAATTTTTCTTGGGCAACCGATGGAGTTGATATTTATGAAAAGAGACCTATACTCCATATGGCAGGAATCATAGATAGTATGAAAACGACTAAATTTTATAAAGGAGAATTTATAAATGAAAATCCGTTAGATAAATTAAAAAACGATGAAAACTATTTTAATTATGTTGACAAAAACAGTTCAACAATAAAATATGTTGAAGTTATGAAATCTTTGGTTAAAAAAACAAATAACTGATTATTTATAGTGTAAGATAATAATATGCCTTGTAATTTAATTAATTTAGTTTATAGTCCAACAATAACTGGTACGTGTGATTCATTAATTACATCACCATATTATATTGATATGGACTTTACAACTGGGGCGACAATATATAACGTTCCAACTCAAACGGCACCATTAAGTGGTGTTAACGGAACAACAATTACATTTGTACAAGGTGACCAAAATGCAGCACCAGCTAATGGTACATTATTCTATGCGGATACAACTTTACTACCTAAACCATTTACCTTTGTAAATAATGCGGGATTTAACCCAACAACAAGTGCGGTTACAATTTCAGTAGGTCAAACAGCAATAATAAATGATGGAACTGGGATTAATATTCCAACCAATCATAGTCAAATTGCTCAATTTTATGGTTATTATGATTCAAATCTTGCGGGTAATCCTGTTAGTGTTTTGACAACAGGTACAACAACTGTTTGGAAAAACTCATTAAATTCTGCCTTTATGAAAGGTTCCATTAAGTATGCAACGGGACTAAATCAATGGGTTGGTGGAAGATTTTGTATGACCGCAACAACAACACAACAATACCATTTATTTTTGGCTGCGGACGATTTGTTTTCATTAAAAATAAATGGTGAATGGTTTGTTAAAAGGTTAAATAATAATAGTTTTAATAATTCAAACAACTGTAATATTTTAAATACTATAGGTGCCGATGGTGTTATAGACAGGAGAAATAGTTTGCAATCATATGCAATAAGTTGGAATCACGTATTTCCAATAACATTAACACCAGGAGAATATATTTTTGATTACGCTTTTTCGGATGTATTTAATTTTTCAACATATCCATGTAGTGCTTCTTGTTGTACAACTGCAACTTTTGAAATTTATACAGGATTAACTACGGCTCAATTAACTGGAATTACAACATATTCTACTCTTACTGCTAGTACATTATTTTCAACTAGACAAGTAATAGGGACTCCACAATTAGTATTTGCTAATTTCGGGGACTCACTTGGAATTTATTGTCCTATTGGTCAAACAATGTATGGGACTTGCTCAACACCATATTGTTCAGTTGACCCTTGCTCAACAGGAACTGAAGCTGCTGATGGGTTTTATGGCCCAACAGGTAATACGCCGACAATATGGGGACAAGTATATTCTGATGTTGGAGGGAGTGGGTATGTGTTATATAGTGGATTTTGTCAATACCAAGCAACACAATGTTGTGATGGGACAAATTTACTTATTAACTTTACGGATGATTTATATTCTCAATATGGATTATTAAGTGAGGATATGGTATATAATATTACGTGTGATGGATTTATTGGATGCGTTAGAATCGTACCGTACTCTGGTGTTGGTTCATCTTATGATGCAATTAGTGTGGATAATGATTATGGTGATGATTTGTTAAGCTGTGTTGATTGTTTAGTTGATAATGGTGAGTGTGTTTTTTCTTTTGAAGATTGTTGTCCACCATATGACCAATTTAATGTTTTAATTAATACGGGTAGTTATAATGAAAATTCGATATATCATTTATCTACGGATATTTTTTCAGGGTGTGCAACTTGTATCACCTATAATTCATCGTTAACAAATATTTACACGGCAAATGTTGTAACAGGACCATTCATTGATTGTGATAATTGTTTTATTAGTGAATCAGTTTCTTGTACTGGAGGTTGTTCTCAAACAGAATATTGTTTAAATGCTGGATTATTGTATGATGGTAATTATATAACCGCAGGATTCTATAACGGAAATAGTTTTTATACAGGAGGAACAACAGTCGGATATATATATTTTGATAATTCAAGATGGTGTTTATCTGATACATTAGGAGGAACTTGTATATTATTTGGTAAATCACCATGTAATACTGAATGTCCTGACCTTTGTGATGAATTATCTTCTGGTATTTGCATACCTACACCAACACCAACATATAATCCGTGTGATACTGTTGATTTTAATGCGTTATTTAACTGTGATTTTCCTGAAAATAGTCAAACACCAACCCCAACACCGAGTAATAGTCCAACGCCCACACCAACAATAACTCCGACATCGACATCTAATTGTAGTACTTTAACAATGACTCTAAGTGCTACAACTTTTGGACCTGAACCGACTTTAACACCAACCCCAACACCTACAATACCTCTTAGAGATTTATGTTTTTATGGAGGGGCGACATATGATTTACTTGATGATGTTTTTGTATGTAATAAAACAAAAAAATTGATTGATTGTGAATTTGGGTATGAATATTATGTAAATGAAAGTTTTTCTTTGTTGGGTTATAATAATGTGAATATTGGGGATGTGTTATCTGTTAATTTTTCAAATATTGGTACTTTCTGTGTTACTTACAAAGGATTATCGGATAATTCAAGTAACGCGACCTTAAAGGCGATATTAGGTCAGTATAGTGATTGTGATAATTGTTTAAGTCCTGAACCAACGTTAACCGCAACACCAACATTAACACAAACACCAACACTTACGAGAACTCAAAGACCTACATCAACACCAACATTAACACCAACAACAACTCCAACCTTAACTAAAACTCCAAATGCGACACAAACACAAACACCAACTCAATCTGTAACACCAACTAATACACCAAGTAATACACCAAGTAATACACCAACATTAACACCTACACGAACACCTTCACCAACATTAACGAGAACTCCAACGTTAACACCTACACCAACAAAAACTTCTAGTCCAACACCAACCCCAAGTGTAGTATCTCAAGGATGTGCCGAGTTTGAACTTTTTGGGGGACCATTAGGTAGGACATTTAATTTTAATGATTGTGATGGTATAGGTAGAAGTGTTTATGTTAATGGTGGAGATTCAATAAATTATTGTATAAAATTACCATATAGTTTTGGAGGTGCGGTTAATATTGGTACATGTAGTAGTTCTAACACCTTTGTGGTTAATAATACCGTTAGTGCGGGAAATACTGCAACAATTAATGGTGTTACCCCAGCTTTTTATGCTATAAATGAAGGGTCAATACCCGCAACTCCTGGAGATTATGCTTTAGGTACAGGAACATATTCGTTTCCTGTATCAGTGACAATTACCAATTATAATTCACAATTTACTTGTCTTAGATTATATAAGAATTCAGTTTTAGTTCATACAATACAAGTAACATCAAATGGTATTAAGACATTCCCTGCGGTTTCTTATGGTATATTTGATGTTATGGAGATAAGATTAACAAATGGAGTTTGTCCTGTATAAAAAATATTTATAAAAATGGGAATACAAGTAACAATAACAAGTTTAACGGGTCAAGAACCATTTACGGTTTATTTATGTAATGACCAATATTTAAACTGTATATATAGGGCTCAAATAAACAATGTTGATATACCTTATAGTTTTTTGGTTCCAAATCCATATTCCCAATTTGGTGCGGTTGGAGTTAAAGTTATTGATGCAAATGGTTGTGAAATTAAAAATAATATAGACATATAACATGGCAATTAATAATTGTATAACATATAATTTAGATTTTATATCCTGTCAATTTGCTCCTGGAGGAGTTAGCTTAAGTCAAATTGAGTTTTTTTTATCGTCACCCGCTAGTTCTGTGGTGACAATAACGTACGATGTATATACTGATGGGAGCTCATCACCTACGTTCATTGGTCAAACAATAACTATTGGGATTGGAGATGATTATGCCAATATAGATTATGGATGTGGACCTAATGGACTTGGGTTAAATATAGATAATGTTGTTATTACAAATATATCACCATCAAGCGACTTTAATTTTCTTTATGTTGATTGTACTGAAGGAGTACCAACAAATACCCCAACCCCAACACCTACAACAACACCGACTTTAACTCCAACACAATCCGTAACTTTAACTCCAACAAGAACACCAACATCAACACCAACACAATCTGTAACTCCAACTCAAACAACAACACCAACATTAACTAGAACATTACCGCCAGTTTTAACTCAAACTCCAACAAGAACCCCTGCGGCAACAAGAACTCCAACCCCAACTCCAACCATAACTCCAACAAGAACTCCGACATTAACACCAACAATTACAACAGTTAATTATTCGGATATTGTTAGTGGTTGTTGTGACGGTAAACAGTATCAATTAGTTAGTTATACAACAAAAAATATTAATTATGTTGTTGGAAGTACTATTGTTGTTGCACCTGAAAATAAGTGTTATACGGTTATTAAAGGAACTCAAGAAAAATATGATATTTTAAATATAACTCAAGGTATTCAGTCAGCAAATAATTGTAATGATAGAAAATGTCAACCTTGTTATACTCCTTCTGAATCAGGTGAAACTAAAAATGATTGTGAAATTATTACAATATTACCACTCGGTATAGAATGTAATGTAAAAAATCCTTCAGTATTTGAGGCTTTTGATGGGATTATATCAGTAAATATAACAGGAGGAACTGCACCATATAATGTTTTTTGGACAACACCAAATGGAAATATTCTTACAGGTCAAACACAATTTAATCAACCAAATGGTACGTATAATGTAACTGTTTATGATTATTGGTATGATTTAAGTGCTCAAACAACCTGTACTATTTATACACCAAAAGATTGTACTTATGATGCTGATATTCAACAAATATTCCCAACTCAAACACCGACACTTACTCCAACACCAACATTAACTATGACACCAACACCATCAACACCAAGTAGTCCTGTTGTTACTTGTTTGGATGGATTAATTATTGAAACATTATATATTGATACACAAGCTGATTATGATTTATTACCTGCTCAGTATCGTACAAAAGTTGATGAGAATGGAGTTGTAACACCAAATTTACTTTCAATTAGTTCTTGGCCAGGACAAGGGGGTCACAGTTGTAATAGAGCGTTTTTTGAAATATATGGAAATGGTGTGTACATTGGTGATTCATTAAATAATAATGCTAGTGGGTCAACTGTTAGTTTAGGTGCGGTTAGTCAATCTGGTGCACGAATATGTGGTGATTATAGAAATACTCCATCAGGTATTACAGGTACATGGGCGGGAACTATTAAATCTAGATATACTAGAACAGTTATTAGTCAGTCTCAAGCTCAATCTATTGCGGCTGCGGGTAATGGGAATACAATTAATTTAACTTTAATAGCTGCAATGATAACATATAATGATTATAGTTGTGGAGCGGCACCTCATGCTAATTTAACTTGGGTTAGAATAACAAGAAATAATGGACAAATTTTATATAGTGATTGTCCTCAAAATAATACGATTGCGAGTTTAAACGTCTGTCAAGTGCCGTGTAATTGTCCTCCAGGATTTACTGTTGTCGGCACATCAACTCAATCTTGTCAAAAATTAGAAACAACATCACCAACAGTAGTAAGTACGTTGACACCTGGAGATGGAGTACCCAATACTGGGGCCTACGGAATATATGGTACTTTAATTTATAATGTAAACGGATATAACGTCAGTGGAAACTCAATAAGCGGAACATATGCATTTAACGGAGCTACTTCCTCATCACCAATCCCTGGTGGTACAACAAATTCGGTATCAAATTTTTGGGGAGGTAGAATGAATAATTGTATTATATGGGCAAATAATAATCCTTGTTGGCCTGGAACTACAAACGGAAACAATTGTAATCCAACGGGACTTAACGTACCCCCATATCCTGGTACATTAAGTCTTTGTTCTACAATCAATGTACCATCTACTAAAACTTATTATATTGGTATTGCGGGTGATAATTATAGTACAATTAAAATTGATTCTAATATTATAATTAATCAAGTTGACCCAACTACAACACCAAATCCTGTATATAATTTTCAATTTTGGCACATATATCCTGTCACATTAACGGCAGGACAACATACTATTGAGTTATCATGTACAAATGTTGGTTCGATTGGTGGGTACGCTGCGGAAATATACGATAATACATTATCACAATTAACAAACACTACCTCGATATCGTCTTTAAATATTATATTCTCAACCAGTAGTTTTAAAAATGGAGGCGCTAATTATGGACAAGGATTTTGTACTAACTATAGTTGCCCGAGCGGTTATAATTATAACCCAAGTACGCAACTGTGTGAAAAAATAACAACAGCTTCTTGTAGTAAAACATAAAATAAAATTAAAAAATGAAATATTATACAATACAAAATACTTTTGGAACGTCTCATGGACCGTATAGTGTTTACTATAATACAGTTGATAATGGTTCATTAGGTAGTTTAGTAACATTATATCCGAGTCATTTTATTGCGACTGGAATTACTATCAGTCAATTAAATTCTGGTCTCAATATTGAGGTTCCTGATAATGCAGTCGTTATTTATCTTTATAACAATTATTGCGATGATTATCAAAAATTAAATTTAATATATGGGTTTGGTTTAAAATCAACTATAGGTGAAGAAGATGGAACTTGTTTTTGTCTAACAATTAATAATTTAAAAACAAAAGAAAGTAATACCATTTCGGTTTGTGATAATGGTAATATTGTTAATGATAAGTCAGTATATACTAATGAATCCGTAGATGTTACTTGGAATAATAATGGTTATTGGGAGATGAATGGATATTCATCTGATGGAGTTGTATTTAGGTCAACAGATTCTAGAGACTTACCTTTGAGCAATTGGTTTGGTGTTGGAGTTAAATCAAATTCTTTTGAAATAATTTCACAGGAAGGTAATTGCAATACGTCATCTTTCAATAATGTTTTACTTATGTTAGATAATCATAATCCATCATGTGTTGGAATTAATGATGGTGCAATAACAGCATATGTGATTGGAGGTACTGGATTTACTGGAAGTTGGTCATATTCTATTGATGGTTATATGTTTACAAATACTACAGGGATTTTTAATAATTTAAATTCGGGTTTATATACAATATATGCCAAATATCCTGTTAATGATTTTATAATTAGTAAATCGGTAGAGTTACAATCAACACCAATTTCATATTTTTCAATACCAGGTAATTTAACAATTAATGAATTACAAAGTGTTGGTAATATGAAATATTATTTAGCTAGTGTTACATATGATACATCTTTAATACCGTTAGGAGAAACTATAACTTTTGATTACTCTATGAATTATAGTTTAAATTATTTACAACCAGGTTCTGTTGATTTTGATACGACACAACATACAATTTATAAAAATGGAGGCGGGTTAACTATTATTGAAAATAGTTTAGGTAGTTTTTCTCAAATATCACCATCAACATGTAATCAAGCTTACTATTTGTATAGTAAAAATAATACCTATAGTTCAAATAGTATATCATTGGTTAATGGAGACACTTTAGTTGTTAACGCAATTTATGGTGTTGATACCAAAACAAATGGAGGTGTTGATGGAACTTGTTATACTAAAGGATGGGTTGATATTAACTTATCTTTTGAAAACATACAAACATCTTGTCAATGTTGTCAACTAAACAGAAATTTGGTAAATGTAACACAACAACCACAAATTTATCAAGTATAAATATTTATTAACGTATGGCTTATATAATTAAAAATACATCAGGATTAATAAACACAAGATTTACTGACGTTGGAAGACAAAAACTTTCAGAAGGTAGATTAAATATTCAATATTTTCAGGTAGGTGATAGTGAAATATGTTATAATGCCATAAATGGTTATAATCAATCAAATACATTTATTTTAGAATCTGCATTTAACGCTCAAAACACAACACAACAACCCCAAACTAATAAAATGAATGTTAAATATCCGTATTATGTTAATGGTTCGAGTGGTAATACATATGGTTTAGCAGTTCAAGAATCAGATGTTACTCCGATATATAATGTTGCTTCTGTAAGAGGATTTTTTACTGGAGACCCATATCAGTGGTCGGCAATTACTTTATCGTCTTATACTAAAACTGCAGAATGGTATTTAAATACGTGTGATTATTGTGGTTCTGCTAGTACATTTATTTATTCAAGTAGTTGTGCAACAACTTCAGGAACACCTGCGGTTGGAGACTATGCGGTTGTTTATTATGATGGACAAAATGGTTGTGGTTCTATAGGCGGTAACTTTCCAATTTTATTTTATAAAATACAAGGTTATGATAGTTTAAATAATATATTAACATTTGATAGAGCCTTACCTAATTTTAGTGGAATGAGTTCAGGTACAAGTTGTTGTGCGGATAATAGAATATTCATATATCCTTCAGGTATGACGGCATTATATGATACCTATACACCACAAAGTTATTGGCCACCTGAAGTTATTAATTTTGACTCTATTTGTGATTTAGGTGCAACAGATGTTAAAGTTTGGAATATGAATATTCCATGGTCAGTTAGTCCTGCAGGATTGAAATCAACTTTAAATGAAGATTATACTAAGTTTGGTTCTACAGGTTATTTAGGTTCTAAAGAATATTTTGGTTATCAAACAATATCAGGACAAACATTTTGGTTGGATAGTTCTTTAACTGCGGAAACCACAGATACTTTTTATTATA